CCACACCTAACACTAAAACCTTTTCCCCGCCCTGTGGGGGGGGGCCGCCCCGCCCGCCACGGCCGGCTTCGAGGTCGGCGACCGCCGGCTCGCGTGCCTCTCGCTGACGAGCACCGTCGTCGGCGGCACGCTCGACGTCACGGTCCAGACCTCGGCCGACAACGCGACGTGGCGCACCGTCGCCGCGTTCGCGCAGCAAGCGGCGCCGGGCAGCGAGCGCAAGTCGTTCGGGCCCTTCGATCGGTTCATTCGGCTTTCCAACGTCGTCGCGACCGGGGCGGCGACGTTCTCGGTCGCGGGGGAGTTCATCTGATATGTCCTACAAAAAGAACACCTCGGTCTTCGGCTACCCGATGCCGGGCGCCGATACGCGCGCCGAACTCAAGGCGATCCTCGGCCCCGCGGCCGGCGACGTCTACCAACTCGCCGACGGATCGACCTGGCGCTTTAGCCCGACGGCGACCGCGGTCGAGGACGCTCTTCAGGCGTTCGTGCTCACGCCGACCGCCGCGGCGTTCGCGACCGCCGGCCGCTGGCTCCGCGCCGACGCGGCGTTCGACCTGAGCATTCCGGTCTCGTTCGCGAACACCGACGCGCAGGTGCTCGCCACGCTGCCCGCCGGCGTCGAGGTCCGGGTCGGACGGGCGTACCAAAACGTGACGACCGCGTGGACCGGCGGCAGTTCGAGCGCGATCGGCCTTTCCTCCAGTAACGCGGCGTACAACACCAAGGGCGACCTCGCTGGCGCCGCCGCTGGCGACCTGCTCGCCGCCCTGACCGTCGGCAAGGGCCGCGGCGCCCCCGGGACCAAGGTCTCTGCGGGCACCGTCATCCTCGTCGGCGGCGATACGATTCGGTTCGATCGGATCACCTCGGTGTACACGGCCGGCGCCGGCACCGCGGTCATTCCCATGACGCTCGTCGCCAACGCCGGCGCCTTAGGCGCCCCGTAGCGGCCCGACCCGAGGGCCGAGGCCCCGACCCCGGGGCCGCCCCCGCCCGCGCCCGCCTCGCCCCCGCCGGGGCCCGGCGCGCGCCGGCGGCGGCGGCCGGCGGAGACAGCAAGCCATGACCCGCTATTTTGAAATCGAGCACCTCTACCAATGGGGCGCCCCCGAGCGCCGGCTGCGCACGATCCGCGACCGGCTCATGGTCGACGCCGCGCGCGACGGAGACCCCCTCACCGAGGGGGAGGCTGACGCCGCCTACGCGGCCGCGCTCAACGCCGGTATCGACGGGACGTGCGCCTTCGCCGACTCGTACATCGGCAAGGTCGCAACCCTGCCGCTGACGAGCTGGACCGACGCGCTTCGCAAAATGCTCGCGCAAATCTGCGCCCTCGACCTGCTCGCAATCGTCGGCATTAACGCAACGAGCGAAGCGAACGACGCCCTGCTCGTCAAGCGCGCCGACGACGCTCGGCGCTGGCTCGAGTTCGTCGCGCAGGGGCGCGTCGCCGCCTTCTGGGTCGACTCGACCCCCGGCGCCGTCGCCGTCGCGATCCCCTACGCGAGCGACCCGCCCCGGCGCTGGTCGCCCTGGCGGTGCTAACGCCATGGCCAAGGGCGGCCCCGTCGCCGAACTCGAGCGCATTCAAAAGGGCCTCAAAAAGGCGCCGACCCAAGCCGTCAAGGCCGTCGGCGACGCGGTCGCCGACGACGTCGAGTCGCTGATCCTCCTCGGCTTCGAAGACTCGAAGGCGCCCGACGGATCAGCCTGGGCGCCGCTCAAGTCCCGCCAGGGCCAGCCCCTTCGGCTGACGAGCGGGTCGGGCCTCATGGGCTCGATCACGAGCCGGTTTTCCGGCGGCTACGTCACGGCCGGCACGCCCAAGCCCTACGGTGTCTACCACCAGTCGGCCGAGCCGCGCGCCGTCTCGGCGTCGGGCGACGTCATCCTGCCGCGCCGGCCCTTCCTCCCCGACGAGGGCGAGGTGCCGGCGCCTTGGCAGAGCGTGCTCGAGGCGACGGCCGACGACGCGCTCGACGCCGTCATGCAGCGCCTGTTCGGCAAGCGAGCCCCGCGATGAGTTTCAAGCCCGTTTTTGACCAAATCAAGGCGGCCGTCCTGCCCTTCGCCCGGTGCGAACTCGGCGGCAAGTTCGCCCTCGACGCGGACGAGGCCCCCCCGCGCTACGTCTGGGTACCCAAGGGCGGCAAGTTCGCGGGCGCGACCGGGTCGGGCATCAACGGAAAGCAACTACTCGACCGCAACCCGATCTTTCACGTCTACTGCCACGGCCGCGAGGACTACTTCGGCGCCGAGGCGCTCTTGCTCGCCCTGCCGACGGTGCTCAAAAAGATCGTGCGCGGAATGCCCAACTTCTCGATGGGCGACGAGGTCTGGCTCGAGCCCGACGGCGAGAAAAGCGGCAAGGGCGGATCGGTCGTCGTCGTGCCGGTGCAGTTCCTCCACCTTCCGGTCTACCAAGTCGCGCTCCCGACGGCGGCGAGCCGCGCCTCGATCGTTGCGCCGACCGTCGACGGCGACCTCGTCGCCGAGATCCTCGCGGTCCAAGCCCGCGCCGGCGCCGTTCTCGACCCGGGCGACGAGCCCTGATTCACCCAAGCGCCGCGGCCCTTTCGCCGCGGCGCGGGAGTTACGCATGTCCGAAGAGAAGCCGGCCGCGACGAGCGGCCAGGCGGGGCCCCCGCGCGCCGCCGAGGCGCCCGAGCGCCGCAGCACGGTCGAGGACCACATCGAGCGGCGCGGGCTCGGCGCCTTCGACGCCGCGCTCGTGCGCGCGCACAAGCGCTACCCGGTCGGGCTCGTCGTGTCCGACGCCGACTTTGACGCCGCGCTCGCCGAAGCGCGGGGGATTACCCTTCGATGAGCACCCCCGACGTCGTTCTCCAGGTCGTCGAGGGCGGGGGCCTTATCCCCGTATCGAACGCCAACGTCCACGTCAAAGTCGGCTACGCCTCGGGCGCGACGGCGAATACCCTCTACGGGGGGTACACGTCGAAAAAGCAACTCGTCGCCGACCTCGTCTCGGGCCCCGTCGTCGAGGCCGCGGCCTTCGCTCTCGAGCGCGGCGCCAAGCCCGTGTTCGTCATGGCCTCGGCCGCCTCGACCGCGGGCGTCGCCGGGACCGTGACCAAGGTCGGCGCGGGCGCCGGCACGATTGTCCTCTCGGGCACGCCGGTCGACACGTTCGACGTGCGCGTGCTCGTCGTTGTCGGCGGCGCGGTCGGCACGGCGACGATCAAGATCTCGACCGACGGGGGCGACACGTTCGGGCCCGAGACGGCGACGGCCGCGTCAATGCCCCTCAAGGCGACGGGCGGCGCGCAGACGGGCGTAACGATGGCGCTCGCCCTGACGTTCGCCGCGGGCGACACGTACTCGTTCCCGCTCACCTCGCCGGCGCCGACCTCGTCGGACCTCGGCGCGGCGCTCGACGCGCTGCTCGCGTCGCAACTCGACTTCAACTTCGGCCACGTCGTCGGCGCGGCCTCGACCTCGGCGGGCCAGGCGACGATCGCCGCCGCCGTCGGGGCGAAGGCCGACGCGTTCTTCAACGCCTACCGCCCGACGTTCTTCGTCATCGAGGTCGGCGACGATAGCGACGCGAGCTACAAGACGGCCTTCGCCGCGTTCGCGCACGATCGCGTCGTCGTCGTCCCCCACTCGCACGAGATTACGTCGGCGATCGCGTCGACCTCCGACCGCCGCCCCCAAGCCTGGTCGCTCGCGCCGCGCATCGCCAAGCTCCGGCCGGGCGAAGACCCGGCGCGCTTTCGCGACGGCAACCTCGCGGGCGTCACGCGGCTCTACCGCAACGAGGGCGCGACCCCCGGGCTCGACGACTTCCGGTTTACGACCCTACGGACCTTCGTCGGCCAAGCCGGGTTCTACGTCAACCAAGCGAAGACCTTCGCCGCGCCGGGCTCCGACTTCGGGTTCGTCACCGACCGCCGGGTCATGGACCGGGCCTGCGTCGTCGCGCGCGCGGCGCTCATTAACTACCTCAACGACAACGTCGAACTCATCAAGGCCACCGGGTTCATCGCCACGGCCGACGCCGACGCGATCGACGCCGAGGTCTCGTCGAAGCTCGAGGCCGACCTCGTCTCGAACAAGGACGCGAGCGCGGTTCGCTTCCTCGTCGACCGCAACGACAACCTCGTCGCGCTGCCCGAGCTTCAGGGCGAAATCGAGATTACCCGGCGCGGGTACATTCGAAACATCCGAGTCAAGATCGGATACCAAAACCCGGCCCTGAGCCGGGCGGCAGGCTGACGCATGGCCCTCCCCGCACAGCCGCTCATCAACGGCTTTCGCTACGATTGGTCGAGCCTGACCATTCGCCTCATGGGGCAGTCGCTCCCCAACAGCTTCGGCAAGATCGCCTACTCGGTCGAGCGCGAGGGCCGGGCCCACGTCTACGGCAAGGGCAAAGACCCGATCGGGCAGACGCGCGGGCGCAACAAGCCGACCTGCTCGTTCACGACCCCGAAGGGCGACTGGGATCACCTCTGCTCGCTCGTGCCGGCGAACACGCCGCTCTCCGAGTTCTTCTTCGACATCGTGGTCTCGTACGAGGACGAGGGGAAAGTCATCACCGACAAGATCCTCGGCTGCACGATCACGAAGTTCGAGGACGACGCCGAGCAAGGTGGCGACGCCCTCATGGTCAGCGTCGAAGTGCTACCGACCCGCGTTCTGCCCAACGGCAGGGAGTTTTTACGCATGGCTTCTCTCGATCAAGGCGTCGTCGACGCCCTCAAAAAGGCGAACGGCCCCGACCTCCTCACCCACAAGCTCGGCGCCGAGGGCGAGCGCGTCGTCTTCGTGACGCGGCCGCTCTCCGAGCACGAGTTCCAAATGATCATCGACATGAGCCACGACGACAAAAAGAAGTCGTCGGCCTCGAAGCGCGCCGCCGAACTCGCGCTCGTCTACCCGGCGGCCGACGAGCGGGCGAAGATCTTCGCCCGCCGGCCGGGCTGGCTCATCAAGATCGGCGACAAGGTCGTCGAGGACGCGGGCATCGGCGGCGAGGTCGAAACCGAAAAACTGTGAGGGCCTTCGACCGAGCGCGCCGGGACGAGAACCTCCTCCCGGCGTCGGCGGCCCTCTACGACCTCGCGATGGGCATACCCGGGCGGCGCGCCCGGGTCGGCGCGCTCTTGCTCGCCGAGTTCCTCGCCCAGCACCGGCGCGCGCCGCAGCCCCGGCCTTGGGGCCGCTAAGCGCGGCGCGCCCGCCGGCGGACCCATCCCCCTAGACAAGACCCCGCGCGCCGGGACCGCCCGGCCTCGCGCGCTCCGGCGCGGGCCGCGCGGGCCGCGGCGCGCAGCGAGCGCACCGTGGCGAGTCAAACTTCCGAGTGGACCCTCAAAATCGGCCAAGCCGGCGCGTCGCGCGCGGCGTCGCAGGTCGGCAAACTCACGCGCTCGCTACGCGAGGCGACCGTCGCCTACGAGGGCCTGACGCGCGCCGCGACCGCGTTCGGCGGCGTCGGCGGAGGGGGCGGCGTCGGGGGGCCCCTCCGCGGGGGCGCGTCGAAGTCGGCGCGCCCGGCCCGCCCCCCCCGCGCCCCGGGCGCCCCGCGCCGGACCGCGGCCGGCCAAGGGGTCGCGCCGACGGTCGCCGGCGCGCCCGTAACGGTACTCCAACGCCCGGTCGCCGCGGCGTTCCGCCCCGCGCGCTCGGGCGCGATCGCGCAGCGGCCGGTCGCCGCCGCGATGCGCCCCGGCCGCTCGTCGCCGAAGACGCTCGTTCAGCGCCCGGTCGCCGCGGCCTTCAAGCGGCCCCCCGCGCCGCGGCCGGGCGGCGGCGCGGGCGGCGGCGGCGGCGGCGCCGGGGCGGCGGGCGGGTCGGTGAGCGGGGCGAGCGCGATGCTCGGCTCGATCGGCGGGCAGGCGGCGCTCCTCGGCGGCACGGCGGGCGCCGTCGTAGCGGCGGCGACGCAGGCGAAGGACCTCGCCGTTAGCGCCGGGACGATGGCCGTCAAGGGCGGCGCCTGGGTCGTCAAGACGGCCGAGGCCCGGAACAACATGTTCACCGCCTTCGAGGTCATGCAGAAGAGCGAGGCGAAGGCCGCCGAACTCATGGGCGGCATCGAGAAGTTTGCGCGCGACACGCCCTTTACGACCGACCAAGTCGGCGACGTGATGAAGCAACTCGTCGGCGCGGGCTACGACGCAAAGGAAGCGTTCGACATCTTCAAGCGCGTCGGCGACACGTCGGCGTTTGCGAACTTTTCCGACGACGCGCTCAAGGGCGTCACGCGCGCCATCACGCAGATCAAGTCGAAAGGCAAGCTCTCGGCCGAGGAGCTTAACCAAATCTTCGAGGCCGCCCCCGGCGCCGTCAGCCGCGAGACGCTCGTCGACATGCTGGCGAAAAACACCGGCCGGAGCGTGACGAAGATCAAGGACGAACTCGAGAACGGGAAGATCACGTCGGCCGAGGGCATCAAGGCGATCCTCGACACGATCGACTCGACGATCTCGGGCGGCGTCGCCGGCGGCCTCATGGCCAAACTCGGCTCGTCGATTACGGGCCGGCTCTCGTCGCTCGCCGACCTACCGTCGATGCTCGTCGGCATGACGCGCGATCTCCCCGGGCTCAAGCTCATGGGCGACGCGCTCGGCAACCTGCTCGCCGGGTTCGACGAGGCGGCGGGCCCGCTCAAGGCGCAAGTTCAGGGCGCCATCAACGACATTTTCGGCGCGCTCTTCGGCGGGCTCGGCGGCTCGGGCGGCAAGGACACGTTCAAGAACATCTTCCTCGGCATCGCCGAGGGCATCGCCTGGGTGCGCGAGACCGCGCGCACGCTCAAGCCCTACGTCCTCGAGGCGTACACGATCTTTCAGGCCTTTTGGGGCGGGTTCAAAGAGGCCTTCGTCGCGGTCGCGCCGGTCTTCGTCGCCATCTGGGAGGGCATCAAAAAAGCCTTCGGCGGCGAGAACAAGTCGATGCTCGAGACCGTGACGTGGCTCGCCCGCAAGTTCGGCGTCGCGCTCGGCTGGGTCGCCGTCATCGTCGGCACGATCGTAAGCGCCATTATCGCCTTCGGGCAGTTGACGATCGGCATCATCACGGCGGTCGCCGGCGCCTTCGCGTGGATGACGACCTTCGTCGCGGGCCTTCTCGGCGGCACGCTGCTCGACGTCTTGGGCACCCTCCCGGCGCGGGCGCTTCAGGTCGGCATCGACTTCGTCGCGGGCCTTGCGAACGGTATTCTCTCGTCGCTCGGGCTCGTCTCGGGCGCCGCCGGCAAGGCGGCCGAGGCGGCCGTCTCGGGCACGACGACGCCGCTCGAAATCCACTCGCCGTCGCGCGTCGCCGAGCGGCTCGGCGGGCACTTCGCGGGCGGCTTCGCGGGCGGCATCGAGGGGTCGCTCGGCGGCGTCTCGGCCGCCGCCGGATCGATGGCCGACGCGGCGACGGGCGGCGCGAGCGTGGGCCTTCTCGGCGGGCCCGGGGGCGGCGGGGGCGCGGGCGCCGGGGGGGGCGGCCCCGTCGTCAACATCTACGTCGACGCGACGGGCCTCGGCGATCGGGAAGCGGGCGAGGCGGTCGGCGAAAAGCTCGGGGGCGTCGTCGCCGCCGAGCTCCGGCGGTACTTCGAAGAGGCGGCCGGCGCCATGGGCGCGACCGGCTTCGCGGGGGCGTGAGCCATGGGCGTCATTCCGTCGGTACGCCAAGCCCCCGAGGCGTACAACACCGTCACGCTCGCGGGCCGCCCGCTGCCCGGCGTCGTCAACGTCAAGGTCGACCGCGGCCGCAAGATCGACAAGAAAAGCCCGAGCGGCAACGACGGCGCCGTGACCACGGACAAGGGCGCCGAGGCCGGGTCGCTCACCATCACCTGGACGATCTGGGACGACGTCAACCAGACCGTCACCGACGCGATGTTCGCCGAGGCCGAAGAGATCCTCGCCCGGTTGAGCCCCCCCGCTGGCTCGACCGTTCGGCCCGAGCCGCTTCAAGTCGCGCACCCCGTCGCGCGCCTTCTCGGGATGAAGGCCGTCGTCGTCGAGAAAGTCTCGGGGCAAGACGTCGATGACAAGGGGCTTCTCGTCTTTACCCTCGCGTGCGTCGAGTGGTCGCCCCCGAAGCCGAAGGGCACGAAGACGCCGAAGAAAGCCGACTTTTATGACGACGGCTTGACCGCCGACCAAAACCGCGCGGTCGGCCTCGGCATTCCGGTCACGGGCGACGCGACCCGCGACGGCCTCGCGGCCTCGATTCTCCGGTCGGACATCGCCCGCGAGGAAGCGAAGAAGAACCCGGTCGGCACCTCGCCGCCCGACCTCTCGGTCGTCGGCCCGTTCGGCGGCGGCCCCCCCGCGGGGCCACCGACCAAAACGGGCAAGCCGCCGGTCAACGAGTTCTAACGAGTCGCCCCGCCGCGGGCCCCCGCCGCCCCTTGCCGGGCCCGGCGCTCGGCCCCCGGGCCCGGCGCCGAAGGGGGCCCGGCGAGGGCGCCTAGGGGCCGCCTATGGCTAGCCAACTCTCGCTCAACGGCGCCCCTGTCCTCGGGGGCTGGCTCTCGCTCCCCCGCGTCGGCCTTTGGACGGCGGAGCTTACGCTCCCCGACGCCGTCGCGCTCGCCGCGGGCGACGTCGCGACGCTTACCCCCGAGGCGGGCACGACGCTAACGGGCGCGGTCGCCTCGGCCGGCGTCTACGCCGATACGACGCGCGTCCGGGTCGTCGGCGGCGCGGGGGGGCTCGCGCGCAAGCCGCCGCCGCAGACCTACCGCGACCTTACGGTCGGCGAGATGCTCGCCCATACGCTCGGGCTCGTCGGCGAGCGCCTCGCGGCGTCGACCGACGCGGCCGTCTCGGGCGCGCCGATCGCCGCCTACTCGCGCCTGCTCCAATCGGCGTCGTCGACCGTCGCCTTTTGGGCCGACGCGCTCGGCGTCGCCTGGCGCGCCCTGCCCGACGGCTCGATCTGGCTCGGCGCCGACGCGTTTCTCCCGGCACCCAAATCGTTCCCCTTCCTCGTCGTCGGGACCGAGCCCGAGACGAACGCCGACGTGCTCGCCCCCGACGCGATCGAGCCGCTCGCCGGCCTCTCGCTGACCGGCCGCCCGGTCGCGCACGTGACCTACCAAGTCGGCGCCGCGCTGCGCGCCGAGGTGCTCTACGAGTGGACCTAAGCCTAAGCCGCGCCCTCGCCCCGCTCGTCGCGATCATCAACCACGTGATGAGGCGCGTCGACTACCTCGCGCTCTACGGCGCCGAGGTCATTTCGCAGAACGACGACGGGACGCTCGAACTCAAGCTCGCCGACCCGAAGGTCGCCGAGCGCGTCGGGCCCGCTTCGCGCGTGCCCATCAAATACGGCGCGCCCGGATACTCGGCGCGCGGCGTCAAAAAGGGCGCGCGTGTGCTCTACGGTTGGGAGGACGGCGACGCGCGCCGGCACTACGCCGCGCTCTGGTCGGACCCCTCGGCCGTCGCCGACGTCACGCTGACCGCGACCGGCGGCGTCGAGCTCAACGCCGCGCGCGTCAAGTTGACGGCGGCGGGCGCGCAGCCGGTCGCGCGCCAAGGCGACCTCGTTACGCTCGACACGCTTCCGGTCGGGCACCCCGTTCGGATCATCTTCATCGCGCCGGGCGGGCCGATCGTTCCGGGCACGCCCTACCAGGCGATGCTGGTTATCGACTCGGTCCTGCCGATGGTCGGTCAGATTTCGAGCGGCAACCCCGCTCTCGAGGGGTAAGCATGGCTCTTACGTTCGTCGGCGAAGTGACCCTCGGCGTCGCCGCGCCGGGCTTTGCGGCCCTCTCGGCCGCGTACGCCTCGGCCCTCGCGCTCGCGGCCGACGCGGTCGGCTCGGCGAAACTCGCCCTCTCGGGCCTGCGCGGCAGCCTCGAGGCCGCCGTGCTCGCCGAGGTCGACGCGCAACTTTCGGCCTCGCTCGCGATGACGACCGCGCTCAAGGCCTCGATTTCGAACCCCGCCGTCTACGTCGCGACGCAACTCCGGGGGGCGGCGCAGATTACGGCGAACGTCAAGGCGCTCGCCCCCTCGCTCGCGCTCTCGACCATGCTCTCGGCGCGCCTCGCCTTCGACGCAAAACTCGCCGCCAAAAAGGCCGCGCTCGTCGCCCTGCTCGGCATCCTCGCCAAGGTCTCGGCCGCGCTCGACGCGGCGATCGACGCGGGGCTTGCGGCCGTCGCGGGGCTCGCCGCCGCGATCGATTTTGCGGCCCCGGGCGTGCTTGCCTACCGGTATCAGGGCCCGCTCGGGCAGTTCGACGACGAGCTCGGAGCGGCCTTCGGGGCCGGGCAGACCGGGTCGCTGACGGGCGCGACGCCCGTTATCGCCTACGTGCTCGCGGCCTCGACCGGCAACGTCGCGGCGTCGGGCGCGCTCGGCGCCGCCCTGGGGGGCTGACCGCCGTGGCCACGACCGACTACGGCCGCGACCTCGCCATGACGTTCGGCGAGGGCGGCACGCTCGACCTTGATCCGACCGGGGCGCTCGTCTCGGGCGTTCGCGCCGTCGCCGAGTCGGTCGCCCGGCGACTGACGACCCGGCGCGGCTCGCTCCTCGGCGCACCCGACTACGGGCTCGACGTTCGGTACTTCCTCGGCGATTCGTTCGACCCGGCCGGCGTCTTCGCCCTCGAGAGCGCCGTCGTCGACGAGTGCGGCAAGGAGGAGCGCGTTCGGCGCGCGACGTGCAAGGCCTCGCTCGACGCGGCGGGCGCGCTCTCGATCGAGGTCGACGTCGAGAGCGACGTCGGGCCCTTCTCGCTCGTGCTCTCGGTCGGCCAAGTCACGCTGATTACGCTCAAGGGGGACAACGCCTTATGGCCCCGTCCGTCAGTCTCCTCGACCTGCTCCCGGTCCAGTCGCGCGACGACTTGACCGAGGACCATCTCAACCTCTTGGCCGCCGCGCGGCTCCCGGTCACGGCGTGGCAGGAGGGCAACCCGCTCCGGTCGCTCACCGAGACGACCGACGAACTGCTCTCGAAGATCGGCCAATACGTCGCGCTTATCGCCGCGGGCGGCTACCCGTCGACGGCGACCGCCGATTGGCTCACGGTCCTCGGCGAGGACTTCTTCGACGAGCCCCGCAAGCCGGCCGCGCGCGCGCGGCACCGCGTGCTCGTGAGGGACGTCGGCGGCGTCGGGCCCGCGACGTTTTCGCCCGGGCAGTGGATCGCCCGCGGCACGGGGGGGCTGCTCTTCAACCTCGTCACGGGCGGAACGGTCCCGCTCAACGGGTCGCTCGCGTTCGAGGTCGAGGCCGCGGCGACGGGCCCGGCGTACAACCTCGGCGTCGGCGAAATCAACTCGTTCGTCATCGACCAGCCCGGGTTTTCGATTACCAACCCCGACCTCGGCGACGGCACGCTCTCGAGCCTGCTCGCGCTCGGCGCCGACCTCGAGCGCGACGCCGACTACGGGCCGCGCCTCCCGCTCAAGTGGGACGCCCAAGGCCGGGCGGGCAACGCCGACGCGTGGCAGTTTCACGCCCTTGCGTCCGACGACCAGGTCCGAAAAGCGCTCGTGCTCGAGCACACGCCCGCCAACGGCGACGTCACGGTCTACCTCGCCGGCTCGACCGGGCCCGTCCCCTCGCTCGTCCTCGCCTCGGCGACGACGTACCTGAGCAACAACGCCCGGCCGCTCGGCACGAACCTCTACGTCAACAACGCCTCGGTCTTGCTCGTGCCGGTCGTCGCGGTCGTTAGCGTCAAGGCGTCGAAGCGCGCGGCGGCGGTCGCGCAGATCAGCGCCGCGCTGCTCAAATACCAACTCGAACTCGCGTTCGGCGCAACGGTCGTCCGGGCAAAGACGTTCGACGCCGTCTCGAAGCCCGGCGACGACACGACGCTCGTCGCCGACGTCGCGATGACCTCGCCCGCCGCGAACGTAACGCCCTCGGTCGGGCAGCTACCCGTCTTCGTCCCGCAGCTTACGTTCGTCGAGGTGTGACCGATGGCCGACGGCATTGACCCCGAGAAACTCGAGGACGAAGACGACGCGTTCGGCGGCTTTCACCAGTACGCGATCGACGTCTCGCCGACGTTCCTCCGCGGCCCGAACGGGCGCGGCATCCAAACCGCGACGGGGCTGCTCGGCGACGGCCTGCTCGCGGCCGCGCGCGAGGCGAACCTGCAACGCCTCCCGGGCCGCTGCTCGAACGCGGCGCTCCGCTTCGTCGGCGCCGCCTCGAACCTCGAGCGCTACCCGATCGAGAGCGCCGACGTCTACCGCGCGCGCCTCAAAAACCGCTGGCGCGACTACCGGCTCGCCGGCACGCGCCCGCAGATGGTCGCCGCGCTCGCCGCCGCCGGCTACACGGCGCTCATCTACGAGCGGCCCGACCTACCCGACGCGTTCCCGGCCGGCGTCGGCCCGAGCTTTTGGGTCTACCTCCCGAAGCCCAACAAGTGGCGCGGCGACGACGGCACGTGGGAATCGCCCGGCACGTGGGGCGAGCCCGGCGGCCTCGCCGACCCGCTCGGCCCCGACCGCGAGGTGATCCGGCGCATCGTCAAAAAGTGGAAGCCCGCCGGCGCCAGGTGCCTCGGCGTCGTCGTCGCGCTCGCCGGCTGGACGTGGGGCGAGGCCGAGTCGCTCGGCCGCACGTGGGCGCAGTGGCAGTCGTTTTTCGCCGGCCAAGGCTGGCCCGCTTCGCAAGTCGAACCGATCCGCGTCCGCTAAGGCGCGAGGAGCTACGCGCGTGCCCGTAAACCTTACCGAGTCGTCGACGTTCGATACGGCCGTCACGGTGCCGACGACCGTCGACGCGTTCTCGCTCGCCGGCCTCGTCGCCGCCTACCAAAACCTGACCAACCGCTCGCGCTACGTCAAAGACAACGCGCTCCTCTCGGGCGAGACGTTCACGGGCGCGAAGACGATCAACGCGGGCGCCCAGGGACTCACCATCACGGGCGGCGCGGGGGCGACAGCGATTACCCGCACCGTCGGGACGGTGGCCATCACGGGCGCGGGCGGCGCGTCGGTCTCGTCGGCCGCGGCCGCGTCGCTCGCCGGGACGGGGACCGGGACCGCGTCGGTCACGACCGCGAACGGCGCGGTGGCGGTCACCGCCGGGGGGGCGAACGCGGTCACCGTATCGGCCGGCGCGGGCGTCAGCGTCACGGCCGGCGCGGGCTCGGCCCTCGCGCTCGCCGCCGGGGGCGCGATTACGTTTGCGCCCGGCACGACGTGGGGGGGCGCGGCGAACAAGGCCGCGCTGACCGGCGCGGGCTACCCGAGCCGTGCGGCCCAATCGTTTTCCAACGTCGGCGTGCGCTGGACGGCGCAAAAGGACATCGCAACCAATACGTTTTTTTACAACATTACCGGGCCCGGCGAACTCGTTCACGGCGTCTCGACGCAAGAGACGATTACGATCGAACTCGTGCTCTCGCCGGCCGCGACGTACACGTCGTTTACGATCCGAATGCGCGGCGCCGATACCGTCGCGCTGCCGTCGACCAACGACGCGTTTCGCATTTTCGAGCAGGACGCCGAGACGTCGACCGCGCTCTCGTCCCTCGTCGTCGACCCGGCGACGCCGATCGCGACCTACAAGGGCTACCACGACGTCGCGGTCGCGCTGACGACGACGCTGCGGCCCGTCGCCGGCCGGCGCTACTTCATGACGTGGCGCACGGCGAGCGGCGTCGGCACGATTACATCGTTCTTCGCCTCGGTCGTTAAAATCGGCGCGACCGGCGCGACCGACCTTTTCGGCGTCGGAAACGAGCCGTCGGCCTAAGGGCGTGGCGCCCGGGCGGGCGGCTAGCGCGAGGCTGCGACGGCCGACCAGAGCGCGAGGTCGCGCGCGCCGGGCGCGGGCCGGACGCTCGCCGGGCCGTCGGCCATGAGCGCCGTTAGGTCGACGCGGTCGTCCGAGAGCCCGAGGACGTGCCCGAGTTCGTGCGCCATGAGCCCGGCGGCCGGGCGCTCGGCGCGGTCGGCGCGCACCGCGATCGTCGTCCGCGACGAGTCGCGCGTCGTCACGGCGCCGGCGCGGTAGTTCTCGTCGGGCGTCTTGAGTTTCGCCGACCCGTCGGGGCAGGCGAAGACGGTCACGCCGTCGCGCAGCCTGTCGTCGCCGAGAGGGATCTGCCGCACGTCGAACGAGACGCGGCCGCCGGTCGCGCGCTCCCACTCCCGGGCGGCGGCGCGAAGGTCGGCGTAGAGGGCGAGGCCGAGGTCGGCCGAGACCCAAACCGTTTCGCCGAACGGGCTCGGCTCGTCGTCGCCGTGACTCTCGCCGGCCGTCGGCGCCTCGCCGCAGACATCGCCGAACGTCTCGGGGCGAGCGCAGCCCGCGAGGAGCGAAAGGGCCGCGAAGGCGGCGAGGACGGCGAGCAATCGGTACGCGGCGGCGGGGAGGCTCATCGGCTACCCGACCGTTCTTAAGACGCTGGCCCGTCCTCGTCAAGGGGGGTGGGCGTTGAGCACCCCACCCGCGCCCGGCGCGCGGCCCCCTCTCGGGCCGCCCGGAGCGGCTTCCCAGGGCCCGCGCGACCGCCGCCCCCGCGGCGGCGCGCGGGCGAGGAACACGCATGGCGAACATTGTTGAAGCGCCGACGTTTGACGAAACCGTCACGGTCCCCGACGACGGCGCGGCGCGCACCATCGGGAGCCTGCTCCCGGCGCTCGAGGTCATCACCGACCGGACGCGCTACCTCAAGGTCGAGCAAGACGCGGGCGCGCGGTTCAATCGCCGCGTGCTCAGTCTGCCGGCGCTCAAGGCCTTGACCGGCATGGTCGACGGCGAGTCGCGCCTCGTCGACGGGTTCGGGCTCTACCAGTATTTCGCGGCCGCCGTCGACGCGACGCTCGAGCCGCTTATCGTCGTGCCGACGTCGGCGCCCGGGCGGTGGAAGCATTCGCAGATCGCGACCGCCGTCGCGAACGGGTTTGCCTCGCTCGACACCGACGGCAAGGTCAAGCGATCGCAACTCCGCGGCTTTTTGAGCCACGGGTTCGACTGCGTGACGTCGGGCGTGCCGTCGACGCCGACGACCTATACGGTGTCGGCAACGGGCGTCGTCGGCGCGACGCTCTTGCTTACGGCGCCGGTCGTGCCCGGTCCCGACGGCGTGCTCCTCGACAGCGGCGATCACCTGATCGCCTCGTGCTCGCTCTCGGCGAAGCTCGGCACGGCGGCCGACGTGACCTTTTTGATCGAACTCGAGACCGCGCTCGACGCCGTGCTCGTCGGGGGCATGAGCGGCGACCTGAGCACGGCCGAGTTCCGCACGCAGCAATCGTTCAAGGAAAGCGGTCGCTTCCTGCTCGACGGCGACTCGGTCGTTCAGGCGAAACTCCTGGCGTTCGCGGCGACGCCTGGCACGGTTATCATCAAAAACCCGCTCGCGTTCTCGGTTCACCTCACGAAGTTCAAGGGCTGACGGCGGCCCGGGTCTTATCCGCAATGGCATGGTCCAATGTCGTGTTTCGCTGGAGCGCGCACGCGCGCTACCAGGACACGCCGCCGACGCTCGCCGACGGCGAGCTCGGCGAGCTACAGGCCGACGTCAACGGTTGCCTGAAAGTCGCCGTCGTCTCGACCGTCGAGCCCGCGGCGGCGACGGCGGTTCGCACGATCCCCGCGTCGGGGCTCGCGACCGCGTCGGGCACGATCGCTACGGCGGCGGCCGAACTCATCGAGGTACAGGGGCACAGCGAGACGAATACGGCGTGTTACCTGATGTTCTTCGACACCGTCGGCACGCCGGTCAACGGCGCCGTGCCGAAGCAAAAACTCCGTATCCCGGCCGATTGCCCGATGTTCTCGTCGACGCTCAGTCTCAAGCCGGCCGCGTACGCGAACGGTATCAGGTGGGCCGCCTCGGCGACGGCGAATACGCTGACCACGGTCGCCGTCAACCTCTACGTCGAGGCCGTCTACCGATGAGCGGCTTTATCCTCCCGGGCTCGGGCGGCGGCGGCGTCTCGCTCGGGTCGGCGACCCCCGTCGCCGTCTCGGGCGCGGCGGGCGCGGCGGGCGCCTCGGGCAGCGCGTCGCACGAGGACCACGTTCACCCGCTCGCGTTCGGCTCGGATGCGAACGGCGACATCATCGTGCGCGCCGGCGGCGCCTACGGCCGCAAGGGCGTCGGCTCGAACGGCCAGGTGCTCACGGTCGTCTCGGGCGCGCCCGATTGGGCGACGCCCGCCGCGGCGCCCGTCACGAGCGTCGGCGGCCGCACGGGCGTCGTCACGCTCACGCAGGGCGGGGGCATTGGCATTACGCCGAGCGGGAGCGATCTCGCGTTCAAGCTCACGTTCACGAGCGAGACGCACGGGTCGCTCTGCTATTTCAACGGCACGGCGTGGGTGCAACTCGCGCCCGACACGGCCGGCAAGGTGCTTCAAACGAACGGCGCCGGCGCCGCCCCGACCTGGGTCACGCCCTCGGGCGGCGGCGCCGTCGCGAGCGTCGGCGGCGCGACCGGGACGGTCACGTTTTCGAACGCCGGCGGCGTCGTGGCCGGGGCCCCATCGGGCTCGGCCGTGCCGCTCTCGATTGGCTTCGGCTCGGACGCCCAGGGCGACTTGCCCGTGCGCGGCACGAGCGCCTACGCGCGGCTCGCCAAGGGCTCGGCCGACGCGCTGCTCGGCGTCGACGGCGCCGGGACGTCGCTCGCGTACACGCTGACGCCGTGGCTCACGGCCCTTCGCGTCGGCGCGGGCGGGTCAGTCGCGGCCGCCTCGTTCGGCACCGGGACGGTGCAAGCCGTCGGCGACGCGACCAACGGCCAGGCCGTCGGGCTCAAGTCGTCGGGCGTCTCGGGCCGCGGCGTCGTCGCGCTCTTCGACTCGACCGATACGCTCCGGGGCCAGGTCGGCTACGACGAGGCGGGCGACCGCATTCTCGTCCGCGGCGACAGCAAGCCGGTCGTCGTCGCGACCGACGCGGCCGAGACCAAGGTCGCCCTCCGGGTCGAGGGCGATTCGTTCAACGTGGGCGCGTGCGGGGCCTCGGCCTACGGCACGAGCGGCAACGGGGTGTTCGCGATCGGGCTCGCGACGGTCGCCCCGTCGACCAATCCCGCGAACACGATGATCTTGTACAACTCCGGCGGCAACGGGCATGTCTCGTGCACCGGGTCGATGGCCCTCGCCGTCGGCAACGTGGTCAAAGCGCGCGTGACCTCGGCCGAGGCTGCGCTCGTCGGACTCGTCTCGCTCGGGCAGACGGGCGGGTCGTTCGGCGGCGCGGCCGGCACCGCCGTCTACGTCAAAAACGCGACGACCAACCCGACGACCAACCCGTCGGGCGGGCACATCTACTACGCGGCGCTGACGTCGAGCGAGCCGCTCTGGCGCACGTCGGCCGGCGCCGTCCGTTCGGCCGTGACCATCGGCGCGGCGTCGCTCTCAGGGCTCTTCGTCGCGACGTCGAGCGGCGGTTCGCCGACGCGCGAACTCAAGAAACGGACCATCACCTGCTCGGACGGCACCACGTTCGAGATGCTCACCGCGGAGGCTTGACCGCGCCCATGGCGAACGAAACCAGTCCCTACAACGAGGGATCGATGCGCGTGCTCATGGCGAGCGCGCTCGACGTCGACTTCGACGCAACGATCGGGTCGGGCAACGACGTGTCGTGCCCCGCGCTCGGCGTCACCGTCGTTTGCTCCGAGGAAGGCGCCGCGACGCTCGTTGCGCTCGCGAACGCCGGCATGAGCGCGGTCGACGCCGCCTACAACACGGCGCTCGAGACGCGCGATCGGCGGTTCAACGGCGTCCAATGCGCGCGGCAACTCGCCGACCAGATGCTTCGCCTCGCGACGGCGAACGCGCTCGCCGCGCAGCCCCCGGCCGAGGACTGAGGCGCGCGGCCCGCTTCGGCCGCCGGCCCGCGGGCGGGGGCCGGGGCGTGCCACGCCTAGCGCACCATGATCGAAGACCGAACTACCTCGCCGGCGTCGGCCGCCGCCGCAACGGCCGAGCACGTGCGCCGCCTCTCGGTGCTCGAGCCCGGCTGGCTCGACGGCGAAGGCGCCGCGCTCCCCGCCCCCTGGCTCGAGACCAAGGCGGTCGAACTCGCCGCCGAGGTCGCCGCCGGCATGGCCCCCCCGTACGTCTACCCGACGCCGCGCGGGGGTATCTTGCTCGAATGGGAGGTCGGCCCCTGGGCCGTCTCGGCCGAGGCCTCCCCCGGCGGCGCGTCGTACGCCCTCGGCGCGACGTACCTCGGCGAGGCGCACCCCGGCGACGGGGCGTTTGACCTCGACGCCCCGGGCCTGAGCGCCGCCGAGCTTCGCCTCTCGCTCGCCGCGCTCGACGGCGCGCGCGCCCTCTTGGGGGCGGCGTACGCGCCGCGCGCCCGGTCGTGAGCCGCCCGTTTATCGCGGTCGACGTCGAGACAACGGGGCTCGACCCTGAGCGGCACGAGATCGTACAACTCGGCATGGTCGGGCTCGGCGACGACCTCCAAGAGCTTTGGCTCTGGAGCGAAACGTTTCGCCCGCGCTGGCCCGAGCGCGCCGACCCCGAGTCGATGGCCGTTCACGGCCTCGGCGAAGAGCACTGGCGCGACGCGCTCCCGTTCGACGCGCACGCGGCCGACGTCGCGAACCTCCTGCGCGGCGCGACGCTCGTTGCCCATAACCCTTCGTTCGACGACAAGTTTCTGCGCGCCGCGCTCCGGCGCGCGCTCGGCCCGGGGCACGACCGCTGGTCGTACCGATTGGTCGATACCATGTCGATGGCGCTGCCCCTCGTGCGCGCCCTCGCGCCGGGCGGGTCGAGCTCGCTCGACGCCACGTGCAAGACGCTCGGCCTTGCGCGGGGCCGGTCGCACGACGCGCTGAGCGACGCGCGCGCGCACGCCGCCGTTTTTCGCGCCGTTACGGCGCGCTGGAAGGACACCGCCCCGGCCGCGCCCCCGGGGCCCGTCGGGCGCGGAGGGACCGACGGACGATGACCTTTTCGAACCAAGAACCAGGCGCGCCTCGGGCGCCCCTCGACCCCGAGATCGACGCCGCTTTGCGCCACTTCGCGGCGGATATCTCGGCGCTCCGGTCGGCGATGACCGACCTCGATCGGCGGGTCGTCAAGCGCGACTCGATCGCCGAGAGCGAGACGCGCAAAATCGCCGAACTCGCCGTCGCGGTCCAGGCCGCCGAGAGCACGATCCGACAACTTATCGACAAGCGCCGCGTGTCCGACCGGGCGCAGGCGCTTGTCATCGACGAACTCATGCGGCAGTCGAGCCAACTCGACAACCTCGTCAACGTCGTGCCCTCGATCGCGGGGCAGATTTCGCAACTGCACACCGCTGCCGAACTCAGCGTCGGGCGCAAGGCGGGTGCGGCCGTCTCGGCGGCGGTCTCGACGGAGTTCGCGCAGCGCGACCACCAAAAGCGCCGACGCAACGCGCTTTGGGCGATCGTCGTCACGGTCGTTTCGGCGCCGACGTTCGTGCCAAAACTCTTCGAATACCTCGACCGGGCCGGCGCGTTTCTCGCCGCCCACTGGAAGTGATGCCCATGCAAACGATTGCCGAGTTTTGGACTTCGTACGGCGGCGCCGTCGAGGCGATCGCCGTCTTCGTACTCGTCGCCGCGCTCAACGCCGCCGCGAGCCCCCCGGCCGACGGCAAGGGCGAGAGCACGCTCGTGCTCTTTCTCCGCCACGTCGGCCCCGACCTGCTCGGTTTCCTGCGCGCGCGCGCGGCGGCCCGGGCGGGGCGCGCGCCGGCGCGGCCCTCGTTCGAGGGGCCCTACCAAGCCCTGCCCGTCGGCCAAGCGGGCCAGGTTCTCGTTGACCCCGGGACGTGGGTCTACCCGCCCCCGGCGACGCCGCCGCAGCCCATCGGCGTCGACCGAAGCGCCGCCGCGTTCGACCGCGACGCGCTCTTGCGCAAGACGCTCAACCTGTCGCCCCCGCCGAGCCACGCCGCCGAGGCCGACACGACCGGCGTCGAGTCGCTCGAGGCCGTGGTCGAGCGCTTCGAGCAGAGCCGGAGGGCGAAGTGAAGCGCGCCCCCCGCCCGGGCCTCGCGCCCCTCGCCGCCCTCTGCCTCGCGCTCGTCGCCGGCTGCGGGGCGTCGAGCCCGCTTCTCGACCCGTCGACCGCCGCCGCGATGGCCGACGCCAACCGCCAGGCGGCCGGCGCCCTCGACCGGAGCAGCCGCGCGCTCGAGGGCGCCTACGGCCGGGCCCTCGCCGACGCGGTCGCCCCGTGCCGGGGCGGGGGGCCCGACGCGTGGCCCGCCGAGGCCGCCTGCGCCGCCAAGGCGGCCGCGCCGGTCGACGCCCGCTATGCCCCCGTCAACGCGGCCCTACGGGCCCTCGTCGCCGCGCAGCACCGGGTCGCCGACGCGGTCGGCGTCTACGTCGCGTGCCTCAAGGGCGCCGACGCGGTCTGCGCCGCCCGGGCCCTCGCCGCCTACGCGAACGCCTGGGCCGACGTCGCCCCCGCGCTGCCGAAGGGGGCCGCCAAGTGAGCGCCCCCGCCAACGCCGTCAACGCGGGCGACGTCGCCGCGATCGTCGCCGCGGTCGTTGCCAAGAGTCTCGGCGCCCGGGGGATCGGCGCGGAGGTGATCGCGGCGGTCGCGCGCGAAGCGGCCGACCTCGTCGAGCGGCTCGGCCGGGGCGACCGGCTCGACGCGATCCTCGGCGACCTCGACCGCGCCTCGCCCCCCGACCTCGAGGCCGTCAAGGCCCGCGTACTCGCAGCCGTGTTCTCTCGCTAAGAGGCAACCGCCCCGTGTCGTACCCCTGCCCGACCCCGGTCCCCGTCGCGTTCCCGCCCCACGTCGCGCTCGATTGGTGCCGGCGCCGGTCGCTCTCGGGGCAAGAGTTTCGCCACCTGCTCTGCGACCCGATGGCGTTCCCCGACCAACTCGGGCTCGACACGGCGGGCTTTACGTGGTTCGAGCACGGGCTCGTCTTGTACAGCGCGGCGGAGCCGGTCGAGTACCTGCCCGCGCTCTACGTCCACGAGACGTACCACGTCGCGGCCGAGAACCTCGACAAGCGTATGACGGAGTCGGCCGAGGAGCTCGCCATCTCGGGCACCGACCGGCGGCTCGCCTACTTGCTCGCGCAAGACGGCTGGTCGATGCCACCGCTCCCGAAGGGCTACGGGGCGCTCGCCAAGCGGGCGCGCGAACGCTACGCCGAGGCGCGCCTCGCCGCCGCCGTCGCCGACTGCCCGGGCGCGCTCCGGCCCGACGACGCGCCGGGCGACGGGTTTCTCGCGCGCCCCCGCAAGGGCCCGGCGCAAGCGGGGCGCGGCGGGCGCGGCGCACGCTAAGACCATGCGAAAGTTTCAATGGTCGGACGCCGACGCGACATTCGCCGAAGAGGCGCTTCGGCTCTACCGACACGACCGAATCGACGACGCCGTCAAGACGATCGCCGCCGTGCTTCGGTGGCCCGTGACGCTGCAATCGCTCGAGAACGTGTTCCGGCGCCGCGGCAAGCCGACGCCGCGCAGCCTGACGCGAGGGCCGCGCTTGGGCGACGACTCCGACGACGGAGGCCCGACGCCGCACGAGGGCAGCGAGCTTGGCCGCCGCTACAACGCCGCGAAGGCGGCCGAGACGACGCGCGCTTTCGAAACGCGCATGGTCGCCGAAGGGACGCTCGCGGCCGACCCGGCGCCCCCGCCCGTCGCCCGGCAAGGCGACGCCGTCGCCCTCGGCGCGACCGCCGGGCCGCCGCCGGGCCCTCCCCAGGGACCGCCCCCCGGGCCGATCGTCTTGGCCGTCCGGGGCGACACGGGCGCGACGTTCCGCGCGCTCGACGAGTTCGAGGGCCCCCCGACCGAGCCGTCGGCCAAGCACGTGCCGGCGCCGCCCCCGCCGCGCCCGCGCCTCAAGAGCGGCGCGTTCGACGTCGCCGGCAACCCGGTTGAGGCGCCCTTCGCGCCGCCCGCCGCGGGCCCTGGGCTCGACCCCGAGGCGCAGGCGGTTGTCGACGCCGCCCGCAAGGCCAAAAAGGGCGGGGCCCGGTCGCTGACCGACCTCTGCGACGAACTCGACCTGAGCCCCCGTCGCCTACGCGACGCCCTCGAGCGGGCGCGCGAGGCGGGCTCGCCGATTCACGTCGTACACAACCACGTCGCCTTCGCGCTGCGCGAGCCCGACGAGGGAACGATGCGCGTCGTCGACGCCCTCGGCGCCCCGAGCCCCGTCGTCGGCGAACGCTACACGATCGGGTCGCTCTCGGATCTTCACCTCGGTAGCCGGTACTGCATGAGGGCGCAACTGCGCGACACGGTCGAGTACCTCTACCACGAGCGCGGCGTGCGCGTCATCACGAGCAACGGCGACAACCTCGACGGCGACTACAAGCACGGCCGGTTCGAGGTCTCGCACGTCGGGCTCGAGGCGCAGACCGACGACCTCTACGAGACGATGCCGCAACTCCCGGGGCTCGCCTACTACGCGATCGACGGGAACCACGACGATACGCTCTCCGACGAGTCGGGGCTCGTCGCCGGCAAGTACGTCGAAATGGAGTTCCGTCGGCGCGGCCGCAACGATTGGCACCACCTCGGGCGCCGAAGCGCCTTCCTGCGCGTGGGTGGCGTCGTCATCAACCTGTGGCACCCGAAAGGGTCGATCGGCTACTCGACCGACTACAAGCTCTTGAAAAAGATCGAGAGTTACTCCCCCGGGTCGAAGCCGAATATCCTTCTGACCGGGCACTGGCACCGGTACTGCGTCTGCGAGAGCCGGGGCGTTATCGGGATCGCCTGCCCGACGTTCCAGGCCGGCGGCTCGGCCTTTGGCAACAGCCTCGTCGGTAACCCCGCGCTCGGCGGGCTCGCCCTCTCGTGGCAACTCACGGCCGAGGGGACGATGCGGCGTTTCGAGAGCGAGCGCATCTCGTACTTCGAGCGCGAGCAGATGCGCGACCTCGACGGCCTGACCCACGGGCCGCGCGAAGTGGTCGAGGGCCGGGTCGCCTGATGGGCCGCTTCGAGGTCATCGAGGGCCGCGTCGAGGACGTGCTCCCGACTCTCGATGCCGCGTCGTTCGACGCGGTTATATGCGACCCGCCCTACGGCTATACATTCATGGGCGCCGAATGGGACAAGGGCGTTCCGCCGGCGCCCGTCTGGCGCGAACTCGCGCGCGCCCTTCGCCCCGGCGCGCACGTGCTCGCGGCCGGCGGGACGCGCACCTACCACCGGCTCGCGTGCGCCATCGAAGATGGCGGCCTCACGATCCGCGACTGCGTTGGCTACGCGTGGGTCTACTCGACCGGCTTTCCCAAGTCGCTTGACATCTCGAAGGCGCTCGACAAGGCGGCCGGCGCGAAACGCAGCAAGGTTGTGGGCACGAAGCTAGGCCGACCGGGCATGGCCAGAGACGGCAGCAATCAGCGAAGCGGCTTCGACGCGGCCTTCGGCGGACAGGCCAGCGGGACCATGCCGACCGACATCTTGGCACCGGCAACACCCGATGCCGCCGCGTGGCAGGGCCAAGGCACCGCGCTCGCGCCGGCGTGGGAGCCCTTCGTGCTGGCCATGGCGCCGCTCGAGGGGACCTTCGTCGAGAACGCACGCAAGCACGGCGTCGCCGGCCTCAACATCGACGGCTCGCGCATTCCAGGCGCACCCGGATTGCCTGGTAACAAAGTCGACGACGCCGTGCCTCGCGATCGTACCGCGATGGCCGGGCCCATGGGCAATGTCGGCGCTAGCTATCGAGAGGCGGTCGTCGCCGGGGCCATCACGGGCCGCTTCCCGAAAAACCTTATCCTCGACGAAGGAGCCGGCGCGCTGCTCGACGCGAAGACGGGCGACCGAAAGAGCGGCGCCGTCAAGGGCGGCAAGATGACGCGCGGCAAAGAGGCGGGCGCGCTCGGCGCGTTCGCCGGCTATGTGCAGCCGAGCATCGGCGCCTCGACGGGCGGCGCATCGAGGTTCTTCTACTGCCCCAAGGCCTCGACGAAGGAGCGGCAAGAGGGCTTGCCCGATGGCGTCAAGAACGGGCATCCGACACTAAAGCCAATCGCCCTCTGCCGCTACCTCGCGGGACTGCTCTTGCCGCCCGACACGGGCCGCCCACGCCGCCTGCTCGTGCCCTTCTCGGGCGCGGGCAGCGAGATGATTGGGGCGCTGCTAGCGGGCTGGGACGAGGTCGTCGGCGTCGAGATGGCGCCCGACTTCGCGGCTATCGCCCGCCTTCGCATTGCCCATTGGACGCGCGACGACGCGTCGCCGCCGGCCGCGCAAATCGGCCTGCCCGGAGCCGCATGATCGACCCCCTCTACGTCCCGCCGACGCGGGTGCGCATCACGCGCCCGGCGCTCGTCGCCTCGTTCGCCGGAGCGGCCGCGGTGCTCTTCGGGCGGCCCGTATCGCGCCCGCTCGTCGAACTCGTCGCGGCGCAGGCAGACCACGAGATGGCCGACGACGCCGAGACGCCCGAGGACGACGACGCCTGTTGGGTCTACAACTTCACGGGGCTCAAGCGCGAGAAGAGCAAAAAGGGCGAGAAGGGCAAGCCCTGGACGACGCTCGGCACGCACGAGGTCGTCAAAGACGAGGACGCCCAAGCGTTTATCGACAAGGGGCTCGCAACCAAGGCGAAGTTTCCGCACAAGGCGCCCGTCGGCTATCGAGCGGTGTACTTCAAGAACCTCGGGCCCGAGCGCTCGCATCGGGCGACGCACTTCGCGGCGTTCGGCTCGGCGGCCGAGGGCGCGGTCGCCTCGCTGCTCAAGTACGCGCCGGCCGAGGGCGAGAGGAAGGCGGGCCGGTACGCGACGCCGAAGGTGCTCGCGGCGCTCTACGCGGGCGACCCAATCGCCTTCGCCAAAGCGCTCAAGCCGCTGTACTACTACACGGCCGACGAGGGCGAATACGGCGCGTCGGTCGCGAGCCGCTTGCCCCGCGCGCGCGCCGCGGCCGACGCGCTCGATTGGGGCGACCTCGGCGCCGAGACCTTCGGCGACGGACTACTCGCCCGTCTCGACGACTAGAGGCCCGGGCCGACGCGCGCTACACCGCCCCGGGCGGCCCCTTGGCGGGGGCTTCCCGGGGCGTTCGTCGTTTCAAGGGACCGGGGGCGCAGGCGCGGGGGGCTCGGCCGCCGGCAGGGGGCCGAACCGAACCCAGCGCCGGGGCCCTACCGTCGACACGCCGGTCGATTCGTAGGCGTACACCCAGCCCTCGAAGGCGAACTCGCCGGCGTTCGGCGAGAGGTTGTAAAGGCGGTCGCCGGGCAGCGCGTCGGGGAACGCGGTCGGCAGGGCCGCCTCGGCCTTCGGATCGTAGAGGCCGAGCAGGCGCGGCCCCGACCCGGCGCTCGTGGGCGACGGGGGCGCGGCCGCCTGCGCGCCGACGAGAATGCCGCGGGGGGCGACGGCGAGCCCCGGGCGCGCGTGCTTGCCGTCGGTGACGCCGAGCGCCGAGGGCTGCGCCGCCGGCGAGTGGAGTTTGAACCCGAAGACCTTGGTCAGCGGGTCGTGCACGAAAAAGAGCCGCGAGAGGAGCGCCCCGTAGGCGCCGTACGCCTTGCTCTCGAAGAGCCCGAACTGCCTCGCCGCCGACACGTCGCCGTCGGCCCGCGCGGTCGCGTCGCCGAAGATGCTCGAGGCGCCGTTCGCGCCCGCGATTTCGAACACTTTCTTGGCGACGAAGCGGTTTTGCGCCGTGTAGAGGACCGACGCGCCGCCCTTCGCGTCGACGAGCGACCCCTCGCCCATGGCCGTGATGACCATCGCGTTGCCGTCGAGGAGCGCCGGCCCCTCTTGGTCGTGCGCGACGACGTACTCGGCGCTGTGCTCGGTGTAGCAATCGTCGAAGCGCGCGCGGCTCGGCGCGCCCCCGTTGCCCGTCGCGCGATAGCCCGCGATGTGATTGTTTCGCGTGTGGCAAGACTCGTAGCGGTTGCCGAGCTTCGAAGCGTCGTAGAAGCCGAACCCGTCGTCGTCGACGCGGCGCCGGCCGTTGACCATGCTGTTGACGCCGCGCACGACGCACACGTTTGCGTCGCCGCCCGAGATAAAGACGCCGGACAGGCCGCAGTCGCGAACGGTCCCCATCTCGAGCGTTGCCATTGAGGCGTTGCCGTTCTCGGGCGCGGCGAGCGCGTTGGCAACGATATGCACCCCGTGCCCGGGGAAGCCCCGGACGACGAAGCGGCGCAGGCTCGAGACGCGCTCGAGGTTGATGCCGTGGCGGTCGACGGCCTCGGTGTTCGGCCCGACGTACTCGACGGCGAGCCCCTCGAGGTGAAGGCCCCCGACGGTGAGCGTCGTCGGCGCGACGGGGAACCTCTTGACCTCGATGCCGGCGCAGCCGTGAAAGACGAGCCGCGTCGCGCCGGCTCGGTGGGGCGTGCAGACGCCGGCCATTTCGACCGGGTGGTTGGCGATGAAGGGCGACCACGCGTGGTAGGCGGCGCGACCCGAGAAATGAATGCGCGCCGGCCGGAGGGGGAACCCTTGCTTGACGCCGGCGGTCAGGATCGCCATGATCCTGCCGAACGCCGGCGCGAAGTCGAGGTCGGGGTCGCCGAGCACGTCGGCGCGGTCGCGATCGTCGGCGCGCGGGGGGCCGGAGTAGCCGGGGCGAACGTCGCCGGGCTCCCAGTAGTCGTCGATCAGGAACTCGATCGCGTCCTCGCCGGGGGCGAAGGTCGCGGCGGCCGACATCGGCGCGAAGTAGTTTCGAATGGTGGCGAACGCGCGGCGGAGGGATAGCACCCCGCCAGCGTGACCGCGCGCGCCGCCGCCCCCGCGCGCGCGGCCTAAGTCGGGCAGCCCCTTCGGCGCGGGTGCCAAGCCCCCGTAGGCCCAGCCGACGTTGCGCGCGAGGTCGTCGGGATCGTCGCGGCCGTCGATGAGCAGCGCCGCCGCCGAGATCGTCCACATGCTCTTGCCGAACTCGGCGATAGCCCCCCACTCCGAAGACAGGCCCCAGCCGTTGCGAGGGGCCGCGACGGCCCAGGCCTTCGCCGCGAAGGCTTCGCACGCAGCGTGGTTGTCGGCCGCGTAGCGGCAGATCTCTTGCCGGGCGCGGCTCACGGCGCGTACCCCGGCAGACCGGCCGCGGCGAGGGCTGTCTCGCCAAGCGCGCCGAGCCCAGCGCCGCCGACCTCGCGCGCGATGCGCGCCGCGACGAAGGCCTCGAGCGCGCGCGTCTGGCTCCGGTCGTCGTAGACCGCGGCGAGGTACGACGCCTCGCGCATGGCGCGCCCCGACACGAAGACGCGCGCGAGCACGGGGCCCCAGGCCATCGCGGCGTTGAGCCCGTCAAAGAGCACGTCGCCATCGGTCGAGATGCGCGCGCCCTTGGGCCAAAGACGAGGGGAAAGAAACGCGGCCCTCACGGCGCCCAGCCCTTCGGGGGCCGACGGAAGTAGGCGAGCGCGGCGTGCCCCTTGCCGGTCAGCCGGGACCACGACGCGTCGAGCCACCCCGCCTCTCTGGCAAAGATGCGAGCGTTCCAGTCGGCGGCGTCAGCACGCCCGGACAACCGAGCGGCCGCGCCGCCGCGCCGAGCACGGCGCAGCACGTCGAGAACGTTGGGCCAAGCGGCCTTCGAGCGCGGCACGACGCCCTCGACGAGGTCGAATACGTCGCGCTCGACGCCGTCGAGCGTTGACCGAAAGGCGCAGGCCGCGCCGAGCCTCCGCGCGCGCTTGCCTGCCTCGGCCCAAACGCGGTCGCCGACGCCGCTCATGGCTTGCCCGTGTCGGCAAAGGTCGCGTTCTCCGTCCGCTCTCGCTCGGGCAGGATCGCGATACGAAGCCCGAGGCGGGCGTCGGCGGCGTTCCCAGATGTTAGCATTTTCTCGGCTATCACGAGTTCGCGCGTGAGCCTATCGACCTCGGCGAGCAGCGCCTTGACGTCGGCGATGGCCGTCGAGGGCATCTCGTCGGCCCAGTGCGTTCCGGCGTCTACCCGACGCGCGTGCGCCCACCTCTTCCTGATGCGTTCGATGTAGAAAAACGTTCGGTCTTTGGGGGAGGTCATGGCGACACCTGGTAGGGCACGAGGTCGGTCACATATTTTGCCATGAGTGGGTGTTGGGGGGCGCCGGTCTTGGGCGTCACGGCGATGCACTCGACGGTCTTGTGGTAGATGGTCGCGATTCGGTCGAAGACAAGACCGCGGCCGTAGACGTTGTTCGCGCCCCAGGCCGCGACGACGCGGCCGGCGCGCGCGATGGCCTCGATCAGGTAGCGATCGTTCTCGGGCCCGACGACGTCGACGCCTCGGCGCATCTCGGCGTAGAGCTTTTTCGGGTACGGCGTGACGAGGGCGAACATGTTGACGACGACGAACCGGTCGAAGCCGAGCCGGTCGGCGAAGCCGACGCACTTCGTTACGGTCGGGTCGGGCTTGGTCGCGTCGGCTGTCGAAGGGTTGAGCATCGCGAACACGATCCATCGGCCCTCGTCGGCCGCGCCGGGGCGCGCGCGCCAGAGCTTGTAGCGGTAGCGGCCGCAGGCGCTAAAGGTAGCGCCGCCGGCCCACGGCGGGGGCTTCGGCTTCACGGAGCGCCGCCCTTCTCGGCGTCGACGACGCCGCTGCCTTCGCAGCGCGCGCACGGCTTGCGGTCGTGGATGCCCTCGCCCCCGCACGCGGCGCACGGCGCTTCGCCGCGAGCCTTTTTGAGCGCCGTCTCGGCGACGCACCATTCGATGAACGGGGCGCACCGAACCCACCCGTCGTGTTCGCTTACCTCGGCGTTTTCTCGGGCGGCTTCGAAGCCGTCGGCAAGGCCTGCCTTGAACACGGCGCGCAGGCCCTCGGCGAGGCGCTCGGGCTCCGAGAGGCCGGGCTTGCGCACGCGGCCGGCGGCAAAGACGGCGAGCAGTTCGGCGTCGGTTCTCGATTCGGCGGTCACGCGTCTTCACTCCCGGGCTGCGCCTCGCCGAGGGCGGCGAATGCCGCCGCCGTCGCGGCCGAGAGGCTATCCCAGTCGTCGGCCTCGGGGTCTTCGTCGACGACGCGGTGGGCGCGCCGGGCGAGTTCGAGAAGCGGGGCGCGAAGGGGGTTCTCGTCGGGCGGGGCCGCGCGCTCGACGACGCGGCGCCAGCCCGCCTTTTGCGCTTGTAGCAGCGACGACGCGTCGCCCGGTGGGTTCTCGTACCACGCGTCGCGCTTGACGTAGATCGCTTGCCCCCGGGTCTTGAGCAACTGCATCGCGGCGCCCGCGACCTCGACGTACGCCGGCACGGGCGACATGTTGATAGCCCGCATAAGGGCCCGAAGGGATTGCCCTTCGCCGGGCTTGAGCGCGGCGAGAAAGTCGGCGGCGACGCCCTCGACGTGGGCGTTCCACGCGGCGGTATGGCGCCCCTTCTGGCGCGTCTTGATAGGCGTTTCTTTCATGTCCTTGGCAACGGCCGGCCCTGGCGAACCTTTAGCGGCTTCGCAGCCAGGCGCCGATGGCCACGTCGTGAAGCGTCTTGAGGGCGCCGCGGTAGGCCGTGTCGGGCTCGGCGTGTCGAACGCGGCGCGGTGGCGGCTCGGGTCGGTCGCGCGCGGCCTCGCTGGCGTAGAAGGTGCGCGACCCGTCGGCGTGCGTGACGGCGAGCCCGTCGCGCGACGGCGCGTCGCCCGCACCCCGCGTACGGCCCGTCACGGGGCCACCAAGGCGCCGCGCGCCTCGAGCTTGGCGACGAGGCCCGCTAGGTCTCCGAGCCCGTAGACGAGGCGCCCCGGCACACCGGCGGGGGTGTACGCCCGTAGGTCGCCCGGCGCGTGGCGAACGAATCGCCGGCCGACCCTTTGGATACACCCGTCGGGGAGCGTGTCGGGGTCGGGCCCGTCGCGGTCGGGCTGCCCGCCGTCGACCGAGACCGTGAGGCCGTCGGGCGTCTCGTCGACGACCGAGAGGGCGTGCGCCTGCTGTTTCGCTCGCTCTCCGATGATCACGACGTAACCGGGCCGGGGCCAAGGGGCGTCGAGGCGCGGGTCGCCGCGGCCGGCGCCGGGCACGCGGACGGGAAGGTCGACCCACGCCCCGTAGGCGCGGAGCACGCCGTGAACGAGCACCATCGCGTCGTTCCGACCGGAGTAGGGCCGGCGCAGGCGCTTGTCGTCGAGGCCCGCGTCCTCGTACTCGCGCAGTACACGCAAGGCGCACGTAAACTGTTTTTTGAACAGCGCCATCGCGACGTCGATCGGGTCGCGCGGGTAGAGTAGCGCGGCGCCGTGCTCGAGCCCCTCGCCCGATCCGTTGGGGCCGAGCCCGACCGAGGCGTCGAGCCGGGCGCGCATCGCGTCGAGGGCGCGCTGGCGCGCCGGGTCGGGGTCGGTGTAGTGGTAACTGACGGTCATGCCCCGCAGCGTGACCGCCGAACGAACGCCCCCCTACCGCGCGCCCTAAGAAACGCCCCCGCCGGCGGGGGAAGGTTGGGACCGATCGATCCGCCGGCGGGAGCGAGGGAGACCCTACGCGGTCCCGGCCCGCTGCGCAAGAGCTAGCGTTGGTCCCTAGGCCGCCGCTCGCTTCCCGCCCGGCACGAGGGCGTCGGCGAGGCCCTGCGCGGTCAGGTCGAGGGCGGCGAGCATCTCGCTCGTGCGGGCGCGCTCTTCGGCGATCCGGCGCTCGGCGCGCTCTTTTCGAGCGGTCAAGTCTTGGCGCAGGTTGTCGATAGCGGCGTGCGCGGCGCCGGCTATCGTGAAATAGGCGCCGCCGAACGTGCCGTCGCCTTCCGATCCGCGGGCGGTCACAGAGCAGAACCAGCCTCGGCGGTCGCGATCGTCGGGGTCGACGGCACGGCGGCAGAACGAAGCCTCGGCGCGAATGGCGTCGCCCCCGACGGCGAGCGCCCACGCCTCGTAGAGGCGCTCGGCCTCGGCGGCGAGGGCCTCGGTAGACCATTCGCCGTAGGGGTCGGCGGCTCGTAGCACCTCGCGACCTACGGCGTCGGCCTCCGATTCGTACACCAAGACGCCGTCGAAGTCGTCGGGCGCCACGACCCAAGCGCCGAGGGCGACGGCGTAGGCGCGGCCCTGCGGCGCCGCCGTCGAGAAGGCCTCTGCGAGCAACGGGTGGCCGTTGGCTTTTAGGTACGAATAGATCTGATACCGTTGACAGTTCGTGGCGGCTGGCAAAAGAGCCGCTAGTCCGGCCGCTAGCGCGGCTTCGTTCTCAAGAATGGTGTCGCTCATGACGCGGAAAAGCCCGGGGCCGCGGTTTTCCGCGGCCTTGTCCGGGCCGGGCCGCCTCTGCCGGGCGGGGCGCCGACGGGGCGCTATGGGCTCGCTGGGCCGATCGGTCTATAGTCGCTCCCGGTCGCTACCTCGGCCCGGTTGAGGCGGTCGTTACCCGCCGCGCGCATGGGTCACCTCGTAAGGGAAATGCCTTGTTGCCGGCGCGATCGTGGTCGGGCGCCGGCTCCCGACGTTCTTACCAACGGCCCGGGCCGTCCGGCCGTAAGGGGCGTTTGCTAGGCCCGGCGATTTTTCGCCAGAGGGCGCGCAGGCGTCGGGCCGTTCGGCGCCAGAGCCGGCGCGCGGGCGTGTCCGGGGGCAGCGAGGCGACGAGGCGCTCGACGAGGCCCGGCGGGGGCGCGACGGGCGGTAGGTTCCGAAGCTCGTCTTGCAGACGCAGGTACGCCGCCCCGCGCTCGGGGTCGGGGTGCGGCGCGCTCGACCCCTGCTGCTGCTCAAGGAGCCACGCGACGTCGTCGCGGTCTTCGTCGCGGGGGCCGGTCACGCCGCGACCCTCGCGGCGGCGTCGCGCTCGGCGCGCGCTTGCCTGCGTCCTTCGGCCGACTGCTCGCGTAGGCGGGCGGCGAGCGCCTCGCTTTCGGCGAATACCCCGAGCGATTCGGCAAGGTCGTCGGCCGCGTCGGCCGTCGCTTCGAACGCGCCGGCGAGCGCGCGCAGATCGGCCGCCTCGCCCGGCTCGGCCTTCGCCGACGCGGCCTTGAGCGCCTCGGCCGCCTCGCAGTAGCGGTCGGTACGCCGTTCGCGCAAGCGCGCGACGCCTTGGCGGGCCAGCGATTTCACCGCCCCGACCTCGCCGCCGAGCACGCCGAACATGCGGCGGCCGCAGCAGGCGTTGTCCTCGTACTCCTCGGCCTCTTGGTGCCGGAGCGCTTCGACCGCCGCCGCGTACTCTTTGCGGGCCCGAACGCGCCCCCAGCCCTGGCGGCCGCCGAGCCGAGAGCGGGCGAGCCGCTCGGCCGCGACGGCGGCCAGCGTGTCGGCGTGGCCCTCGAACTCGCACACGTGCATCTCGGCCTCGGCGTAGTCGCCGAGCAGCGCCGTGCGGGCCTCGGGGGCGAGCGGATCGCCCCGGTCGTAGAGACGGCTCGCGAGCGCCGTGGCGCGCGCAATCGCCTCGGCGAGGTCGGCGGGTCGGGCGTTCGGGTCGGCGGAAACGTTGGTCGCGGTCATTGTCCCCTTGTCTTTCTGGCGGCGTCGGCGCCGCCCCTCACGCGGCAAAGCCCCCGGGCGCTTGCGCACGCGGGGGCGGCAGAGGGGCGGGCGTTCGTTAGGCAGTCGAAAATCGGTCGAGCTCGTAGCCGTGCGCCTTCGCGGCCAGTTCGGCGAGTGAGTAAGCTTTTTCTCGCAGGGTCGAGGTGGGCGCGTTCCGGCCGATTTCGGCGCGGAAGCACGAGTAGAGCCGGCCGCTACCGAGGTAGGTGACCTCGACGATGGCGGAGCGAGCAGAGCGACGCTCGAAGGTGGCCCACGCGAGCAAACGAACGGGGGCCGACTTGGGAGCTACGCCGGGGGAGCGGAGGGTTTCGGGGCAGGTCGTCATGTGGGCTTCTAACGCCCGAAGCCCCAGGCTTGCGCTCTGGGGCGGGGGCGGCAGGAGAGGTGGTCGAGTCACGTTTTGAACGTGATTGCGCGCATTGAGCCGATCCGTTGGCTGCTTCCCCGCCGCACGACGCCACGCACAGGGAAGCGCACCATGACCTCGGCGCCAGGCTCGAGCCCAAGGAGCCGAGCGTAGTTTTGCGCCGCTTCCTTCGCTTTTTCAGCGGGCGAACGAACCCAATAGCCGACCCGCGAAACGAGCACTTCAAACGAACGTAGTTGCGCCATCGTCTCACCCTCCGCTGCGCCCTCGGCGCCGCCTCTCACGCGCCGAAGCCCCAGGCCCGGGGGAGGGCTCTGGGGCTCGGCGGATAGCGGGGCGCTCAGACGGCGGAGCACTCCCACGCGCCGTAGTAATACGACCCGCTCTCGACGCCGCGGCGCGAGACGGGGCCGCCGTCGGGAACGAACACGAGCCGGTCGGCCCGCTCTTCGGCGGGGATTTTCGACACTTGGTAGACGTCCAGCCGACGTAGCTCGATGGTCGACGACGCGTGCAGCGCCAGTGCGGCCGCGTCGAAGGCGGCCTTGCCGAGGCCGGAGGCGGCGCGAATGGCCTTGACTTGGGTCGTCTCGGTGACCGAGGAGCGGACGGAGCGCAGGGCAGAGAGGACGGCGGCGGTGTTCATGGGGCCTCGGTAGTTCTCGCCGGCGGTCTCGCCCGCCGACAACTAGAACATACGTCCGAGTGGCGGACTTGTAAAGGTCAAATCGACATCGGCTCGACCGTCCAGGCGCCCGACGAGTCGGGGGAGGCCTCGGCCGGGTCGGGCGCGGCGGGCCAGTAGCAGAGGGCGTGGCCGGCGAGGCAGACGGTCGCGGTCGCGCCGGCGCGGGCGAGGGCCCGGGCGGCCGCCATCGCGGCGCCCTCGTCGCCGCCGGAGGGCTCGACGCGGGGGCGGCCCCCGGGACCGCAAAGCCGAACGGTGTAGGCCGGCGCGGGGGCCGGCGCGGGGCGCCCGAGGCGGCGGGCGAGTCGTCGTACGAGTGCGAGCATGGTCCCTAGTTCTTCCCGAGCCCGCCCCCTCCCCCGGCGGGCCCTTCCTGCGGTTGCTATACTACGCCCCCCCCCGGGAGCGCTTCAGTCGGCCCAGGCCCGGGCGCCCCACCCCCGGGCGCGCGCGGCCCGCACGAGGGCGGGGATCATCTGCGACCGGGGCGTTACCTTCGGGCCGCGCTTGCGGTACTGCGGCGATCGCTCTTGCGGGTGCTCGCGGCAGAGCCGCGAGAGCGCGGCGCCGTCGGCGGCGGTCAGCCGGTAGTCGAGCCGCGCGACGTCGCCGGCCGGGCGGTCGACGGGGTCGAGGGGCCAGCGCTCGGCGGCGGCCGACCGGACGAGCAGCCCGAGCAGGAACGATTCGCTCGCGCCGAGGGCGGCCGCGAGTTCGGCGAGGCGCCGGCGGTCGCCCGCCTCGAGTTCGCAGGTCGAGTGCGTCTTCGTGCCCTCGCTCGCCGGGGCGCGCGCGCGGCCCCGGCCGCCGGCTCTCGAGAGGGTTTTCGGGTCGCTTCGGTCGTCGGTCATGATCGGGGGCGGGCCTCCTGCCCGTCGGTCAACCTACGCCCCTATGGCGTAGGGTCAAGGCCCCGCCCCTAGCGACCGCGGCCGGGCCCGAGCACGAGCGGCATCCGGGCGGCCGCCTCGCGGCGGGCGGCGTTGGCGGCGCGTCGTGCGGCGTCGGCGCGGCGCGAGGCCTCGAGGCTGCGCATCGCGACGCGGATCGCCTCGGCGCCGAGGTCGAGCTTGGCGAGGGTCGGGGAAGGGGCGGGGAACATGCTGCTAACGGCGGTACGGGTCGACATGGGGTTCGTTGGTCTCAAACCTAACGAACGGCCCGGGCCGCCCGGGCCCGTAGGGGCTAATCGACGAGGGCCGGCGGCGCCGGGTCGGCCGGGGGCGGCTCGTCGCGGGGGCAACGCCCGGCGCATTGGCCAAAAACGAGCGGGCTGCCCCCGCTCGCGATCCACCGAAGCGGCCCCGGGTCGCTCTGCCCCCAATGGCTCGGCGGCTTGAGCAGGCACCGGGCGGCGGGCGAGACCAGTTCGAGCCGAAGCCGGTTGCGCGAGCGGCGCACGCCGTCGAGGCCTTCGGGGTCGGCCGGCTGTACGCGGCTAGGGCACGCGGCGCGGTCGGTCGGGGGCGGCTCGCCCTCGAGAACCTCGCACGCGGCGATCGCGGCGATCGCGGCGTCGGGGCCGACGAGGGCGACGAAAAGCTGCGCCGCGCCGAACGCGTCGGCGCCCTCCTCGAGGGTCTCGCCCGAAGGAACGTCGCGCCAGTCGATGACCGAACCGCGCCCGGCCGTCACGCGCGGGCCGTGAAGCACGGCGCCGGCGAGCAGGTGCCGCGCCGCGCGCCGAACGGCCGCGAAGGTCTCGGCGCTCACGTCGCCGACTCCGAGCGGAGCGTCGGAGGGCAGGGTTCGGACGGGCGCCCCTCGGGGGGCGGCGCGCGCCAGCCGTCGCAAGGGGCGCCGTCCTCGTAGCGGGCGAGCACGCGCCCCGTGCGACGGTCGAACGCCTCGACGACGCCCGAGCGGTCGAGGCTCTCGGCGAACGCGTCGACGACGACCTCGGCGCGGCCCTCGTCGGTGCCGGGCCAGCCCCCGTCGAGTTCGACCTTGTAGTCGGTCCCCGCGTCGCCCCCGGTCGTCTCGGTCACGCGCAGGCCGTAGCGCGGAAGGCGCGCGTAGAGGTCGGCCCGTAGGCTGTCCTCGCGGCTTACCTCGGCGAGGTCGGCGGCCTCGGCCGCGAGGCGCTCGCGCTCGTAGGAAACGGTGCTTGTCATGTCCCCTTGTCTTTCTCTGCGGGTCGGCTTCGGCGCCGACCCCTCACGCGGCAATGCCCCCGGGCGCCTTGCGGGGCGCGGGGGCGGTCAGGTCAGGCGGCGACGTCGCAACGGAACGCGTCGGCGCCAGAGGTCAGGTGACCGAGAACGGTGCGGCGAATCGCGTCGAACGCCTTGCCGGCCTCCGTGGGCGGGAACATGTCGGCCCCGCCGGACAGCCCGTACGTCCACCCGCCCGCGCGGTAACGCACCTGCCAGCCCTCGGCGCCGCTCTTGCGGCTGGCGGCGGCGGTGCGCGTCTGTCGGGCGCAGACGATGAGCACGAAATCGAACCGAGGCATCGCCTTGGCGGCGAGCGCCACATCCCAAACCTTCGCCGAAATCGCCGCCTGAATCTCCGCTTTCGTCATGGGGTCTGGTTCCTTTTTGCCGCCGGGTCTCGCCCGCCGACAACGAGAACCTACGACCTAGTGTCGTAGTTGTAAAGGCCCGTCCGGTCGATTATTGCCGAGGGCCTCGGCGGGCGAGCGCCCGAGCCACCAACCCGGCGACGTGCCGTCGGGCCGGTAGAGGGCCATGACGTCGGCGAAGATGGGCGTAGGTACGAGCCCCCCGACGGTCTCCCAATCGCCGCGGCGGGCGGCCTCGCGCACGGCGGTCGAACTCGCGGCCGGGGGCTGAGGCAGGTGAAAATACCGATAGCCCTTGCGCCCAACGATGATCGGCGGGGCGAGCGCGCAGAGTTCGGCCCAGTAGGCCTCGCCCCAGGTCGGCCCCCGCTCGTACGTGTCGGCGCCGACCGCGAACCGAAGGGCCCAGTCGGTGTGCTCGGCGAGCAAGTGCTTGACCGTGCGGAGCGTCAGGCTCTCGCCGCCGAGCCGGCCCTCGACGTCGCTCACCTCGGCGCGGGGCACCCAAGCGAAGGCCTTGCGGGCCATCGCGAGGCGGGCCTCGAAGGGGGCGAGGCTCTTGCCGGCCTGCTGGTAGCACGGCACGACGAGCACGCGGTCGACCTCGCCCGAGAGGGCGATGCTCGCGGCGGCGACGACGTGCCCGACGTGGGTCGGGTCGAGTGAGCCGCCGTAGAGGGCGACGCGCGTCGGGCGGGGAGAGGGGGGCGTCATGGCCGGAGCCTGGCGCGCCGCCGGGGCGGGCCGCGCGCCGGGGGCCGCTACCGCGCGGCGCCGAGGCACCACGCGACGAGCCGGTCGTGCTCCTCGGCGGCGGGCCCCTCGATCGAGACCGTACGCGCGAGCGCGTCGGCGGCCGCCCCCGGGGGCGCGCCGTCTCCGCCGCCGAAGCGCTTGGTCGACGGCGGCTCGTCCTCGCCCCCGGCCGGCGGGGGGTCGGAGCGGGGCGCCGCCGGGAAGGCCTGGCGGTAGGGCCCCGGCGGGGGGTCGGAGCGGGGCGCCGCAGGCCGAGGCCGGGCCCGCGGTGGCTTGGCGGCGCCGAGGCCGCACAGGGCCGCGAGGGCGGCGAGGGGCGAACGGCGCACGGCTACGCCCCCTCGGCCGGCGCGGGCGGCAGGTTGCAGATGACGACGTAGGCCCGAACGGGGTGCTTGGTCTTGAGGTTTCGAAACCCAATCATCGCGCGCCGGAAAACGTCGCGGTCGACCGAAACGTCGACGCGCCAGCCGGCGGCGTCGTCGCTTTGAAAGACGAGCCGCGCGCGCCGGCGCCACGAAGCGCCATGGCACGCGCCGAAGTCGTAGTCGGGCTCGCGCGCCTCGACGAGCGTAAAGGGTTCGGCCGCATCGCCTCGTTCGCCCGCAACGCTTGCGAACCGCGCGAGGGCCCCGGCGAGCGCCCCCGACTGCTCGGCCGACGATAGGGCGGTGGCGGCAAGCGCGAGCGGCCGCGCGTCCTCGGCCTCGCGGCACCGGGCCTCGAAATAGGAGGCCTTGGTCGCGAGCAGCCAGACGAGCACGCGGTCGCCGACGCCCGCGGCCGTATCGGTCGGCTCGACGGCGAAGCGCTCGACGTGGTCGGGCCACCAGCGGGGGCACGCGACGCGGAGCGCCCAATGGTCGACCGGGTCGCGCTCGACGGTAAAATCTGCGGCCCGCACGTCGGTGCGCGTCGGCCGGGCGGAAAGCACGCGGTCGACGACGAGGTCGGCGAAGGTCTTGGCCATCAGCCGACCCCGAGAAGCGCGATCGACGCGCCGTAGCGGCGCACGGCCTCGGAGCAACCGTCGCGGTCGTCGGCGATGCGCGCGCGGAGCACGCGGCGCAGGCCCTCGAGGTCGGCGGCGAGCCCGATCGGGCGGTTGTCGACGCAGAATACCTCGCGCTCGGCGCCAGACAAAAACGTCGCGCCGATCGACGAAGGCCGGACGAAAAAGCCGACCGTCGGGCCGTCGCGCTCGATGCTTAGGGCGAGGTCGGGACGCTTGGCGAGCCCGGGGGCGAAGGCGAGTTTTGCCGCCTCGAGAAGGCGGCCGGTCTTGTACGGGTCGAGGGGGGCCTGGTCGTCGGTCATGGTTGGTTTCTCCGCCGAGGGGTACGGCCCGCCTCGGCCGGCGCGTAAGGGCTTTTTCGGGAAGGGCAGCGGAATCGTTCGGGCGGCGGGGTCGCCGGGCGGGGCGCCCTCGGCCATCGCGTCGAGCGCGTCGGCGAGGGCGTCGTCCTCGGTGTCGAAGAGGTCGGGCCGCCCGCGCCCCGTCGGCAAACTGCGGGCGTGGGCGCCGACGAGAAGCTGCCCGAGGCGCAGCGCGGGACAGGCGAGCCACGCGGCGAGCAGGGCCTCGACGACGAGGCGCTTTTGCGCGGGCTCGGCGGCGCGCCCCGGGGGCGGCCCGGGGAAGTGGCGCGGCGGGCTCATCCGAACGGGCAGCTCTCGGGCGCTGGCTCGACGCCGAGTTCGTCGCACGCGTCAAGGATGGCCTGGTGTTGGCAGCACGCTTCGGTAAACCGGGCCGTGGCCGCTTGGGCCGACCGGTCGGCCTCCTCGGCGTCGCGGCCCGAACGCTTGGCGAGGTTGGCGACGAGGTCGAGTACGGCGAGCAGCGGCTCGTCGTTGCGATCGGATCCCCACGCGTGCGCAACGCCCGACGCGACGATCGCCGGGCCCTGCTCGTCCTCGGGGCAATGGCCATCGAACGTTTCGACCAGTTCGGCGACGTACTGGCCCGACGAGCCCGGCGCCCCCGGGTCGAGCAGCCGAAGCTCGAACGAGCGCCCCGTGTAGGCCGACTCAACGGCGCGCTCGAGCACGGCGATGGCCTTGCCGAGGCCGCGCACCCGGCCCTCGACGGGGGCCGTTCGGTAGGCGGGTATCATGGCGCGGCCTCGGGCGTGCGCGGCAGGACGGCGGTCCTCCCGGCGGCGTACGTCGCGGCCTTCGCCTCGCAGCGGCCGGCAAGGTAGCGCGCCGCCTCGTCGAGGGCGGAGAGCGAGCCGTCGTTGCGCACGACGACGTCGAAGATCGCGTCGGGCAGATCGCCGAGTTCGCGCTCGCTTTGGTGCGCGCCGGCGTCGCCCGCGAGCCCGGCCCCGGGCCGGACGATCCGAACGAGCAGGGCGCCGACGTCGGCGAACGCGAAGAGTTCGTTTTGAAAGCGCGCGTCGTCGAAGACGAGAAGGCCCGCGCCGCCGGCGGGCTCGTCGGCCTCGGCCATGCGGCGGGCGGCGTCGATCCAGACCCGCGGGTAGATCTGCCGGCCGACCTCGGTGCCGAGCTTCTGAAGCGCCTCGCGCGGCGTCAGGCACGTGCCGTCGGCGCGGGGGAAGCGCGGGTCGGGCCGGTTTCTCGCCTCGCTCGGGCCGTAGAGCTGCGCGTGCGAGAAGCCGAAGACAATCGCCGCCGCTTGCTTGAGCGGCGCCGCGAACGACGACCGAAGAAAGCCGTGGTTGCGTACGAGGGCGGTCGCGAGCGTGCTTTTGCCGGCGCCGGCGGCACCGGACAAGAGAATGACCTTCATGACTTGAACCTCACCCTTTCGTTGACGGCCGCGAGCACGCTCGCGACCAGCGGCCAGAACCCGCGCGCGGGGTAGGCCATGACCTCGAACCGTTCGTCGACGCCGGTGACCAGGCACCGGCCGCGGCACGCCTGGGGCATCGCCTCGCCCGGGTCGCGCGCGCCGACGCCCTCGATTTCGGCCTCGCCGAGCACTTCGTCGAGGGCCTCGACGCCGCCGGGCCGCAGAATGACTTTGACGATGATCATCTCGCGTGGCCTTTCAAAACTCTAGAACTTCGTTGACCGGCTCGGCCGCGCGCGGCCGCAGCGGCGCGGGCCGGTAGCCTGCTGTTACGACGACCTCGAGCACGTCGCCGCGCGCGTCGGCGTCCGCGGCGATCGAGCGGGGGGCGGGCAGGGGCTCGACCCGAAACGGGTGCCCGGCGTACCAGCCCGTGACCTTCTCGGTCAGACCGTTCGAGGCCATGACCTTCGCGCCCCGGCCGGCGGCGGCGCGCAGGGCCGCGGCGAGCCGCGCTTGGTCCTTGTCGCCGAACCCCTCGGCGGTGTACGCGGTGAACGATTTCTTGCCCGGCGGCGCGTCGTAGGGCGGGTCAGCGTAGACGAAATCGCCGGCCCGCGCCGCCGCGACGGTCGCGTCGAACGGGCAGCAGACGAGTTCGGCGCGCGTGCGGCGCAGGGCGTCGGAGCAGGCGTAAAGGTTCGCCTCGCCGAGGTCGGGGGGGAGCCGCTTTTTCCCCCAGGGCGTGTTCATCCGGCCGTCCCCCTTGTTGACCCGATAGAGCCCGTTGTAGCAAAGCCGGTTGAGGAAGATCATCCGGCCGGCGACCTCGCCCGGCTCGAGCGCATCGGGGTCGAGAGCGCGCGCGGCGTAGTAGTCGGCCTCGGCGATGACAACCCCCTCGGGGGCGAAGCGGCGGAAGGCGTTGGCGACGCCCGAGGGGTCGTCGCGCACGGCCTCGTAGGTCGTGACGAGTTCTCTGTTCGCGTCGGCGAGCAGGGGGCGCCGGCCGTCGAGCCGGCCCTGCGCGGCGAGCTCCCAAAAGAGGGCGCCCCCGCCGAGGAAGGGCTCGACGTAGCGGCCGCGCCAGCCACCGCGCGGCAGGCGCGCGAGGAGCGACGGCATGAGGCCGCGCTTGCCGCCGGGCCAGCGCAGGAAGGGCTCGGGGCGGGCGGTCATTCGGGCGCGCCGACGTTCTTGCACTGCTCGGTTCGCTCGCGCTCGACCTCTTCGAGCGCGCCGCGGGCGCAGCGCAGGGCGGTCTTGAGCCGGTCGACGGCCAGGCGGGCGCGCTTGACGCGTTCGGCGGCGCTCGGGTGAACGCGCTTGTGCGTTCGGTTGACGACGTCTAGATCGCGGCTCGCCAAGAACGCCGCGCTGGCCGCGCGACCGGCGAGTTCCGACGCGTTTGGGTTCGGGTCTGGTTTCACGCAGCCTTCTTTCTCGAGGCCTTGGGCTTCGGGGCGCGCTTGGCTTTCGGCTCGGCCGGGCGCGCGACCCGATCGGCGAGCACCTCGTGCGGGGCGACGACGATGACCTTGACGCGCGCGCCGAAGTGCGCCGCGTCGACGCGGCGGATCGGGTTGAACCCGGCGATGCGTCGGTCGTCGGGAAACGCCCACCCGTTGAGCCCGTCCCCGATCGCCTTGAACACGTTGTCGAGATCGGCGTTGTCGGCGGCAAGCGTTACGTCGGCCTCGACGAAGTAGCGCGCGCGGGGGTCACGCCAGCCGCCGGGGGGCCAGCCCGAGAAGGCCATCGCGGCGGCGGCCGACGCGCGCACGGCGGCCTCGTAGTCGAGCGTGCGCTTCGGCGTGTAGGTGAGCGACCCGCCGCGCACGACCCGCGGGCGCTCTTTGGCGACGGGGCGCGCCTCGACGACGAAGTCGAGCGTGGCCAATCCCAGGCCGAGAGCACGGGCTTGCTTGTGGAGGCCGGCGCGCTCGTAGGTCGGGGCCCAGTCGCCGAGCGGCCAGGCGAACCGAGGATCGGTCGACGCGCGCAGGGCGGGCACGCCGGGCGGCGGGGCGGGCTTGGCTGGCCGGCGTCGTCGCTTGCCATTCGCGCCGCCCTTGCGGGCCCGCGGCGGCCCCTTGGCAGGCGCCGCCTTGGCCGGACGGGCCGGAGGGCGGCCGCCGGTCAAGAGGGCCGCGGCGGCGTCGCCGTGGCTCTTGCGCACGGCCTCGACGAGATGAAGGGAAGGTGGGCGCCTCACGGCCGGCGCCCCCGAGCCGCCGACACAAAAACGGGGCTGGCCGCGCGTCGCTTTTCGTCGTCGATGCGCCGGCCCTGGCGCGCTCGGTAGTTGAGGCGCTCGATCAGCCGGTCGAGTTCGGCCACGCCTTCGAGCACGTCGGCGAGTCGGACCTTGCCGCCGTGCTTGTCGTCGGCGTCGACGTCTCTTAGCCGGTGCCCCATCATCTCGAGCCACGCCCCCGTAGGCAGGCCGTCGGCGAGGGCGAAGATCTCCTCGAGTACGGCGGCGTCGACCGGGACCGTCGGACGGCCGAGGAACGGGTCGGCGATGATTTCGCGCAGGCCAGGAGGGTAGAGCTCGGCCTCGGCCTCGCGCGCGAGGTGCCGTACCTGGGCCATCGTCTCGGGCTTCGGCTGCGGGCCGGGCGGCGAGACCCGGCCCACGCCGTGGCAGACGTCGCAAGGCACCTCGGCCTTGTGACCTTTGCCGCCGCAAAACTGGCAAGCGACGAGGGCGGTCACGACAGCCTCCGGTTTGCCCGGTAGACGATCCACCGGCGGTGCCGAGACGAGCCGCCCTCCCAAAACGGGTAGCTCATCGCGTCGATCCAGTGCACCGACGCCCACTCGGCCCGGCCCCGTAGCCGGCGCTTCGCCGCGGCCAAGGCCGACCGGAAGCGACGGTACACGCGCGGCAGCGTCGCGCCGTCGACGGCGACGCGCCAGCGGCCAAGGCCGCGGCGCGAGCACGAGAGTTTCGCGCGGCCGCTCATGCGGGCACCGCCGAGACTTCGCAGAGGCGCGCCCGGCGATCGCGGGCTCGGCGCACGATCTGGCAGATGCGGGCCGCCGTTACCCCGAGTTCGGCCGCCACCTCGACCTGTTTCTTGCCGCCCTCGACGGCGGCGAGAACGCGCGCGTCGCGCTCGATCGCCTCGGCGACGGTCGACGGGCGCGGGCAGGCCATGCTGAGGGGCGCGCTCATCGGACGACCTCGTAGACAACGGCGCCGCCGGCGGTGCGCTCGCCGCGGCAGGTCGACCCGCACGGGACGACGCGGCCCGGGCCGCGCGGGGGGCGCAGCCGCGACTCGACGGCGCTTAGCCAAACGCCGCCGCCCGCGTCCTCGTAGAGGTTGCGCGGCGCGCTCGGGCTCGACGCCCGAAGGCGCCCCCCGGACGGGGGGAGTCGTAGCCCCCGGGCCCTCGGGCAACGTAGAACCGCGGCGCCTCGGCGCCCCTTCTCGCTCTCGACCATATCGACCGCTCCTTTGCCGGCGCGCCCGCGCGCGCCCTCCGGTAAGGGTGACGGCCGACCGGGGGCGGCGCGTAAGGGCGCAAGCGCCCGGGCACCGACGAAACTCTACGGCCCGGCGGGTCGCTCGCCTCGCCGCCGGCCGAAGGGGGCCGGGCTCGGCGGCGGACGACAAAACGCCGACGCCCCGAGTCAGCGCTCGGGGCGTCGCGCAGGCGGCGGTGTCTCCCGGGCCGCTAGCCCGGGCTTGAGACGAGGGGCGTGACGTCGATCGTCGGCGCGTCGTGGTCGTCGTCGGGCTCGTCGGTCGTGCGGAACGGCGGCGGCGCGATCGCGTTTGCCGCGGCGTGAAGCGGCGAGAGCCCGCAAAACGTGCGCTCGTTGCGCGGCACGTCGTCGTCATGGCGCCCGACCGTAATCGACGGTGACTTGGCGCGCGCCTCGGCGATGAGGGCGTCGCTCTGCCGCGAGAGCCGGGCGGCGCGCGCCGCTTCGGCCTCTGCCAGTTTGCGCCACCAGCGCGCCTCGCCCCGGGCGAAGAGCAGCGCGCGCTCGGCGGCGACGCGCCGGCGGCGGTCGTCGAGCACGACGGCGAAAAGACCCCAGAGCACGAAAAACGCAAGGCCGACGTAGATCATGGTTCCCAACCTTCCCTCTTGCGGGGGCGCCGAGCGCGCCCGCGTCTTTTGCCAACGGCCGCGCGGCGCGGCCCCTAAGTGCGTCTCAGCGATCGGCCTCGACGGCCGCGAGGGCCGCCTCGCGCGTCGGGTAGTACCCGTTTTTCGACCCGGGCAGATTGTCGTAGGCGTGGTGCGGGCACGGGCTGCCGCCGCCCCCGAAGAACTCGGCGCGCCAGGCGCCGACGAACAGCCCGTCGGCGGACGAGACGACCCAGTACGTTCGGCCGTCGGCGCGGGCGTAGACCTCGCCGGTTGACCAGTCGCGGAAGACCTTCGTGCCGGACGCGGGCGCCGACGCGTGGTCGCATTTCGTTGCCTTCATAACGCCCGAAGCCCCCGGGCGCCGGTCAAGGCACGCGGGGGCCGGGCGTCGGGCGGGATCGGTCAGAAGGCCTTGCCCTCGACGATAAGGATCGTTTCGTCGGCGACCCGGTCAACTTCCTCGGCGAGGTCGCTCCCGTCGGCCTCGACGGAGCCGCACGGGTGCACGACCAACTCGCCCACCGTCGGGCCGTCCGCTCCCTCTTTGCGAAGCAAAACCGCGAAGCGAGGCGACCGGGCGGCGCGCGCGTCGGCCTCGGGGTCCCAGCCGACGCGCGCGGTGGCGCCGATCTTGGCGGCGGCGAGCACAACGGCGATGAGGCTATCTTTGGCGACGCGGGTAGGCTTGGAAACGGTCGACATGGGGGTCTATCTCCTGCGCGGTTCGGGGGGGGTGTCGGTTCAGGTCAGGCCGGGGTCGTAGGCGGAGACCCACGCGTCGGCGCCGGCTTCGTCCCACGGTCGGCCGAGAAAGGCCGCGTCGCGCTCCGTCCGGTAGGCGCCGAGGGCCTCGGCCTCTTCGGGCGACTCGCGGTGGCTCACGTCGTCAATCGGGTCGTAGGTCGTCACGGTCGGCTGCTCGTTCGGTTCGTCGGGGGTCTTGCCCGCCGACAACCAAAACCTACGACCGAGTGCCGTACTTGTAAAGGGGGCGCCCGTGCGATTGTTGCGGCGAGGCTTCTTTCGGCCCTGGCGTCGCTACCGCGTCGAGGCGATTCCCGGGCCGGCGAGCGAGGTCAAGGGCTGGGCGTCTCGCCCCCGCCCCCGGTATCCCAACCAAGCAAGAACCGCCCGACAGGAGGGCGGGGCGGGACGACTACCTGCCGCAGTTCCCACTCGGGCGCGGCCGTAACGTCGATCTGGTCGACGACCTGACGGGCGATCTCGCCCGCCTCCCTCAGGTAGATCGTGGCATCGAAGCGCAGCCATATGGCCCTCTCGGGCCCCAGCCTGGGGAGAGAGAGACGGGCGATCGATCGGTCGGCCCAGCCGACACGCCGAGTAGCGTCGGCCAACTTCTCGATCGCCCAGGCCCTCGCCGGCCCGGTCTCCCGGCCGCGCACCTCGCGTTCCAGAGATGCCGCAGAGCACCTCGCGAGGTGCTCTTGGGCACACTCGATCATTCCCGCGGCGTGGAGCCGCAACTCCCAAATCTCCGGCCAGTTCTTGTCGTGTTGCATCTTCTCTCCTCGCCGGCATCGCCGGCATCGCCGGATGTCGTGGTTGCGGCCGAGCCGCGCCGTCGAGGCCCCACGCGGGGGCGCCGGCGGCGGGGAGCGCCCGCGCTCGGGTCAGCCGAGGCGGGGGATCAGCGCGTTGACCGACTCCCACACCAGCGCGGCCGGGGCGTAAAAACGCACGGGCTCGCCGACCGAGCCCCGACGGCGGTCGACCCGCACGCCGGCGTCGCGCAGGGCGACGAGCAGGGCGCGCGAGTGGCTCGCCGCGTCGCGGGCGGCGTAGTCGATCGCGTCCGATAGGCTCGGCGTCGACGCGCCCCACGGCGCTTGCTCCTTCAGCCCGCACCACGCGGCGATCTCGGGCCACTCGGCCCAGCCGCGGCCGGCGCGCCAACGGCCGGCGAGGACAACGAGCGTGTACGCGAGGCCGAGCCCCTCGTAGTCGACGCCGCCTCGGCCGGGCCCGAGGTCGGCGAGGGCGTCGCCGTCGTCGGTCGCGTGGTAGTCGTCGACCGTGCAGATAAAAAAGTCGTTGACGCACCCGGTGTCGCGCAAGGCGATCATCGCCTCGGCGCGCTCGGCGGCCGAGGCCGGGCGGCCCTCTCGGATGTGGGTCAGGGGAACGTCGCGCCAGCTGGGGTTCTTGGTCTTCGGCATGGGGTGGTCTCTCACGCGGCAAAGCCCCCGGGCGCTTGCGCACGCGGGGGCGGTTCAAAGGGTCGGGCGGCTATTGCGCGCGTGTAAAAAGAACGATGTTGTCGAGCCGCGTGACGGCTCGCCAGGGCTTCGGGGTCTGCCCAGGATAGCCACGGAACCGGCGAAGCGTTGGGCGTGCCTGCAAAATTATGCCGGCGTCCGCGTCGTGCCAAACCAAAAGCCGAGTCGTTCGCTTCATCGTCTTACCCTCCGAAGCGCCATCGGGCGCCCCTAACGCCCGAAGCCCCAGGCTTTCGCTCTGTGGCGGGGCGTCGGTCGGGCCCCCCGGCCCGCCTTTCAGAAGTCGTCGTCTTCGTCGGCGTCGTAGGTCCCGAGGCCCTGAAGGCTCTCGTCGAGGGCCTTCCAAGCCTCGATCTCTTTGAGGCTCTTTTCGGCGCGTTCTTTTTCGGAGGCGTTCATGGGGTCGGTCTCTTTCGTTCGGCGGCGGCGGTCTCGCCCGCCGACAACGAGAACCTACGACCGAGTGGCGTACTTGTAAAGGCCTGCCGATCAAAAAGGCAAATCGAGGCCGAAAAACCACGTCAGCGGCAGGGCCGACCCCTTGCCGTGGTTGCAGTCGCCGCAGGCGGGGGCGACGTTGCTCGGGTCGTTCGGCCCGCCTGCGGCGAGGGGGTAGACGTGCTCGAGTTCGAGGGGCACGCCAGAGGCGCCGCACCACCCGCAGCGGTGACCGAAGAGGTCGAGCAGGCCCCGCCAGTCGGCCGCCGCGAGCGTGCCGCCGACGCCCGCGCGCCGGGCCCGCGCGCCGGCCCGCGTGACCTGCTTTCGCTCGAGGTACTTCGCCTTGTGCTTGCGCTCGGAGGCGACCACTTGGCCGGTCTTGCAGGCCTTGCAGCGCGAATCGAGGCCGTCGTAGGTTCCCGCCTTGCGGTGAAAGGGCCCGGCCCCGCCGCATTGCCTACACGCCTTCGTCGGGACCGCCGCCACCGCGCACGCTGCCGTCATGCCCGAAGGCAACGGCCGAACCCGACGGCGGCTAAGGGCGGCCGACGAAGAACGGCGCCGAGCGCCTCGGCGGCGGCGCGTACGAGCGGGTGCGCCGCGAGCGCCTCGAGCGCCTCGGGGTCGGCCGCCGCGGTCTCGACGCGCTCGCCGGGGGCGGGGCGCTCGCCCTCGTAGACCGCGCCGAGCTTGACGAGCACGCGGGCGAGCGAGCCGCGGTGGCACCGCTCGGGCCCCGGGCAGTGGCAGAGCAGCGTCACCTCGGGCCGGGCGAGCAGCGCGGCGAAGGGGCCCCGGTCGGCCCGGTAGCGGGCGCGGAGCTCGGCGAGGTAGGCGGCCTCGTAGCGGGCCCAATCGGCGTCGGCCTCGGCCGACGAGCGGCGCTGGCGGCGCCGGGCGAGGTACGGCCGGAGGAGCCCCCACGACGGGGCGAAGACGACGCCAAGCGGGTGAGCCCCGGCCCTCGAGACGTCGAGCCCGTCCTCGGCCCGGTAGGCGCCGACGCGGCCCGTAAAGACGCGGCAGGGGGCCGGGGCGGCTTCGGCCATCGGTCGGCCTACCGGTAGCGGGCGGCGCGGAGGGCGTCGACCGTAAACCAAGACCCCTTGCGCTCCGGCCCGATCACATAGGCGAGCCCGGCGACGTCGCGGCCCGGGTCGGGCACGTGGTGGTCGAGCGCGTAGCCGGCCGCGACGAGGTCGCCGAGCCGGCGCGCGGGGTAGATGCTCATGCGCGCCGGCTCGCCGCCGATATGCACGACGGCGCACGTCGCTCCGTGGTCGGCGAGCACCCACGAGAGAAGTTCGCCGAGCGACGTCGACCCCTCGCGCCACGACCGGACGGGCTCGGGCGCTCGACCGGCCCGCGCGGTCGGCGTCACGCCCCGCCCCCCGGGAACGCACGCACGCGCAGGTGCTCGGGCCACTCGTCGGGGTCGCCGCCCTTAGGGTGCTTGGCTCCGTTCGCCTTGGCCCAGGGCGAACCCAACTGCTTAACAAACACGTCGGCGCCGGCAAGGTAGCCCGCGTGGACCGCCGCGTCGAACCACGCCATTTCCGTCGGCCGCGCGCCGGGCCCGCTCTCGCCCCCGACGATGAGCCAGTCGACGCCGTCGATGCTCACGTTCGTCAGGTCGCCGAGCAGGGGCTCGGCCGAGACGAAGCGCACGGCGGCGGGCGCGTGGCGCAAGTGCGTGATGCGTCCGGCGACGGCGGCCGACTCGACCGATGTACCGAGCCAGACGTTCGGGAGCGGCCAGCCGGGCCACGCCTCGTTGCCGGGAACGCGGCGGCGCACCTCGCCGACGAACTCCGGCGACTCGAAGAGGTCCGACGCGCGCGCGGGCCGCTTGGTCAAGACTTGGTAGGTATGGCGCGGCGTCGCCGCCATCGTCGCGAACGCCTCGTGCAAGACCTCGGGCGGCACGTCTTCGTGAAAGGTGTCGCTCAGCGAGTTGACGAAGATGCGCCGCGGCTCGCGCCACGACATCGGCGTGCGGAAAAACTTCGGCACGGGGCGGACCTCGCCGGTCCAGACCGGGCCCTTTTTGCCGAGGCGCACGAGCCCGGCGTAGGGCAGGCCCTCGGCGTTGAACCGGTAGGCATGGCGCTCGGCGTAGCAGTGCTCGCAGCCGGCGCTCACGCGCGAGCAGCCGCGCAAAAAATTCCACGTCGCGTCGGTCCACTCGATCTTCGACTGGTCAGCCATCGGCGCACACCTCGTAGTAGTAGGCCTTGATCGCCTCGGCGCACGCCGTCGGCCGGAGGTGGTCCTCGACGCCCGAGCCCCGAAGGCCAGGCGCGAGGTTGAGGTCGGTCGCGAACATCGCGCCCCAATACGAGACCGCGAGGTCGATCGCGAGAAGCGGCGACTTGTAGATCCGCATGAGGTGCTCGCAGAGCGCGTCGACCGACGGCGGCAGGGTCGTCGCCTCGACCTTGATCTCGTCCGTGCCGACGTTCGAGCGCCAGTCGCCGGGGCTCCGGTAGCGGAGCACGAACCCGAGCGCGCCGACGCGGAGCCAGCGCACCGACTCGCCGCCCGTCGCCGGGTGCGGGACGAACTCGGCCCAGCACTCGTGGCCGAGCACGCCGGCGAGCGACCCGAGGCGCTTGCCGAGCCCCTGATGCATCGTCTCGTCTTCGTAGACGACGACGCGCTCGCCGAGGCCGACGCGCGACCGGCCCGAGGCCGGGTGATGCTGCTCGCGGCCGATGCCCCAGCGCGGTACGCCGCCGCCGGTGAGCGGGAAGCGCTCGAAGGCGCAGGCAAGCGCGTTGAGTTGCTCGCGCCGCGTCGGGAAGTCGTCGCGGGTATTGCGCCGCCAGACCGGTACGCCGGGCCCCCGCCGGTCGAGCATACAATCGTAGTAGTCGGTGTAGGGGTACGGCGCGAGCGCCAGGGGGCCGGTCATCGGAGCCCCCCGGGGCGCCACGTCGCCGGGCGCTGCGCGCGACACGTCGAGCCGAACGACCAGCGCCCCGGGCACTCGACGGGCAGGATCGCTTTCCCCCCGCCGGGCGCGTCGTAGGCGAGCGTGCACGAGACGTAGCCGTCGCCGTCCGTGTCGTAGTCGGCGCAGACGGCGCGCGCGCCCTCGATCCCGGTCTGCTCGGCGAACGCGCGGGCCTCGCGCGCGGCGGCGTCGCCGGCGGGGCGCACCGCGACGACGAGCGCGACGAGAGCGGCCACGCAGAAAAACAAGATCGAGCCTTCTTTGACGTTCACGAGAACCTCCAGAACGAGGGGCGGCCATCGGGGCGGCCGAAGACAATCGACGTGGCGGTGCCCACGGCCAGCGCGGCGAGCGCGCCCGCGGCGAGGGCCGAGAGGAAGGCCGAGGCCGCACAGGCCCCGGCGAGAAGGGCGGCGCGCTTCATCGTTGGTCGGCCCCGTAGCCGACCGCGCCGCTGGGCACGGAGGCGCGAATGCCGCGCGCGACAGCCTCGAGAGCCCCGGCGACCCGGAGCGCCGCCTCGTCGCCGACCTCGGATCGAGCCTTGCCGGGCGAGAGCGCGACGCAGTCGGGCGGGTCGCCGAGCGCGCCGTGCTCGAGCCGAAGGTCGGCCGATCCGTTCACGGGGCAGACCGTGACGACGACGCGCGGCCGCTCGAGAGTCACGCTCACCGAGCGTTCGAAGGTCAAGCGCGGCTCGCTCACGGCGCGCTCCCGGCCGGCGCGCGGCCCTCTTCTTTGGCGGCGTAGTCGGCGAGGGAGTAGCCCGCCGGGTACCGCGCGGCGAGTTTCGCTTGGTTGGCGGCCATCGCCGCGGTCAGGCTCGAGCCGCACCACGCGAGGCCGTGGGCGACGAGCGCGACGACGCGGCCGACCGCGTCGAACACGTCTTCGCGGGTTACGTCGTTGCCCGCCGAGAGTAGGTCGCCCGCGACGGCCATCACGCGCGCGAAGAGACCGGCCGGCACGAGCACGACGGCGTTGCGCACGGCCGCCGGCGGAACGTCCGAGGCCGCGCACCAATCATCGGCCCGGACGGTCAGGTCGCCGACGCACGCGCTAAGCGGCACGCCGATCGCCTCGGCGAGGTAGGCGCAATACCAAAGCACGTCGCCCGACTCGTCGTTGAGGCGATCGAGGTCGACGGGCCGGCCGTGAAAGGCCGACTTTTTGATGACACCGAAGAGTTCGCCCGCCTCGCCGGCGAGGCTCGAGGCGCCGTAGAAAAACCGGTAGGTCATCGGCTTCGGCTCGCGCGACTGACCCGAGCGCGTCATCGCCTCGGCTTGGTACGCGTCGAGTTCGGCCGCGTCGGCGGCGACGCGCGGGGGCTGCGGGGTGGTCGTCATTTCGTCGGGGTCCTTTCGTAATGCTTGCACGTGTCGCCCGGCGCGCGGGCTTTGCCGTAGAGCCGCTCGACGGGGCCGTCGAACCAAAACCCGTGCGACTGAACTTTCGGCCGGTGCGTCGCGTCGAGCGAATAGCAGGCGCCGCCGGCGGGCCCGCTCGCGAGGTAGTGCGCGCAGCCCGAGCAGAGGCGCGGGGGCGGCGCGGCGATGGGGAGGCTAGCGCCTGGCACGGGCGCCCCCCTTGCTCGGGGCCTTCGCCGCGGCCGGGGCCGGCGCGCGCGCCGCGCCGTAGGGGCGCCAGACGGGCACCCCGAGGCCGCGCGCGGCGCGCACGGTGTACTCGGTCCCGTTGCCGCCCGGCAGGGCGACAACGAGGTGCGGGCGCACGGAGGCGAGCATCATGTCGTTGCGCTCGAGGGGGGCGCGCCGCCCGGCGCGGTCGTAGTCGGCTTGCGTGACCGGAAAGCGCAACCGCTGGTCTTGCGGAACGCCGCGCGCGTCGGCCCAGGCGTCGGCGAGTCGGTCGGCGCCCTCGGCCGCGCCGTGGGCGAGAACGGGACGAAAGCGCGGGGGGAACTGGAGCGCTCGGTAGGCGCCGGCGACGACGCGGTCGCACGCGAGGGCCGCGCCGGCGAGGTCGTCGTAGGCGCGGCCGCCCGTCACGACCCAGCGCACCTCGTCGACCCAATCGGTCGGGCGCGGGTACGGCACGAGCGGGGCCATCGCGGCGTGGTTCGGCGCCATCGACCACGATCGCAGGAGCGCCGAGACGACGCAATCCTCCGCGACGGCGCGCACGAACGGAGATCCGCCGCGCGCGCCGAACGGAACGAGGCCGCCCTTGCCGTCGGTCCAGGCCTCGAAGAGGTTCCCGCGCTCGTCATCGACGAAGACGATCTCGCGCAGGCCCGTCGTCAAAAACGACGCGTACTGCTCGGCCGCCTGCGTGTTGGATCGCCCGGCGTACGCCATCGCCGGGCGCCCGGGCGCGAAGGCGACAAGCGCGCGCCCGCGCACGTATTCGTCGGTAGGAGTCTCCTCGATAGATGGGGTCACGCGGTCGGCCTTTCGTTCGTTGCGCGGCGCCGTTCGCCGCTGGTAGTTCGAACGGCCGGCGCGCGCCCCGCGTTAAGCGCGCCCGGTTCTTTTTGCCGAGCTCGGCCCGGGCGCGCAGGCCGGCGACGACCTCGGCGAGGGCCTCGCGCAAGAGCGTCTCTTCGACCGGCGTTCGGTCGTCGAGCCGTAGAAAATCGGTCGCATCCCATCCCGACGCCGCGTCGAACGACGTCGCGATGCCGTCGCACACGAAGCGCACGGCCTCGTCTTTCGAGAACGCCGCGCCCTTCGGCTTGCGTCGGCCCGCACGGTCGGGCTCCGGCCGCTCGACCGCGGCGTTGAGGCAGTCGACGCACGTAACCTCGAGTTCGACCTCGTCCTCGCTCCGGTAGCACTGTGCGCAGTGGCTCACGAGAGCCTCGGCGCCGAGACGGGCGGCAGGGGGCCGACGGGGGCGCCGGGCCAGCGGCCGTCGCGGCCGAACGCCTCGACCTTGCGGTCGTAGATGGCCGCCTGCGCGTCGAGCGCGACGCGCTCGCGCTGCCCGTGGGGCAGGGCGACGAGGGCCCCCCGGTCGACCTCGTAGGCCGCCTCGCCGCCCGAGCGCGCCCACCACGCGGCGAGCGCCGCGGCGAGGTCGCCGTAGGCCGCCGGGCCGAACTCGCCGCGGGGCGCCATCTCGAGGGCGGCGTCGGCGCACGCGGCCGGAAGGGGCACGGGGCGGCAGGGGTGGAACGCCGCCGGCACGTCGGCGACGAGTACGTCGGCCGCGCCCTCGGCGAGCGCCGCGGCGAGCGCGTGCTCGTCGACGAAGAGCCGCCCCGCGCCCCCGCGCCACGCCGGCACGTAGAGGGCGCGGGCGTAGCCGAGGCTCGGCTCGTAGGCCCACGCGTCGTAGGCTAGCGCCGCGGGCGCGATCGCTTCGAGCACGGCCGAACAAGCGCGGGCGTCGCCCGCGCGCATTGTCGTCGTCATAGAGCCTTCCCTTTACTTCCGCGCGGTCCCTGCGCGTCGCGCCGGCCCGGTGCCGACGCGCTATCAAACCTACGCCACTTGGGCGCGATGTAAAGGGGGTCTCGAGGCGATCGGTCTAAATCGAGGTCACGCGGCCCGCCGCCGCGGCGACGAGCAAGGCGTTGCGGGCCCGGGCGCCGCCGTCGAGGGCGGCCGCGCTCGGGCCGCCGCCCGGGCCCGGACGGTAGGCGCCGGCCTCGGCGTAAAACCGGACGGCCCGGGCGTAGGCGTCGCGCTGGGCCCGGAGGCGGTTGCACTCGGCGGCGAGCTGACGGACGAGCGGCGGCTCGTCGGCCTCGCCCCCGGCGCCCCCGCCGCCCTCGGTCGTCACGACCGACCGCCGCCGCCGTGCCCGGCGACCGCGCGGGCGAGGGCGTCGAGCCCGGCCGGGCGAAGGGCGGCGCCGAGCGCGGTCTCGAGCGCCGCGGCTTGGCCCGCGAGCGCCCGGCCCCGGGCGGCCGACGCGCCAAGGCCCGCCGCGTCGGCGGCGCGGGCCGCTTCGGCGAGAACGCGCCGGGCCTCGGCGACAAGGTCGCGGGCGAAGCCGACGGCCTCGCGGCTCTCGTCGAGGCCGTCGAGGGCGGCTTGGCCGGTCGGGGGGAGGGGGGTTGAGGGGGGCATGAGAAGTAGCGTGGCCATGGCTCTTTCTACGGCGGGAGGGGCGCCGAGATAAGCGACCCCCGGCGCGCCGTCTACGGGCCTGGCGGCGCCCCCCGTGGAAAACTGCCCCGTGTGGCTTATTGCGACGCCGCGTCGGCCGTTGGCTCGAAACGAGCCGCCTCGCGCGCCGCTCGCGCCCGCCCCTCCCCCTAGCCCCGAGCCCGACCGTATGTCCCAGACCGCCCCGGCCCCCGTACCCGCCCTCTGCCTCGTTCCCCCCCCGCCTCCCGCCCGCGCGCCGCTCCGGTCGGGCGTGCGCCCCTCGACCCCGCCGCGCGCTAGAGCCGAGCGCGTGCCCCCCGCCGCCCCCGCCCCCGTCGCCGACCCGCGGTCGATCGCGACGGCCGAAGCCTGCGTCGGCTGCGGCCGCCCGCGCGGCGGGCCGCCGATCGCCGACCCGCGGGTACCGGCCGAGCAAACGAGCGCCTTTTGGCACTGCCCCCGGTGCCTCGCGCCGAGCTTCAAAACGCGGGCCGCGAAGCGTATTTTGGCCGAGGAGATCGTGCGCGTCGCCGACCGGGGGGAGGGCACGCTGCTCGGGCTCGCGGCCGAGGTGGCGGGGCACCTCGCCGAGCAGACCGTGCGCCGGCGGGCGCGCGCGGTCGGGGTCGGGGTCAACCCCCCGGCCTGGTCGGCGTACGAGGGGGGGCCTCACCGATGGTTCGTCGCGGCGGGTCGGCTGCTCTTGCCCTTCGTCGAGACCCACCGCACGTGGGCCGAACTCGAGGCATGGGCGGCCGACCAGGGCTGGACGACCGAGGACGTGCGCGAACTCGTCGCGTGGCTCGCCAAAAAGGGCGACGCCGCGTACGTGCGCGAGGCCGGCCCGAGGCTGCCGCCCTGGGACGAAAAAGAACTCGGGCCCGACACGCGCGACGGGCACCCCCGGTGGTGGGTCGTCGCGACGCCCGACGACGACCCCGAGCCCGCCGCCGACGCGACCCCGGCGTGGGCCGCTTCGCTCGGCCCGGCCGCCTTGGCGGGCGCCGGCCACGCGCCGCGGGGGGGCCGCTAGGTGCCGACCCGGAGGCTCCCGGCGCCGCCGCCCTCGGCGCGCGACGCGATGCTCGCGCGCTGGCGCGAGCAGGACAGGCAGCGGGCGCGGGACCAACGCCGGCGAAGCCGATCGGGCGCCGCGTCGCGCCCGAGCGCCGACCCGACCCACCCGCTCGGGGCCGCGCGCGTCGCCGAGCGCGCGGCGGCGCGGGCTGCGGCCCTCGCGGCGCTTGAGCCGCCGCCGGCCGACCTCTCCGAGCTTTGCGCCGACGGCGAGGCCCCGATCTGGGGCGCGCTCTACGGCGGCTAAACGACGCGCCCGCCCCGGCCGTACCCCCGAACGATGACCTCCTCCGCTACGCCCTACCCCCCCGCCGAAAGCCGCAAGCACCTTCACCCCGGCCGCTACGAGGCCCACGACAACGGCGGCGGCTTCGAGAGCGGCCGCCTCCTCGACGCCGTCACCCACTTCGCCGCGGCCCTTCAGGTCGGCGGCGTGCGCCTGCGCGCCGCCTGCCCGAGGCGCTACACCGCCCTGACCGGCGCGGCCGCCGCGGGCCCGGTCGTGCCCGCCGCCGAACTCTACCTCGAAGGCCCGGGCGGCGCCGAGGGCGCGATCGCGGTCGTACTCCTTCCCGCCTCCGACGCCGACGTTGCCTACGCCGTCGCGTGGCTCGGCGAGCACGCCCGTCGGGCCGACGAGGCGCGCCGCCAGGCGCTCGTCTACGGCTTCGCGCGCCCGGGCGGCGAGGGCGACTGGCTCCGCGCCTCGGCCGAGGTCTCGCTCGCCCCGCCCCCGATGCGCGCGGCCGAAAACAGTCACGTGCGCTTCGTCGCCGACGGGCTCGCCCCCGACCCGGCCGACGCGCTGCCCCCGACCGAGCGGGCGCCCTCGAGCGCCGCCCGGGGGGCCGCCTAGTGCCCCGCGCCGTGCTCGTCACGTGGGCCGCGGCGGGCGGCGTCGGCCGCACCGCGGTCGTCGTATCGCGCCCCCGCGGCGGTCGCGCCGAGGTCGCGCGCCGGGCCCTCGCCGCTTCGTCGATGGCCGCCGACCTGCCGGGCTACCCGACGCACCTCTGCCGGCTCGCGCCCGCCGAGGTCTCGGTCGACGGGCGGCCCTACCGCGTCCGCTTCGACGGCGACGTGCGCCACGCCGGCCTTCGCCTCGAGCCGACGCCGTGACCGCCGCCCGCGCCCTCTACGCCCTCGGCGCGCTGCTTGTCGCCGCGCGCCGCGCCGCCTCCGAACTGCGCGCCGGCCGGGGCTTCGGCCCCCTCGCCGGGCTCGCGCGCTGGCCCTGAAAACAACTGCGCCCCGGTCTCGCGGGAACGAGCCGGGGCGCCACGACAACGAAGGAAGTAGGTCTATGACACGAAACGCACAGGATTGTCAACGGCCGAGCCGGTTTTGCATGGTGACGAGATTCGTTTTTTCGCCGTCCCTGGCCCGTCTCAGCGGCGAGGCATTCCGCCTCTGGTTCAACGCATTTGGCTTTTGCTACGAGATCGATTCGCACGGGCGCGTACCCGTCGCGTCCCTTCGCGCCGTGTCTGTCGCCCGTCGGGTCAAAGCGGCGGCGGCGGAGTTGTGCCGCGCCGGCCTGTGGCTGCGTGAGCGTGACGAATACGTCATCGCGGACTTTGCGACTTGGTCGAGGCCGTACGACGACGCCGCGAAAGATCCGGACCTTCGCCCCGGCCGACGATACGACGTACTGGCGCGCGACGGGTTCGCTTGCCGGTACTGCGGCCGCAAGGCCCCCGAGGTGACGCTGCACGTCGATCACGTCGTGCCCCGAGCCAAGGGCGGCTCGGACGACCCGAGCAACCTCGTTGCGGCCTGCTCCGCGTGCAACCAAGGCAAAGGCGTCAAGAGCCTCGAGGGGGCCGTCTCGTGAGCGGCGAGCCCTGGATCGCGCTCTCGGTCAAGTCGAAGCGGCACCCGAAGGTCGCGCCGCTGAGCGACGCTGCCTACCGGGTCTGGATCGCCTCGCTGCTCTACTGCCGCGAGTACACGACCGACGGCGTCGTCACGCCGGACAAGATCCGCGACCTGATGGCCGAGGTAACGACGTGCCGCCGGCCGGCGAAGCTCATCGACGAACTATGCGCTCTCGGCCGCTGGGTGGCCAAGCCGGGCGGCGGCTGGAGCGTGCGCAACTACGCGTCGTGGCAGCAGACGCGCGAAGAGATCCGAGCCGACAGCACCGGGGCGGCCGGGCGTATGCGCGCCAAGCGGGCGCGCGACGCGGCGAAGGGCGTCGCCGAGCCGCCGCCGCCCCCCCGGGCGCCGCTCGAAAGCGGGGTGTTTCCGTCCGAAAACGCCGCGATTACCGCCGGTAAATCGGCGGAAAATCCTGAGAAAATCGCCGAGTTTTCGGCCGAAAATCTCGGCAAAAGTTGCCCAACCAAAAACGTGCCACACGCTGTTTTTGGCTCCAAAGCCGCTTCCGTTACGGGCGTAACCTCGCGTGCGCCTTCGCGTGAGCCCGCGTCAGATCTTAGATCTCTAGATCGAGAGAGTAGAGAAGAAGAGATCCAATCCCCCCCCCTACCCCCCGCCGTGCCGGCCGAGTCGTCGGCCGGGGCCCGGGGCCCGGGGGGGGGAGGGGGTTTGCCGGTCGAGGGTTCCAAGCCGGTCGGCCCGACGCCGGGCCACGGCGGGGCCGTCCCGGCCCAGACCGCCGCCGGACGGCCCGGCGCCTACCCCCCGGCCGGCGAGGGCCGCCAAGGGGCGCCTACGGCCGACCCGGCCCCCCTGCTCGCCGGGAGCCTCGGCCCGAGCGCGGCGGCGATCCTCGCCGCCCTCGAGGCCTGCCCGGCGCTCGCCGAGATCGCCCGGCCGGCGCTCGCCCAACAGCTCGCCGCCCACGTCGACGGCGGCTCGAAACGGCTCTCGTGGGTGCTCGCCGCCATCGCCAAGGCCGGCAAGACGGCCGCGACCGACAACGCGACCGACCAGCCCATGCCGGCCCGAACCCTCGGGCGGTTCGTCGAGGGGGCCGTCGCGAGGTGCGGCGACCCGGCCCAGACCGCGGTGGCGAAGCCCGGCGGTGCAGCCCCGTGGCGCCCAGGCGGCGGCGCGCCGTACCACGCCCCCCCCAAAACCAAGATGAGCGCCTGACATGACCCAACCCATGCTCTCGCCCGGCGGCCGCGTGCCCCCGCACGATCTCGATGCAGAGTCGGCCGTTCTCTCGGCCGTGATGCTCGAGCCCAAGGCGCTCGGCCGCGTCGCGCCGATCCTGCGCGCCGGCCCCGAGTCGTTCTACTCGCCGGCGAACCGGCGCATCTACGAGGCCTGCGTCGCGCTCGCCAAGGTCGGCACGCCGATCGACGTGGTCACGGTCGCCGGCTGGCTCAAGGATCGCGAGCGTCTCGCCGAGGTCGGCGGCGTGCCGTACCTCGGCGCGATCGTCGACTCGGTGCCGAGCGTCGCGAACCTCGAGGCGTACGCCAAGCGCGTCGCCGACAAGAAAAAAAAGCGCGACATGATCGCCCTGCTCCGGGCGATGGCGGCCGAGGGCTACGACGACGAGGGCGACGCCGACGCGTGGTGCTCGACCGTCGCGCACGCCGCCTCGCGCGTCGCTTCCGAGGGCGTCAAGAGCCGTTCGCGCAAGCTCTTCGACGTAGCCAAGGGCGTTTTCGAAGACCTGAGCGCCGGCAAAAAGACGGGCGTGCCGACCGGATACGCGGTCTTCGACCGAGCGACGAGCGGGGGGCCGCGGCCGGGCGATCTTATCGTCGTCGCGGGCCGACCCGGCATGGGTAAGGCGCAGCCCCTCGAGGCCCCCGTCCTGACCCCGACGGGGTGGCGTCCGATGGGCGACCTTCGCGTCGGCGACCGAGTCGTCGGCGCCGACGGGCGTCCGTGCTTCGTTACGGGCGTTTTCCCCCAGGGCGAGAAGGACGTCTACCGTGTTGTCGTCGACGACGGGTCGTCGGCCGAATGCTGCGACGACCACCTGTGGCTGACCCGCACGAAGGCCGACCGCAAGGCCAGCCGCGTCGGGACGGTCAAGACGCTTTCGGAGGTGCGGCGTCGCCTGCGCGTTGGCGCCCACGCGAACCACAGCCTGCCGTTCGTGGGGCCCGTCGAGTTCGACGCGCCAGCCGAACTCGCCCTCGACCCGTACGTGCTCGGCGTCTACCTCGGCGACGGATCGTACGAGGGCCAGAACAGCGTGTCGATCCATACGCCGCAGGTCGACGTGCAAGAGCGCGTCGCCGAGCGCCTGCCCGTGGGCGATCAGACGTCGCCGATGGAACTCGGCGTGCGGATCAAGAGCCGGGTATTTTCACGCGGCGGGTCGAGCACGGCGAACGCGCTTCGGGCGCTCGGCCTCGCCGGCCTCGAGGCGCACGAAAAGTTCATTCCGCCGTCGTACCTGAGGGGCACCGTCGAGCAGCGATGGTGGCTGCTGCGCGGCCTCTGCGACACCGACGGGTACGTCACCGACCCGAGCGGCAAGTCGATCGAGTACACGACGGCCTCGCCAGCGCTGCGCGACGGCGTGACCGAACTCGCGCGATCGCTCGGCGGTCGCGTGTCGTGCGTCGAGAAGCGCCCGACATACGAGTACCTCGGCGAGAAGCGCGAGGGGCGACTCTGCTACCGCCTCAACGTTGCGTTCCCCGCCGGCGGCGCCACGCCGGTGGCCGCGATCAAGCACCTGATCAAGTGGCGACCCTCCCCTTCGCGCGTCACCGAGCGGTACGTCGAGCGCGTCGAGTTCGTTGGGCGCAAAGCGTGCCAGTGCATCGCCGTTTCCGCGCCCGACCATCTCTACGTCACCGAAGGGTTTTTGGTCACGCACAATACGGCTTGGACGATGGGCGCCGTCGCCGGCGCGTGGCTCGACGAGACGTTCGCCGAGCAGTCGGCGTCGCTCTTTTTCACGCTCGAGATGCCGGCCGCGCAAATCGCCCTGCGGCACCTCTGTTCGGAGACCGGCGTCAGCATCGGCGACATGCGCAAGGGCCGGCTCGGGGCCTACCGGCGCGACCCGTTCGACCGGGGCGAGCACCCGACGGACGGCTGGGCGCTCCTGACCGAGCAGATGTCGTGGCTCGCGCAGAGCGACGCGCCGGTGTGGCTCTATGACCAGTCGGGCGTGACGATCGAGGGGGTCTGCGCCGAGGCCCGGCGCGTCGCCGCCGAGGCGGCCGCCGAGCGCGAGCCCGACGTGCCTGCTCAGATCGACGCCTACGGCAACGTCGTCGCGCCGGGTCGCAAGGGCCGACCGCGTAAACTCCGCGTTATCGCGGTCGACTACATCGGGCTCGTCGAGGAGCAGGCGAGCCGCTCGCGGTCGGAAACGCGCGAGCAGCAGGTCGCGCTCGTGACGCGCACGCTCAAGAACCTGGCGAAAGAACTCGACTGCGTCGTCTACGCCCTCTCGCAACTCAACCGCACCGTCGAGCAGCGCGCCGACAAGCGCCCCCTCATGAGCGACCTGCGCGAGTCGGGGGCCATCGAGCAGGACGCGGACATGGTCGCCATGCTCTACCGCGACGAATACTACAACGGCGACGACGAGCTTACGGTCGACGCGGCCGAGGGAAGCGAGGCGTTTCTGCGCGGCGAGCGCGAGGTCAAGGCGTCGAACCGCAACATCGCCGAAGTGCTTATTCGCAAGTTCCGCAACGGCGAGACGCAGGGCCTTTACATGCTGTTTCACGGGCCGACGACCAGCTTTTCGAGCCTGCGCGACCACCCCCTCTTGCGCGCGATGCCCCGCCGCGACGACGAAGATGGCGAGGCCGCTTAACGCGCCGGCCGGGCGGCCGTTGACCTTGGGCGAAGGGCCCGCCGAGCGCGGGCCGGAAAGGCACCAATGTTTACCGACATGGCAAAGAGGGCGCGCGTCGAGGCGTGGGCCGCGGGCCTGCCGAAGGGGGCCGTCGTACTCGCCTCGGGCACGACCGAGGACGCGGCGGCCGACCTCGGAAGCGAGATCGCTCGGGCCGTCGCGGCGTCGGGCCGCATGGTCACGACATGGTCGATCTCCCCGCGCGACGCGCAACTCGACCCGGTCGACGTCCGGCGCTACGCGCGCTCGTCGCGCAAGACGATCGTCTGCGTCCTCGACCCGGCGCGCGCGGCGCCCTCGGGCCTCGAGCACGAGGCCGACGCGCACCTCGCCGACGGCGCCGACCTCGTCGTCGTCAAGAGCCGCACCGGGCAGGTCGGCCCCTTGCCGCCCGCCGAGACGACGGCGCCCGAGGGGCCGGCCGAACTCGCGGCGCGTATGAAGCGCCTCGCGGCCGTCGCGACCGACGGCCCGTGGGTCATCGCGGGCGTGCTCGGCGACGAACCACCCGACGCCGACGGGCGCGCGCGCGTCAAGTGCGACTGGCACCCGCCCGCGGCGAAGCTCTACGACGAACTCTCCGTCGGCTCGCGCTTGCCGGTCGACGGCGACGACGGCCTCTTCGTCTGCCGGGGCATGACGGGCCCGAACCGGGCCAACAACGCCGCGTTCCTCGCGGCGTGCCGCGAGGGCGTACCCGCGCTTTGCGCGGCGCTTGTGCGTGCGCTCAAAGAGGGGTCGGAGTCGCGCGCCCTTCGGGCTCAACTCAAGGATCAACTCGACCAGGCGTCGGCCGCGCACGAGGCGGAGATACGAGCCATCGACGAGGCGCTCGAGGCGTCGGCGACCGTCGGGGGTGCGTTCGATAGCCCGGTCGCCGGGCACCCCGAGATCATTCGCGAGATCGTCGCCGAACGCAACGCGGCGCGCGCCGACAACGCGGCCCTGCGCGCCGAACTCGCCGCCGTGCGCCTCACCGAGGCGAACCTGCGCGAGGCGCTGACCGACCTCCGCGTTTCGTCGCAAGCGATCGCCTCGACCTACGACCACGACGCCGACGCCGTCAGCGATTGGAACTATCTCGGCCGCGACATCAACGCCGCCGGCAAGGCGCTCGCCTACGTGCCGGGCCCCGACGCCGAGCGCCCGGCCCCCGTGCCCGCGATCGACGTGCTGCGCAAGATCGCCGGTCTCTTCGAAGGGGGCGACCTCGCGTTCGTTCGGGAGCACGCCAAGGGCGACGACGAGGCCGCTGGCTTCGCCAAGGCGATCGCGATGGCCGTCGAGTGGGCGCGCCTCGCGCTCGCCGGCGTCGAACGACCGATCCCCCACGTCTTGCTCGAGGTCGAGGCGGCGATGGATCGGGCCCGCGCCGACCTGGACGCTCACGCGCTCGGGAGAGGGGCTCTCGACGCTGTTGCCGCGGGCGCCCAAGACCCCGACGCGGCCGTCTTTCAGGCGGCGAAGCGGGTCGTCTACGCCGAGCGCGTACTCGCCGCGGCTGGTTCGGTCGGCAAGGAAGGCGGCGCGTGACGGCCGACAAGCGCGTCGCCGTCCGGGTCGACGCCATTACGCCAGGCCCGTTCTCGGGCGAGCGCGTCTGGGCCGTTGCGTCGGCCGACGGCGGCGAGCCCATCGTCGGGATCGCCCCGACGGCGTGGTGTCACGACGGCAACCTCGTCAACGCGACCGCGATCGAAGGCGACGCGCCCGAGGGCTTCGTTGACGTCTCCCTGCCCGTTGGCCAAGGGTGCTGCGACGTCTATCGCGTCCCGGCCGATCGCGTCGTTCCCCGACCCGGGTCGGCCGGCGCACTCTCGGCCGAGGTCGCCCGGCTGCGGGCCGAGAACGATCGGCTGCGCGACCTACTCGACCGCGCCGGCGAGACGCTTTCGATCGCCCGCGGGGCGTGCCAGGACGCGAGCCTTCAGCCCGGCGATCGGTACGGTACGGCGGTCGCGCGCATCGACCGCCTCTTCGACGAGTTCAGCGCGAGCCCCGACAAGCGCCGCGGACCCTTACGGGTCGGCGGGGGCGGCCGTTGGTAGGGGTAGGAGGCTACGATGCTCGAACCGAAACCACGCCGACCCGCCAAAGACCCTACGCCCTCGCGCCCGACAGCGGCGATCCGCCGGGGCGGCCGCCTTACCCGCAACGACGGCGTTTCCCTTCGCCGCTACCCTCGGGGCGGCGGCCGATTCTTTTTCGTGAGCGCACTCGGCCGTATCGCCGGGCGATCGTCGGTCGTCGTCGACTTTTTCGACGTCATGGCCGACGCGCGCGCCCGCCTCGAGGCGGGTTGCGTGCTCTTTGTTCTCGACCGGCCAGGGCCCGACGGCCTGCCCGAGGCGTGCGCGGTCGCCGCCCGGGCGTGGGGCTACGGCCGCGCCGAGGCGGTCTACCTCAACCCGGGCGGCTCCGGCGCCGTCGGCTACGTCGACCCGGTCGTCGCCGTCGGGCGCAGGGGCGCCCTCGCGCGGGCGTCGCGCATCGTCGCCGCCTGGGGGGATGCGTCGAGCGCCGCCCTATCGTTCCACGACCTCTGGGCCGAGGGCCGCCCCGTTGGCGCGATGGCCCTCGGCCCCCGCGGCGAGCCCGTCAAGCCGGCCGACGCGCCGACCCCGGGCGCCGGTCCCGTGCCGTTTCTCGACGACTTCGGGGGCGCCCGTGGCGGCGCGTAAGCGAGGCAAGGCCGAGTGCGTGCTCGACGCGGCGCGCCACGTGCGCATGGCCGAGCACGCGCTCCAGGGCGTCGCCGATACGATCCTTTCGGCCGGGTCGAGCCGATCGCCGGAAACCGAAGAGGAGTGCCTGCGCGACGCGGCGCTACGCATTCGCCTAGCCCTTAGCGACTTGGCGGCCGAGAAAAAGGCCCCCCGATGACGAGCCCGAGCCTACCCGATCTTGTCGACCTCGCGCGCGAGGTGCTCGGCGTGCGAGCCGTCAAGTGGCGCAACGCCGACAAGTTTACGCTTCATCATATCCCCCGCTACGGCGCGGGGCACGACAGCCGCAAGCGCGTCGTCGAGTCGGGCCTCTCCCGCGAGGATCTCGCCGCGCGCGTGCTTGAGGCGGCCGACCGAAGCGCCGTCGAAGCCGTGGCCAGCGTAAACTGGGCGCGCGATGCGCTCGACGTGCTTGTCGCTCGGCACCGAAAAGAATCGGAGGCCGCGTCGGCGGCTATCGACGAGCGACGGGCCGAGGCGAAGCGCCTCTACAACCTACGCGCCCGCGTGCGCGACGAACTCGGCGTCGGCCCCGGCGACGAGGAGGCCGACCCGCCGCCCTACGCGGCGCCCGCCGAAGGCGTTCCGGGCCGCGAGCGTTGCCGCCCCCGTCACGGGTCGTGCGGCAAGACGTGGCCGCATAGCGGCGGCTGCAACGCAAGCGCCGGGCCCTTCGCCGGCCAGCCCTACCCGCCCGGGGGCGACGACGATGGCTAGGCGCGGCCTTCGCCTGGGGCCGACGGCGCGCCCGCTCGGCATTCAAATCTGCTCGAGCGACGACGACCGCGCCATCCTGTCGAAGGGGCACCACGACCCCGACGTTTTCATGGCGCAGGCGCGCGCCGACGGCTTCGACCTCGCGTGGGCCCGGCTCGGGCAGCCGAAGCACGTCTGGTACCGGGCCGTGCCGAAGCACCCGGGCAGCGGCGATACGAGCTACGTCGAGGTCGCGCCCCGGTCGCGGGGCGCCTTCGCGGCGACCGTCGCGTGGGAGACCTACGACGCGGGCGACCTCTACGGCATTCCGATGCCGCCCGTCGGCGGCTGGGAGACTCTCGATGTCTAACACGAACAAGGTATCGATGTTTGCGGGCCTCGACGCGCTTCTCGAAGGCAAAGCGGCCGACGCGGCGGCGCTCTTCGCCTCGGCGCTCGGCGGCGTGTGGCCGCCCCGCCGCGCGCTCAAGCTGGCGCTGTGGGGGGTCGAACGGGCGATCGACTACGACGCGGCGCGCGCCGCGGGCGCCGAGCCGCTGCAAGCGGCGGTGCGCGCCGGAATGCCTACGTTCCGCGCCGGCGTGCTCGAGGCCCGCCGCGCCGCCGTGCCGCGCGCCCGGCTCGACGACTGGGCCGTGCGCCTCGCCGCGGCCGCCGACGATCCCCTGGCCGACGCGCTGGCCGTCATCGCTTCGCTCGAGAGCGCGGCCGATGCGTAGCCGCCCCCGAGGCCGCGTGCGCCGGCCGCTCTTCGCCGGCCCGGGCCGGGCGGCGCTCGCGGCCGCCGCGCGCGGGGCAACGCCGCCCCTTCGGGCCTGCGCCGCCGCCTTCGTCGTCGCGGCCGTCGAGCGCGACGAGGCCCGGGGGCTCCCGATCTGGGCCTGCCCCGGGGCCGAGGACGACCGCGCCGAGGGCCTCTGCCGGCTCGGCTACCTCGAGCGCGTCGAGGGCCGGCGCTACCGCCCGACGCCCGCCGGCGTGGCCTTCGCCGACCCCTTCCGCTCGCTTCCCCTCTGGCGCGGCCGCGGGCCGGGCACCCTGCGCTGGGTCGACCTCGCCCGGGCCTTGCGCGACGCTGCGCTGCGCCTCGTACGTACGCCCCCCACGCCCCGAGACGACCGGCCGTGACCGACGCCGAGCGAGAGGGCGAGGCCCTCGAGATTGCCTTCGAGGCGTTCGCCGCCTCGCTCGCGCACCCGCCGGCCGCCGAGGACATGTGGCGCCTGCTCTCCGAGCGCGAGCGGGGAGCGCTGATCGACGTCGCCCGCGCCGCCAGGCGCGTCGTCGAGGCCCGGCTCGAAAATCAGATCGCCGCGCTCGAGGAACACCTATCCGCCCTGCTCACGCCCGCGAACGAGAACGCCGTCGGCCTGCCGACGTTTCTTTTGCCAGGACCAGACGGCCGAACGCGCCGACGCCCCTTACGGCCCGGCTGCGTCGGCCGTTTGGATCGGGGCATGACCGACCCCGAACAGCTCGACCGCATCGAACACAAACTCGACGTTTTGCTCGCCCACCTCGGCATCGGGCCCGGGGGCCGTCGCGCCCCGGCCGGCGGGGGAGGAGGCGGGCAGCAGGGGCCCGAGCCGCCCGCGAGCGACGCCGACCTCAACGGCCCGCGTGGCAACCCCGAGGTGCGCTTCGACCCGAAGCGTTGGGAGGGCCAAAGCTACAAGGGCCGAACGTTTTCGGAGTGCGACCCCGACTACCTCGACATGCTCGCCGAGACGTTCGAATACTTCGCGCGCAAAGAAGACGGCGAGGGCGCCGTCGACAAGAACGGCGGCCCCAAGAGCCGCTGGACGCGCCTCGACGCCGCGAGAGCGCGAGGCTGGGCCCAGCGCCTGCGCGGGGGCTCGGCGGCCCGCCAGGCCGGCCCTCGCGGCGGCGATCGCGCACCGCGACCTCAGGCCGCCCAACGCCGCCCGGCGCCGCCGCCTCCCGCCGACTTCGAGCCGCCGCAGGGCGATCCGTTCGGCGGCGGCGGGGCCTTCGGGGAAGACGATGACATTCCGTTCTGATCCCCCGAACGGTTCGACCGGCTGGTCGCTCGCCGACCGCGTGGCCCTTCTCGCGGGCCGGGCGGTCGGCTTTCTGGCGTTCCCCTTCGTCGCCCTCTACTCGGACGCCGGCCGCGCGCTGATTCTCGGCCGACCGAAACCGCCGCCCCCGCGCTAAAGACTCGCCCCCGCCGGCCGCTACCTAGCGGCATGGCAGACGAAACGAAACAGGAAGCGGCGCCCGTCGACCTGACGGCCGCCCGGGCGAGGCATTCGGCAGCAACGCCGGGCCCGTGGCGCTGGTACGGCAACACCGGCACGCAGAACGCGTACCTCGCGACCGAGGCCGCCGGCCTGCGCTGGAAGGTGGCCGCCGCGGAGCGGTCGGCCTCGGAGGAAAAAGCGCGCGCCGACCGACTCGCGGCCGAGAACGCCGCCCTTCGCTCGAAGCCCTTCGAGGCCGACGGCCTGCCGCCGTACGCCGAGATCGCGGCCGCCTACGAGAAGGGCTACGGCATTCGAGAGCGCGCCGAAAACCACGCCGACCTTCGCAACGGGCTCGAGGCCGCCGTCGACCTCGCGACCGAGCGCCTGCGCTGCCGCCTCGGCGCCCTCGCGTTCGACCTCGAGGTGCTCGCCGCCGAGGGTGGGAGCGCCGCCGACCTCGTCGAGAAGATGCGCGCGCGGGGGCACCTGCCGTGACCGCCCCCCGACGCTGGACGCCCGAGGAAGACCTCGTGCTCGAGAGGGACTGGGGGACGTACAACGTCGAGACGATCGCCGAGCGCCTCGGCCGAACCCCCTACGGGGTTCAGGCCCGCGTCGACAAGCTGCGCCTCGGCGGCCGGCTGCGCGGCCGCACGACGCTCGCCGCCTTCGCGTCCGCGCTCGGGCAGCAGCCGCACCGGGTCAAGCGGGCCGCGAAGTTCCTCGGCATTCCCCTGCCGCGCGCGGCCAAGGGCTCGCAGCGGAGCCGGTCGAAAAAGGGCGTTCGGCCGCGGCGCGCCTTCGCGCTCGAGCCGCGCCAGTGCGAAGCGCTCGAGGCCTTTTTCCGGTCGCACCCCGACGGGCAAAACGTCGGCGGCGTCGGCCCCTACTACACCGACGAGCAGTCGTGGGAGGGCCGCCCCGGCGGCTGCGCCGACTGCGGTACGACCGAGCGGCGACACAAGGCGCGCGGTCTTTGCGACCGCTGCGACAAGCGCGCGCGCGACCGGGCCGCCGCCGCCGCGTCGTGGGCCGACGCGCCCGGCGGCGCGTGCCCCGCCTGCCGCGAGACGCGCTACCTTCGTCAGCCGAGCGGCCTGTGCGGCGGCTGTAGCTTTCGCCGCGAGCGCAAGGGCCGCACGTACGCCCGGGCGGCCGAGCCATGACGGCCCCCCCGCCGCCGCCCGCCCGGGCGTGGAAGCCCGCCGAAGACGAAAAACTCCTCGCGTCGTGGGCCGTCGCCCGCCCCGGCCCGATCGCGAGCCGGCTCGGCCGTCGCCTGGCCGACGTCGTCGCGCGCGCCCGCGCGCTCGGGCTCGACGTTCCCGGCCCGCCGAAGCGCCTGCGCCGGTGGTCGGAGGCCGACGACATCGCCCTCGAGAGGGACTGGACGTTTTTCGAACTCCACACCATCGCCGCGCGCCTCGGGCGCAGCATTCCCTCGGTGCAAAAGCGCGCGCAGCACCTCAAACTCGGCGGCACGATGCGCGGCCGGCGCTCGCTCGTCGCCTTCGCGCGGGCCACGGGGTACAGCGAGAAGCGCGTGCGCACCGCGGTGCGCGCCCTCGGCCTGCGCCTTCCCCGCTGCGCCCGCGCCGCGGCCGGCGCGGCGCGGCATAGCCGCCGAGGGGGCCGCCGGTGGTACGCTCTCGAGGAAGAGCACGAGCGTACCCTGCTCGCCTTCCTCGCCTCGTACCCCGACGGCGAGCGCATCCGAGTGCCCCGCCGCGCGCCGCCCGGGGCGTCGCCGCGGCCGGTCGGCCCGAGCTGGGCGCCGTGGCCCGGCCAAGCCTGCCCCGGCCCGGGCGGCGACGCCGCCTGCGCGACGCCCGACCGCGAGCACTTCTCCGGCGGCCGGTGCCGGCCCTGCTACTACCGGGCCTACCGCGCCGCCCGCGCGGCGCGCGCCGAGGGGGAGGCCGCCCGTGTGGCGTGACCTGCGCGCCGACATCGCTAGCCTCTTCGACGGCTGTCGCGCCCCCGGGCTCGCCGACGCCGAGGCCCGGCTCGAGCGGCTCGGCCGTCTCGCCGCCGCGCGCGCGAGCCGCCAGGCCGAGCGGCGCGCCGAGCGCCTTCGCCTCGACCCGGCCTACGCCGCCCGGAGGCGGGCCGTCGTCGCCGCGAGCAAGGCGCGCGCCGAGGGGCGCGACCCCGGGGCCTACCGGCCACGCGGCGGGCCCGTGCCGGCCCCGGCCGAGCGCCGCCGGGCCCACGCCGCGTGGGGGCCCGGGCGCCCCGCCTGCGCCGGCTGCGGCGGCACGGCCCGGGCCCACAAGGCGCGCGGGCTCTGTACCGCGTGCTACGCCCCCGCCGAGACCTTCGGGGGCCCCGAGGCTTATCGCGCCGCCGAGCGCGCCCGTATCTGTTCGGTGCGGGCGCGGGCCCGCGCGCCGTTGACGACGCAACTACGGAGAGACCCACCGTGATGAACAACTCAAAGACCGGCCCCGCCGCGCCCGAAGACCTGGCCGACCTGCGGCGACGCGCCGCGAAGGCCCGCCAACTATCCGCCGATTTCGATGCCCTCGCCTGCAATCTCGAGGCCCGTGTCGCGGCGCGCGAAGCGGCGAACCGCGGCGACGAGGCGGCCGCGCCGGAGGGCCTATGATCGATCTGGCGAGCCTGCGCGTCGAGGCCGCCCGTCTCGCCCGCCGGGCGCCGCGGCACGTACGGGCCGACGCCGAGGCGGAGATCGTCGCCGCGGGCCTGGCCGGCGCGCCGCTCTCGGGCGTCATTCGCGCCATGCTACGCCCCGGACGCGGCGCCTACGGGTCGATGCTCGCGCCCCCGCAGAGCGCGCCCGACGAAGAGGCGCCGCCGCCCGACCCCGAGCGCGCCGAGGCCGAAGCCGAGCAAGACGCCCGCCTGGCCGCCGCGCTGGCGTCGGCGCCCCTTAGCGGCTTCGAGCGCGCCGTCGTCGAACGGATGCTCGGCGGGTCGACCGTCGCCGCCGCCGCGGCCGCCTGGGGGCGCACCCAATCGGCCGGCACCTACGCGTGGCAGCGCGCGTGCGATCTCGCCGCCGGTCGTCGGCTGAGGGGCGGGCCTCGGAGGGCCGAACGCCGCTCGGGCTCCGGCGCGCCGCCCCGGGCCCCGCGTGCGGCGGCGCCGCCGAGCCCGGGGTTCGTCGACTGGTCGAACGTCGATTACCTCTTTGCCAAGAGGTCGGCGTGAGCGCGGAGCCCGATTTCGCCCCGCGCACGGGCTCGGTCGCCGAAGCCCTGCGCCGACTCGACCCGGCCGCGGGGTGGCGCTACGCCGGCCCCGCGGCCGGCGGGTACGAGCGCTTCACGCGCGCCGACGGCGGCCTGATCGACATCGATCTCCACACGGCGTGCGCCGCCCAGTCGGCCGAGGAGGTCGCGGCTTACGTCGCGGCCAAGGCCGACGAGTGGTCCGAGCGAGGCGGCCCGATCGGGTAGGCGGCGAAGGCCCCTTACGGGCCGGCGGGGGCGGCCGTTGGTAGGGTACGAGGGGCCCGCGATGCCAAGGGCCCCGGGAGGTGCCCTTGTTTGCTGACTACGACGTCCTTGCTGCCATTGCGGCCGGTCGCCCGGGCCGTACGCCCCGGCCCGTGGTCTCCGACCACGCCGTCAAGCGCTTCGTTCAGCGCATTCGACCGAGCGCCGCGTACGAGGCCGCGCGCGAGATGATCGAGCGGGCGCTCGACTCGGCCGTTCGAATGCGGCGCCGGCCGGGCGAGGCGCTCGATCTCTGGTGGGTGCCCGACCCGTCGTTTCTTCTCGCCGTCAAGGCCGACCCGTCGGGGGCTCCGACGGTCGTCACCGTCCTGCCGCCCGAGTGGCAGACGAGCGGGACGTGCCAGCGCGTGCTCGGCCTCGCCGGGGGTGACCTTTGAGCGCCGCCCGGCCGCCCGCGTTCGGCACGCAGGCCTACCGCCGCGCCTACCTACGCCGTCTCGAGGCGCTCTGGGCGCGCCGGCCCGACGTGACGCTGAGCGCCCTTCATCTCGAGGCGTCGCGCGCGGTCGTGCTCGCCCGGCTCGAGAACCGCCCGGCGCCCGAGGGCATGTCGGGTAGTTGCGACCCGGTCGAGCATGACGAAAAGATGCTCGAGATCCTCGCGTGGTACCTCGACAGTGGCGCCGAGCGCGGGGCCCGGGACAAGCCGCCCGGGGCTGCCCCGGCGCACAAGGCCCCGGCGTTCTCGTCTCGCGCTGTCAGCGCCCGATTGACGCGTGCAGGCCTCACGAAGCGAACCGCGGGCCGCCATTCTTCGGGCGACTTTTACGTCGGCGCCGCGGCGCGGTGGACGTTGCCCAAAGGCTCTCCGCCCACGATCGACATCTGCATCTGCCCGTCCGAGGGCGGGGCCGAGTCAAGGATGCTCTGCCACGAAAAAGCCGTCCGCGTGCTTGAGAGCGCTGGCTATACGCTAGGCAAGAACAAGCCGCCCGATGGCCTTCACGGCTTCGGCCGTATTTGGGTCATCGGCCCCCAGGTCGCCGAGGCGGCTCCGTGAACCCCCGCCGCCGGCGCGTCGCGCGCCACCGCCGAGCCGCCGCCCGCGAGCGCCGCGCGCTCTTCGGCTGGCTCCGGGCGAATGCCCGCGGGTGGGGGCCCGTCCTCGCCCGAGGCGATATGTACTACGAGCTCTGCCGCACGACCCGGTGCGATTGCTGCGCCGCCGAGTACGACCCCGAACTCGCCGTGCCCCCGAGCGAGGCCGGCTGGGTCGGCGAGCGCTGCCCCGCGTGCTGGGCCGACTACAAGGGCCCGCGCCCGGTCCCCTGCCAAGGCTGCCCCGGCGCGGGCCGCTGCTACCGCCGCGCGGGCGAGGTCGCCGAGGCGTTCGGCCTGCCTTTGCCGGCCGACTACGCCGTCTTGGTCTGCGATACGTGCGGCGCGAAGAAGTGCGAGAGCGTCGACGAAATGCGCGCCCTCGCGCGCGTCGTCTACGCGGCCGCGCGCCTCGCCGGCCGCCAGGTGCGCATGGTCTTTTACGAGCTTCCGAGCGGCGAAACCGTTCGGATACCCGCGGAGTGGGTGAAGCGATGAGCGGAAAACGAAACCTTCCGTCGGGCCTGTCGACGCTCGACATTTGCTGTTCGTCGTGCGGAAACCCCGCCGACGTGATACGCGCGTGCTGTCCCGAGCCGTGGGCCTGCGTGCGCAACCCCGCCGGCCGGGCCTACGCCCGGGCCGCGCACGAAGCGCGCAAGGCGGGGGCGTCGTGACCTCGAGAGGCAATGCGCGCCGCCGGCTGTCGCCCGCCATGGTTGCAACCCTTTTGCGCGTCGGCGCCGGCGGTAGGAAGGGCACGTCGGATTGGTTCTGGCGAGACATGAAGCCTCTAGCTTCTAGAGGGCTCGTCGAGCGCAAAGACCCGCCGCACCCGGCCTGCAAACTCAACTTTGGCAGCGCCACTATCTACAGGCTCACGGCGCTTGGCAAAAGGGCGGTCGCCGGCTACGCAAAAGGGGTCGCGCCCGCCGACGAACTCGCCCAAGCGCGGGCCGACCTCGCCGCGATGACGGCGCGGGCCGAGGCCGCCGAAGAGCGAGCCGCGCGCCTCGAGCGATCGGAGTCTACGGCCCTCGCGATGCTGAGCCGTTCGGTCGAAGCGAGGGCCGAACTCGAGCGATACCGATACGACGTCGAACGGGCGCTGCGGTCGGCGCTCGCGATCGAAGAATGGGACGAAGCCGTCGGCGCCGTCGGGTACGTCAAGCGCCTGCGCGAGGGGCACGGCACGCAGGCCGACGCGTGGCTCGCCTGGGGCCGCGACGCGCTTACGCGTCACGACGTCAAGCGGACGGGGGTCGAGGCCCGCGACTGGCCGAACCGAAGCGGCGAGGCCGTGCGGGACGAGATCGGGTTTCTCGTCGGCGAGGCCGATGGAGCGTGGGGGTTTGCCTACCACGAGAAAACGAAGCGGTTGGAGGTCGAGGGGCGCGAGACGAACCTCAAGAGAGAGAAGCGTTGCCTTGCGCTCGCCCTCGAGATGCTTCGCAGCGATCGCGACCTGCGGCGCGAGGAAGCCAACGACTACTCGCGCGCCATTTGCTTCGAGACGACGTGCCTCGGTTGCGCCCGCCTGCTCGAGCAAATGCACACGCTCGAGGACGGGCCGAACGGGCGCAACCCGTGGCGCGATCGGGCCGCGCGCTGGAAGGCGTTCGCCGCCAAGGCGTGGCGCGAGAACGTCGCTATGGCCCGGGGCCTTCAGGGGGCGTACGAGCTCAACGCGCGCACCGCGGGGGCTCGCTACCGGGCCGAGAACGCGGCGGGCCGGTGGAAGGCCCTTGCGCGCGCGATGCGCAAGGGCGCGGCCACGAGCTGGTGGCTCGTCGGCGAAAGCCTCGGCGCCGCCGCCCGCGCCGAGGACGACGCGCATTGGGCACGAGAAGAGGCCGAGCGCCGGGGCGCTCACCTCGTCGAGGCCCGGCGCGAACTCGCCGCCGCGCGCCGCGACTACGACCGTTGGGCCGCCGAGAAGAACGCGGGGCGCCGACACTTGGCGGCGCGGCTTACGAGCGCCCTCGCCGGCGCCGCGCGCGCCGAGGCGTCGGCGAACGAGGCCCGCCGGGAGGCCGCCCGCGCGCACGCCGTGCTCGGGGCGCCGCCGGCGTCGCTGCTCTCCGCGGAGCAGAGCGGCGCGTCGTGGCACGGCCTCCGCGCCGAGGTCGCCGAACTCGGCCGGCAGTTTTGGTGGGCGCTCGGGTGCTGCTCGTTCGACCCGACCGACGCCGAGTCGACGGCCAAGTACCGCGCGATCGCCGACGAGGCCCGCGAGCGGCTCGTCGCCCTCGGCTACTGGGTCGACGGCCGGCGCCTCTCGCCCGAGCAGGTGGCCGCCTGGCGCGCGGGCTCCGGCGAACAAGAGGGCGGGTAGTGTACGCCATCGCCTGGCTCGTCGGCGCCCTCGCCCGGCGCCGGCGGGCAACCCCCGCCCCGGCCGAGGTGCCTACGGTGCGCCTGCCCGACCCCTTCCCGCCGGACGCCCCCGCGCGGGCCCCCGGCGGGCCCTACCGGGCGCCGCCCGCCCGGCCCCCGACCGAGCCCGTCCCGGGCGCCCCCGGCCCCGCCTCGGGGCGCCCGGGGCCGGCGGTCCACCCGACGTGGTGGCGATCGTTTTGGGCGCTCGCCGCCGAGGGCCGGGTCAACGGCTTCGACCCCGACCGGGCCCGGGCGGTGCTCGCCGAGCACGACGCGGCGACCCTCGCCGACCGGGAGGCCGTCCGCGCCTTCGAGGCGGCCGCCGCCGAGGCCGAGCGCTTTCAGTTCGTCGGGCCCGCCGAGCGGGGGCGCCTCGCGTTTCGCTACACGGTCCACCGATCGCTGATGGCGCTCTAAACCTTCGGGCCGCCCGGGCCGTACCCTACCGCCGAGCCCGCGGGGGAGGCCCGGGGCGCGAAAGGTACCGATGATCGAGACGACGACCGACCTACACGCAACCAAGCGCGTCACCGTACCCGAGGCCGAAAAGGTGCTTGGCCCGAAGAGGGCGACCGGATTCGACTGGCAGCCTTCCTCCGTCGAACTGGCGCGCTTCTGGTCGCGAGTGCCCGAAGTCGCCGACCCGGACGCGTGCCGCCCGTTTTCGGGGCGCCTCGTTCGCGGCTACGGGCAGTTCGACTACCGCGGCCGCGGCATCCCGTCGCACCGGTTCGCGCTCTGGGCTTCCGAGCTAAAGGGCCCGCTGCCGCCGAGGGCCATTTGCGCGCTCCACGATTGCGACAACCCGCCGTGCTGCAACCCGCGGCATTTGAAGTGGGGGACGCAAAAGAAGAACGCCGCGGACCGCGACGCGCGCGGTCGCGGCAAGGTCCCTTCGGTCGCGACAAGGCTGGCCTCGCCCAGCGGCGTCGTGCGAGGGGGGCGGCACGGCTCAGCGAAGCTTACCGCCGATCGCGTCGAAGACGCGAAAGCGATGATCGCGCGCGGCATGAGCTTCGGGGACGTGGCGGTGTTCATGGGCGTCAGCAGGGGAACGATCCACAGGGCAGTGACGGGAAGGACGTGGTCCAATGGCTGAGACGAAGAGGTTGACGGTACCGGCCGCCGAAGAGGTTCTAGGGCTGTATTTCGGCGTCCTTGACTACGGTTTTGTCGGTTTGGTTGACTATCTCGGCGGCGACCCGTCGGTCGTGCGGGCCGCCCGCGTCTCGTACGGCGCCGGCACGCGCAAAACGAGCGATGACGCGGGCCTTATCGACTACCTGCGACGGCACGCGCACACAACACCGACCGAGATGATCGAGGTCGTCCTACATATGGCGATGCCGATGTTCGTCGCCCGGCAGTGGATAAGGACGCGCACCGCGAGCGTCAACGAATACTCGGGCCGCTACAGCCTGATGCCGCTCGTCTTCTACACCCCCCCGGCCGACCAACTTCGGCCTCAGTCGACGACGAACAAGCAAGGCCGCGGGGGCGAGGCGCTCGACGCCGCCCGGTACGAGGCGGCCGCCGCCGCCTGGAACGACGGGCGCGACCGCGCCGTCGACGCCTACCTCGACTTGACCGAGGGCGACGTCGCCCGCGAACTCGCGCGCATCGACCTGCCGCTCTCGACCTACACCCAGTGGTACTGGAAGATCGACCTTCACAACTTGCTCAAGATGATGACCCTCCGGGTCGACCCGCACGCCCAGTGGGAAACGCGCCAGTACGCCGAGGTCGTCGCCGGCATCGCCCGGCGCGTCGCCCCCCTCTCCTACGAGGCGTGGGTCGAGCACGACGTCGCCGGCGTTCGGTTCGGCGCGCGCGAGCGCGAGGCCCTTCGCCTCATGCTCGAGGGCGTCGCCGTCGGCACGGTCGAGGCCGCCCGAGAGGCGGGGCTCTCGGGCCGGTCGCGCGACGAGTTTTTCGCCAAACTCAAGCCGCGCCCGCGCCCCGACTTCCGCGTCGACCCCGCCGGCGGATTGCCGCCCGAGCACTTCGCCGAGCGCTTCGAGCGCCTCAACGCCGAGGCCGTCGCCGCGAGCAAGTACCGGCGCGGGATCGGCGCGCCCGAAAACGCGTTCGAGTTGATCACGCCCGAAGGCTTCGAGGCGCCCGCGGCGCCGGCGCCGAGCGAGGCCGCCGCGACGGAAGAGCCGGCCGGCGCCGTGCCCGCCGACTTCGATGCCGCCCTCGACGCGCTCGACCGGTGCCTTAGCGCCGAGGACAAGGCCGCTCTCCGCGCGCGTGGCTACGTGCCGTTTCATGCGACGATCGGCCGCTGGATACGCAACGCGTGGGGCCTCTGGTCGACGCCGGGCGGCCCGCTCAAAGAGCACCTCGCCTCGCTCGGCCTGACGCACCCCGACGACATGAGCGGCGTCGTGCTCGCCGCCTACGTCGCGCGCCTGCGCGGCACCGGGTTCGACCTCCCCGCCGCCGTCGCCCGCTACCGGCGGTTTTGGGAGGCGCCCCGGTCGGGCCACGACCCCGAGTTGATGGCCGCCGTCGCCGACGTCGGGCCCGAGGCCGGGCCGCACGGGGGCGCGTCGTGAGCGCGGGCAAGCACCACGGCTGGCGGCAAAGCGGCGCTACCGGGCAGTGGGCCCTCGTGGGCGACGACGCGAAGGTGTTCGTGGCGCGCCTCGGCGACGGCCGCGTTCGGCTCATCGTACGCAAGGCGTGCGACGGCGAGGGGGCGCTACTTACGCCCGAGCAGTTCGCGTTCTTCGGCCGCATGGGGTTTCCGTCCGAGCCCGGCCCGCCCCCGCCGGGCGCCGAGGAGCCGGTCGTGATCGAGCCGGAGACCTACGCCTCGGCGCTCGCCCACTTGTCCGAGTGCCACGCGGCGCTTCCGCCGTGGCACGGCCCCCCGAACCCCTCGCTCCTCGACCGCGTCAAGGCGGCCGCCGCGCGACTCGAGACGCACGAGGCCGATCTGGCCGAGGCGTCCGGCGCGCTCATGCTGCCGCTCCCCGAGCCAGGGTCGGTCGAGGCGAAGCTCCTGCGCGCCAACGGCATCCTACGCCGCGAGCGCGACACGCTCCGTGACCTAACCCGCAAACTTGGCTTCCCCTTCGCCGACTACGACAAGCCGCGCGAGGACGACGGGGTCGTACCCCGCGACGCGTGCGAGGCGCGCATCGACCGGTTGCTCGGGTACGAGTCTGAGGGCGTCGCCGACGCGAACGCCCTTCGCGCCGCTCTCGCGGATATCAACCGGGCGATCCGCGACCTCGAGGCCCTCGCCGACGGCGGGACGGTCCACACGCGACAAGCCCGCAAAAGGCTCGGCCATGCCGCTACGTCGATCGGCTACGCCCTCGCGCGCGCCGAGCGCCGCGCCGAGCGGTACACCGAGAGCGCGGCCGCCGAGAGCGAGGTCGCCGAGGTGCCGCCCGCCGTCGGCGTCGCTAGCCTCGCCGCCGACCTCGCCGCTCTGACGGAGCGGGTCGTCGACCTCGAGCAAAAGGCAAAGGAGCCCCGAACGTGACCGCCATGCCCCCGCCCCTCTCGCTCGCCGGCGCGACCGACGAGCAACTCTGCGAACTATTTTTGGGCCCCGGCTCGTACCTGCTCTCGGCCCCCTGGCAGCCGCTCGAGATGCGCTTCGGATCGGGCTTTCTCGACGTCGCGAACCTCGACGTCGGCCTGCTCGACGCCGAGGCGTGCGCGGTCGCCATGGGCCGCGACCCGCGGTGGGGCGGGCACTCGGGCGACCGCGTCGTCTCGGTGCTCGAGCACTCGATCGTCGTCGGCGACCTCGTGCGCCGCGCGCGGCCGCGCGACATCCGGGCGCAGCTCGCCGGGTACCTGCACGACCTGCCCGAGTCGCTTCTGCGCGACATGCAATCGCCCTTCAAGCACCGGCGCGAGATGTGGTTCTATCGCTGCCTCGAGCGCCGCGTCGCCGCGCGCCAAGAGGCGGCGTTCGGCCTCTCCGTCGGCGCGTTCGAGAGCGAGGCGGTCAAGCGCGCCGACGAAATCGCTTGGATCTGCGAGATGCGCGACCTCGACATGGGCCCCGAGGGCGAGGCCTGGGCCGCCGACCGCTGCATCGATCTCCCGGCCGCCCGCTTCTACCCGATCGCGCCGCCCGATATCGAAGCGCTCGAACTTCGGTGGCTTCGCAAGGTCGCCGGCCTCTGCCGAGAACTCGGCGTGCGGCCGGCGATTCGGGGGTTTCTGTGAGCGCGGCGGCGGTCGACGCCGCGCGCGAAGCGCTCGCCGCGCGCTGCGCCGGCCCGCAGATCGACGGCGCGCTCTTTCGCGACCTCGGCGGCGGATCGTGGGTCGCCCTCTGCCCCGCGCGCTTCCCCGACTTCGGGTACGCCGAGCGGGAGGGCACGCGGCAAGACCTTGGCCTCCGGCGCGAGGCGTTCTACCTCGGCGGCCGCGAGGTCGAGAGCCCGCGCCTCGTCGCCTACCTCGCCCGCGACGCGGGGCCCGGCGCGCGGACCTACGGCTACGCCGGCCGGCGCTTTCGCCCGACGCCCTTCCCGACCCGCCTCGACGACCTGCGCCGCGAGACCGACTACCTCTGCGGCGCGCGCCCCGGCGCGCCGCTCTTCGACGCCTGCGTCGCGAACCTCTACGAGACCGGCCGCGACTCGGTCGGTTGGCACGCCGACGACGAGCCCGAGGTCGGCCCCCGCCCGCCCGACGCGACGCTCGTTGCGTCGATCTCGTTCGGCGCTCGCCGCCGCTTCCTCATTCGGCGCAAGGCCGACCACCGCGACCGGCACGTCTTCGCGCTCGGCGCGGGCGACCTGCTCGTCATGGGCGGCGCGTGCCAGCGCGATTGGGAGCACTCGGTGCCCAAGACAACGCGCCCGTGCGGCCCCCGCCTCAACCTGACCTTTCGCGTTCTCTCGCCCCAAGGATCGCCATGACCGACCCGAACACCCCGATCGCCACTCCCGACCCTACGGCTAGCCTGCTCGCGCTCGCGTGCCGGATGGCCCAACACCTCGGCTACTCGGTCGGCGTCGCCCGCGAGCCGAACGGCTACGGGGGTGTCGTTCGTATCGACCTGCCGACCGAAGGGGCCCTCGCCGACCAGCCGCCGACCCGCCGCGCGTCGTGGGTCGTCGGCGCCGCCCAACTGCCCGCGCTCGCCTTTTTGCCCGACCACGACGGGCCGCCCGACGAGGCCTCGGTTTTTGCGGCCGGCCGCCTGTGCGGCGCGTACGCCGCGATGTGGCCGGGGGAGCACGACGTGCCCCAAATCCTCGAGCGCGTGACGGCGAGCCACCGCGCCTTCGACCCGGTCGCTTGGGTCGTCGACAAGGGCTTTATCGACGAGCGGTGCGCGCTAGCCGCGACCGCCCTGCGCCTCGTCGGCGAGCCGTCGTCGGCGTGGCCCGATCGAGATTGGCGCGAAATCGGCCGCCTGCGCGACTGGCTCGGCGACGTCGCGCGGGGCCTCGGCCTCGCGGCGTGGCCCGGGCTAGGGGCGGCCGCGCGGGGCACCCGGGAGGCCTACGCGGCCCAGGCCGCCGTGCCGCGCGAGCCGGCGCCTGAACTCGGCGGCGCGCTCGAGTGCGTCGACGTCGCGGGCGTTCGCCTCTACGCGATGGGCGCCGACGGCGTCGAGCCGGCGGTGATTTTGATCGACAGCCAAGAGTCGATCGATCTCGGCCTCGACGAGGCCGAGGCGGTCTTTCGCGAGGGCCTTCGCCTCGTCGCCGTCGCGCGCGCGGCCGCGGCGGGGCCCGCCGCCGGCTACGCGGTCGAGCGGGACGGCCTCGAGGCCGTCGTTTCCCTGAAGGGGTCGACGTGAGGCCCGGCGCCTCGCCCGCGCGCCCCCGGGGCTACGACCCGGCCGCCGCTGCCGATTGGGGGGCGCGCGTCGCCGCGGCCGACCGGCGCGAGCGCGATCGGCTCGCTCGCGTCGAGGTCGACCCGTACACGGGCGTCGCTCGGGGCCCGGCGCCGGCCGAGACGACGGCTAGGACGCCCGGGGCTGTCGTCGACCCGACCATCGGGCCGGGCCCCCGCGACCCGACGGTCGCCGCGCTCGCGAGAGCCGTCTCGGATCACGTCCTCGTCGGCGGCGCCGCCCTCTGCTCGTTCAACGACCTCTTTGGCCGCTACGTCGTATCGTCCAGCGACGCGCGGGTCGAGATTGAGGCGCGCCTACTCGACGACCCGGAGCGCGCGGCCTCGGTCGAGCCCATCGCCCGCGCCGCGGCGCTTCTCGTCGGAGGGTGCTCGAGCGTGATCCTCCCCGCCGACGTGGTGCTCTGCCGGGCCGGCGTCGACGAGCGCGGGTGCCCCGCGTGGCGCCTCGAGCCGTACCTCAAGCCAGCCGCGCCGGCGGTCGACGAGGCGGCGTTCCTGCGCTTGGTCAAGAGCGCGGTCCCCGTCGGCGTTCCGGTCGCGTGGGGTACCCACGGGCAACGGTTTCTGGCGGTCGCCCTCTCGGGCGCATTCCCCCATCAGCCGCAGACGATTGTCGAGGTCGAGCGCGAGGCCCTAGCCGACGGCGAGGGCCCGTTCACGGCGGCCGTGCTCATCGGCGACTTTTGCTTTCGGCGTCGAGCGACCCCGATGATCGACGGCGGCCTTCGGCTCGTGAGCCACCGTACGCGCGACGTGTGGGTCGTCGCGCATCTTCTCGCCAACGACTGGCCCTGACCGAGCAGCGGCCGCGCGCGGGCAGGGGCGGGCCATAGCGCGTCACGCTCGGGGCATGACTCCCCCCGACCCCGCGGGCGCCCCGGCCCGCGTCGACCCGCGCGACGCGCTCGAGCGCGCCCGCTCGCGCGTCGCCGAGCACCGCGGCGCGGCCCGCCGCCTGACCCTCGCCGCGGGCCGGCGCAGGGGCCGAGCCGCAAGCGCCCGCCTCGCCCGCGCGGCCGACCACCGCGCCCACGCGAGCGAGCTCGCGGCCGTCGCGCGCGCCCTCGCCTTCGCGCTCGGCGCGGCCGACGGCGGCGACGGGGGCGCGTCGTGATCGCCGCCGCCGAGGTCTACGGCGGGCGCGGGTTCGACGCGCGGCACGCGGGGCAGCTCGCGTGGTACTTCGAAAAAGGCCTCGCTCGGGTCTACCCCAAGGCGATCGACTGCGAGCGGCACGGCCAGGGCTTGACGGAGTTCGGCACGGCGCCCGTCTACGAGCCGCCCGACCTCGACGAGGCCGCGCGGTTCGGCGCGATTGACCGGGCGCTCTATCGCTGCTCGGACCTCGCCCGCGTCACGCTCGCGCTCGCCTACGGCGACGAGGGCGCCTACTGGGTCGGCCGCCCCCTCGGGTTCGACGACCGGCCCTGGGCCGTCGCCGCCCTGACCGAGCCCGCGCGCGAGGCGGCCGAGGCCCCCCAGACGCCCGAGTTCTGGCGCGCCGCCTTCCCCGCCTACGGCGGCGCCCCCCCCGGAGGCAACCGCCCCCGGGCCTGGGTGAGGGCTTTCGTCCCGGTGAGCCGCCGCAACGCCAAGGCCCGCGCCCTTGCCCTACGCGTGCGCCGCGCCGCCGAACTCTTGCTCGATGACGCGGAGGAACAGTTCGCCGTCGCTTACGACGTGCGCGACGCCAGCCTGCGCCAGATCAAGCGCGAGGGCCGGCGCGCGCACGAGGCGCGCCCCTTCGTCTGCGTTCGGGTCGAGGGGGCCTAGCTCCGTGGCGCGCGTTCCGAAGCACGCCCGCCCCCGCTGCGGGGCCCGCAAGCGCGACGGGCGGCCTTGCGCGGCGCCGGTCGAGTGCGCCCCCGACGGGTCGCTGCGCCGCCGGTGCCGCAACCACGGCGGGGCCTCGACGGGCCCGCGGACAGCCGAGGGCCGGGCCCGGACGGGCGCCGCCGTCGCCGCACGCTGGGAGGCCTACCGAGCGCGAAAAGCGGCCGGAGGCGTTAACAAAGACGGCGCGCCGGCCGTAGCCACGAACAGAGGCGATTCGACATGATCGACGCGGAAACTAAGGAGAAACTTGTCGACCGACTGCGGGGCCGCCGCGTCGTGCTTTCGGTCATCGGAGGCAAAGACTCGGCGGCGGCCTCGCTCTACCTGCGCGACCTAGGCATCGACCACGACCGCGTGTTCGCCGACACCGGGTGGGAGTCGCCCGTTACGTACGAGTACCTGCGCGGCGACCTGACGCGCGCGCTCGGTCCGATCCACGAGGTGCGCGGTCGCTACACCCTGCCCGAACTCGTGCGGGCGAAGATGATGTTTCCGAGCCGCCGCATTCGCTTCTGCACGCAAGAACTCAAGGTCTTCCCGCTCGCCAAGTACGTCAAGTCGATCGATACCGAGACGGTCAACGCCGTCGGCGTGCGCGCGGCCGAGAGCCAGGCGCGCTCGCTCCTCGAGGAGTGGGAATGGTCCGACACCTTCGACTGCGACGTCTGGCGGCCGATCATCGCGTGGTCGGAGCAAGACGTGATCGACATTCACAAGAGGCACGGGCTCGCGCCGAACCCCCTCTACTTGCGAGGCGCCTCGCGCGTCGGGTGCTTCCCGTGCATCCACGCCAGCAAGAAAGAGATCGGCCTCATCGCCGACCTCGACCCGGCGCGCATTGACGAGATCCGGGCGCTTGAGGCCGAGGTGCAAGAGGGCGCTAGGGCCCGCTACGCGGCCAAGGGCGAGACCTTCGAAAGCAAGGGCTACTCGCCCCCGACCTTCTTTCAAAGCCCGCTTGGCGCTCGGCGCATGTGGTCGATCGACGAAGCCGTTACGTGGTCGCGCACGTCGCGCGGCGGCCGGCAACTCGAGATGTTCCGTGACCCGCACGACGGGTGCGTGCGCTGGGGCATGTGCGAGGCGGGGGCCGACGACAAGGACGGCAACGCGTGAACCCGTATCGCGCCCCCGTGCGCCCGCCTCTTCCGGCCCACAACCCCGACGAGGGGCCATGGCCCCGATGGCTCCCGTCGCGCGACCCGCTACACCAAGGCAAGGTGGTTTGCTGGGGCGCCGGGGCCTGCACGGGCCGGGGCGCTCGGCCCGAAGGAGATCGCTACTGCTGCGGCGCCGATTGGGGGCCCAAGCTAGCCACGACGCGGCCTGTCAAGCGAGGCCTAGTGGCTGCCGTCATGAATGTATGCCGCGCGCGAAAAGCGGCCGGGGCTCTTACGACCGCCGAGGGTGCGGCCGTTGCCGAAGGCGAGGAACCGACATGCAGTGGCGAATAAGTGACCGAGCCGACCCCGAGGCGCGCGCCCTCGCGGATCGCCACTACAACCGGCAGAAGCCGGGCACGCCGCATTTCGTGCCGCCGGGGCGGTGCCTTGTGCTGGTTTGCGACAAGGCGTTCTGGGTCACGTCGTGGCCGTTCGCCGAGTACACCAAGCACGCGTGGGCCGGGGCGTGGGTCTGCTCCGCCTTTCGCAACGAGGGCGCGGGCCTCGCCTCGGCGCTCATCACCGACGCGGTGGCCGCGACCCGCTGGCGATGGCCCGACGTTCCGCCCGAGGGCATGATTACCTTCGTCAACCGGGCGAAGGTGCGCCACAAGCGCGACCCGGGCCGCTGCTACCGTCGCGCCGGCTTCGTCCCTTGCGGCGAAACTAAGGGCGGTCTCCTCGCCCTTCGGCTCGACCCGGGCGACATGCCGCCGGCCGCCGCGCCGATCGGATCGCAGGCGTCGCTCTTGTGGGTCGAAGCGCCCCCGGCCTCGGCGGGCACGTGAGCGCCTACCGAACGGGCTACCGCCCCGACCCCGACCCCGAGCCGCCCGAGCCGAAGGCGCCGCCGCCGCCGCCGGCGAAGCCGCCGAGCCCCTACCCCGCCGCCCTCGCCCGCGCCGCGCGCCGCGTCCTGACGGCGGCGGCCGCGGCGACGGCTGCGTGCGCCGCCGTGCCGGCGGAGACGCTCGGGGCGATCGACCCGGCGACGGCCGTCGTCGCGTTCTTCTACGCCCTTTTGCTCGGCCGGCTGCTCGCCGGTCTTATCGTCGGGCCAGACCCGACCGTACCCGACGGTAGCCCATGAGCCGACCGACGACGCCCGAGCAAAAAGACGACGCCCGCCGCCGACGGGAGGCCTTCGCTGAGCGGTTCGGCGCGCGCCTCGACGCGTCGGGCATGACCGGCACCGCGCTCGCTGAGCGCGTCGGCGCGTCGACCCAATCGGTCTCGGCCTGGCGCTACGGCCGGTCGCTGCCCCGCGACGCCGCCCTCGCGCGGCTCGCCGCGGCGCTCGATTGCGACCCGGCCTGGCTCTCGGCCGCCGACGTCGCGCCCCCGCCGCCGCCCAAGCCCGCGGCGCCGCCCCGGGCGCCCGCCCCCGCGCGCACGCCGCGCCGCGCGCTGCCACCGGCCCCTGCTCCGGCCCCCCGGGCCTCGCCCCGGGCCCGCGAGCCCTCCCTCGCGTGGCACGCCGACCTCGCGGCGCGCGAGGCCGACCATTGGGTCGCCCTGCTCGCCGCCCCCGACCCGGCCCCCGTCGCCGCCGCCGCGCGGCGCGGGCTCGACGCGCGCCTCGATCGGCAACGCTCGGGCGACGACCTCGCCGAGGCCGCGGTCGCGTCGGCGCTCGCCTGCGTCGAACGGGGCGAGGGCGAGGACGCCGCCCGGTCGCTCGCGCGCGCCTTGCGCTTCGCCGACGTCGGCCGCCTTGCGCGCGCCGAGGCCCGGCGCGAGGTCGAGGCGACGCCGCCCGTCGACGCCGCGGGCTACGCCTGGGCCGACCGCGTGCTCGCGACGCGCCGGGCCTACGAGGCCGTTCGCAACCGCGTCGTCGCCGAAAACCGCGCGCTCTGCTACGCGCTGACGCGCCGCCTCGCGCGCGCCTCGGGCGTCGACCCCGACGACCTCGCCGCCGAGGCGATCGCCGGCCTCCTTCGCGCCGTCGAGCGCTACGAGCCCGGGCACGGTACGACGCTCGCGACCTACGCCCAGCACTGGGTGCGACACGCCGTCGACCGCAACCTCGGCCACTACCAAGACCTACGGCTGCCCGTCAACGCGGTCGACGACCTGACGCTCGTGCTCCGCGCCGACGAGGCGGGCGCCGCCCCGGCGCTCTCGGACGCGCGCGTCAAGCGCGTGCGCGAGGCGCACCGCGTGCGGCGTTTCGCCCGGCTCGACGCGCCGCACGCAGTACGCCTCGTCGGCGGGGGCGACACGGCCTTTACGCTCGGCGATATGGTGGCCGACCCGGGGGCGTCGCCCGAAGAGCAGGCCATCGCGGCCGAGGAAGCCGCCGCCCTGCGCGCCGCGCTCGCTCGCCTTCCGGCAAGGCGCCGGCGCGTGCTCGAGGCGCGCTTCGGGCTCGACGGGCCCGAGCAGACCCTCAACGAGGTCGGCGCTCGCATGGGCGTCGGCCGCGAGCGCGCGCGGCAAATCGAGGTGCGGGCGCTCGCCGACCTCGCCGCCGAACTCGGGCGCTCGGGCGGCGTCGACCGCGGCGCCCGCCCCGAGGGCCGTCGCGTGCGCGCCCCCGCAAGCGACCCCATCGACGCCTTGGTCGACGCCGTCGTGCGCCGCCGGGAGGCCGCGTGACCCACGCCGACCTCGTCGCGCGCGCCGCGCGCTGGCTTCACAACACCCTCCACCACCCGATCGTACTCGTCGAGATCGGATCGACCGGCGGCGAGAGCCCCGACGTTATCGGCTGGAAGACCGGGCACTCGACGCTGATCGAATGCAAGGCGAGCCGTTCCGACTTTCTCGCCGACCGGAAGAAGCCCTTTCGGCTGATGCCCGACCTCGGCATGGGCCGGCTTCGCTGGTACTGCGCGCCGCCCGGGGTCATCGCGCCGGCCGACCTGCCCGAGCGCTGGGGGCTCGTCGAGGCCCACGGCCGGTCGATGCGCGTCGTCGCCAAGGCGGGTCCGTACTACGAGGCGCTCTCGTTCGTCGCCCAAGTCAGCGAAACGCACCTGCTCATGAGCGCCGCGCAGCGCATCGCCGAGGGGTGGGGCCGGGCTCAAGTGGCCTACCCCCGCGTGCCCGAGGCCGGGCCCCCGCCGCCCCGGTGCCGGGCGTGCTTCGCCGAGGGGCGCCCGGCGCGCGGCCCCGCGTGCCACGCCTGCGGCCGGGCCCTCAGGCTCGAGCCCGACGACGAGGTTTCGGGCTTCGGAGGCGAGGGCCCTTTACAAGTCCGCCACTAGGACGTATTGATAGGGCATGACCGACGTCGCTACCGCCGCCCCCGCCGCTACGCCCGAGACCGCGTGGGTTCACCCCTTCGAGATACTAGGCCTCGGCCGCGCCCCCTTCCGCTGCGTCGGCTTTCGGGTCGACGTCTACCAAGCGTGCCCGGGCGCGCCCGTTCAGCCCGCCGGGGCGTGCGACGTGTGCGGCGCCGGCCTCAAGTACGTCTACCTCGTCGCCGGCTCGGGCCCGGGCGACGCGGCGTTCCGGGTCGGGTGCGACTGCGTCGCCAAGACGGGCGACACCGAACTCGAGCAAGCCGCCCGGCGCGCGCGCCGCGCCGAGGCCGACCGCGAGGCGCGCGAGTACGCGCGCGGCAAGGCCGAGGCCCGGCGCGCCCTCGAGCGCGAGCAAGCCGCGGAGAACGCGGTTACGCACCGCGCGATCATCGCCGAACTCGAGCGCCTCTGCGCCGCCACCGAGCGCGCCGATCGTGCCGCCCGCGTTCGCATCGAGGACGACTACAACGACCGCACGGCCAAGTCGTACAACCTCTGCCTCGAACTGCTCGGCGACCTGCGCGGCGGCCGGCGCGATCACGGCCCCGACGCGGGCGAGCGCGTCGCGGTCGACGCCGTGCGCCGCGCCGTCGACGCCCCCGCCTCGACGCACGTCGGGACGCCGGGCGTCCGGGCGAAGGGGCTCGTCTGCACCTACGAGGGCGTCGCCTACACGACCTCGCCCGAGTCGTCGCCGTGGGGGCCCAAGGATCTCGTCAAACTGCTCGTCGCCGAGGGGCCGCACGCCGGGGCGTGGCTCCTCTGGTGGACGACGAGCGCGGCCCGCGTTGCCGACCCGGCCGCGCCCTACGGCGAGCGGCGCGTTGCGATCGGCGAGCGCGTCGTCGTCGCCGCGACCGTCGACCGGCACACCGACTACAAGGGGTGCGCCCAGACCGAGGTCAAGCGGGCCGCGTTCGCCCTGCCGGCCGCCGCGCCCCCGCCCAAGGCCCCGCGCGCCCGCCGTGCCGCCGCCCGTCAGGTGGCGCCGTGAAGGCCTCGCGCGTCTGGTACCTCCTCACCCAAGCCGCCGGCTCGGCCGCGGTCGCCTCGGCCTCGGCGTCGCTTACCTGGGCGTGGCTCGGCGGCCCCTACGGCGGGCACCACGCCCTCGCCGCCCTCTGCGCCGCCTCGGGGGTAGGCGCGGCGTTCGCCGACTACCGGGCGGGCGTCGCGCGCCGCCGCGAGGCCCTCGCGCGCGAGGCCGACCTGCTCCGCGGCCGGCGCCGCGGGGGCCCGGTCGCGATCGGGTTGCGCCGCCTCGACCGCGAGCAGACCGTCGTCGACCGCCCCCGCCCGGCGCGTCAGGCCTAAACGGTCGGCTCGCCCGCGCCGTTACCAAGACCATGAAACCAACCCCTCCGACGAAAACGCCCTTCGCTTACGAGTCAGCCGAGGCCCCGCCGTGGTACGCGTGCACCGGGTGCGCGACCGGGCCGGGCGTCAAGCTCTGGCGACCCGCGCACGACGACGCGGGCGCCCTGTGCGCCGCGTGCGTCGAACGGCGCGCGGGCCTGCCGCCGGGGCTCATCGGGGACGACGGCCGGTCGCCGACGAAGCACGGCGACGAGACCGACCAGGTCGGGGGCCGCGTGCCCTACGTCCCGTGCGAAGACGGCGAGAGCGCGTGGGGGTACACCAGCGTGCCCGCCGAGGGCGTCGCGTGGTGGCACGCGCTGCCGACCCGCCCCGCCGAGTCCGGCGCCGCCGCTCGGGCCGCCGCCTTCGACCGTATGTGGGCATCCCTGAGCAAGACGGTCGACCAACTGGTCAACCTGCGCGACCGTTACGCGACCGTCCTCGGCGGCCCCGACCGCATCGGCCAACTCGAGGCCGCCGCCGCGAGGGCGTCGGCGAGCGCCTCGTACTGGGGTCGGGTGGCCGGCCAATGAGCGACCGACACCCCCGAGCCTGCCGCGCGCCCGGATGCCCGAGGCGCGCCCCGACCGGCCAGTTTCTGTGCCTAGGGTGCCAGCACGGCGGGCGCCCGCCGAGGCGGCTCGGCGCCGACGCGTGGCGCAAGGCGGCGCGGGCCGCCATGCCGACGATCGAGGCGGCGCTCCTGCGCCCGGGCGACGATTGGTCGGGGGCGGCGTACCGACGGCCGAGCGCCGACGAGGTCGCCCGCGCGGCCCGGCGCATCGCTCGGTGCGCGCGCGGCGCCGAATACGCGGCGGCCGACTCGCGGGGCCTCGGGGGGCTCGCGCCGTGAGCCCCGTTCGCAACTGGGAGCGCGAGTACGAAGACCGCGCGCCTTTCGTCAACCAGGGCGTCATCGACAACGCCGAGGCCGAAGAGGCCCGCGAGGACGCCGAACCCCGCCAAGCGATGCACGAAAGCCTCGCGCTCGACCTCGATGTTTGGGACGAAGACGAGGAAGGCGGTGCGCCATGAGTTGCTCGTGCGACAACCCGGCGAAGGTCTGGGATCGGTCGACGCAGGCCGCCCGCAAGACCTACGCCTGCGAGGAATGCCACCACCCGATCGCCAAGGGCGAGACCTACGCGCGCGTCGGGGCGCTGCACGATGGCGGCTGGCAGACGTTGCGCTTCTGCCTCTTCTGCGACGCGCTCGCCCGCGAGGCCCTGTCGGCCGGTTTCTGCTACGAAGAGGTCGGCGCCCTCTACCCCGACCTGCTCGGTTGGCTCAACGATGGCGTTTACAAGCAAACGCCGAACGGCTTCATGGCCGTTGATACTCTCTACCGCGAGGGCGACGCCGCGCTCTTGCGCGACCTTCACGGCGCCGAGGTTCGAGAGCGATGACACGCACGCCGAAACGCGCCGAGTCGACGCCGGTCAAGGCGTGGCTGACGATCGAGGGGTGGCACGGGTCGACGACGACCGAGGTCGCCCTCGTCGGTATGACGAAACACCGGTTTCGCATCCGGGCGCTCCGCCCGACGCGCCTCGCCGGCCGGGGCCGCGTGCTCGAGACCGGGCACGAGGCCCTCGTGCCGAAGACCGCCGTTCGTCAGGGTAGAAGCGGCGGGCTCTTCGCGCCGGGCGAACTGCCCGACAGGGTGCCGAGCGAGGCCTCGCCGGATCCGCCGTCGTCGCGCCGGCCGGGCTTCGATTGCTGCGACGGATGCACCGCGCCGGGGTGCGACGGCGCCGCCCGGGTCGGGTCGCTCAAGCCCGGCGAGTGCGGTAGTTGTGCCGTCATGGGGCAGCCGTGCGGAGACCATCGCGGTCGCCCGGGCCCGCCGAGGTGTACCGCGTGCTGGGACGAACTCGGCCCCGAGGACGACGATTCGGGCCGCTGCGCCGGATGCGCCCTCGTCGCCCTCGAGAGCGACCCGAACTTTTGCGGCGAGTGCAACGCGAGCCCGTGCTTGTGCGAGGAAGCCTGCCCATGACCCCCGAGAAGGCCGTCGCTGCGTTCGCCGAGTGCGAGCGCCTACTCTTGTCACTGCGCGGCCCAATCGAGCCGCGCCGCATCGACCCCGGCGCGATCGCTGACGACGAGACGGAGGCGGCCGCGCACCTGCTTTGGCTCTGCCGCGAGGGCGCCCAACTCGCGCGGGCCGGACGCGAGCAAAAGGCCGGTCGCTGGCTTGGCTTCGTCCAAGGGGCGCTTTGGTTCGGTGGCCACGCGTGCGTCGGAGAGTTGAAGAACATGAACCGACCCGACGATCGGCCGCCGCAGGGCGCGGGCCGATGAGCGCCGGCCCCGTCGCGAACGACGCGCAAGAGGCCTTCGTCGTTTCGTGCGAGCGGAGCGGCGTGTGGTGTGCGCTCGAGCCCGACGGCGCGTTCCCCGCCTCCGTGTACCGCTTGCGCGTCCGGGGCCCCGGCGGCGACACGTGCTGGGTCAACGTTCTGCCCGACGGCACGTGGTGCTCGCCGCGCGCCCCTTGGTGGGCCGAGCGCGCCTTCGGCGACGCCCACGCCGCGGCCCGCGCGGCCTCCGCGCGTCGGCGCTAAAGAACGGCGGCGCCGGGCCGTTGCAACGAGAGCGCGCCGGGCGCGCGGGAGGTTTCGAGGATGAACGATCCGAACCGAGGGTTTGACCTGTGCGTGCGCCTCGCCCCGGGCGCGCCCCCGTCGTGGGAGGCCGCGGGGGCGACCGACGCGCCGGGCATCATGCGCCGCGCGATGGCGCGAGCGGCCGAGCTTCCGGCCGGCGGCTGGGTCGGCGCCTTCAGGGGCGACAAGGGCCTCGCGACCTACGAGAAGCACGCCGACGGGAGCGTCGAGGAGCGCGTCGCCTTGGGGGTCGAGGGCGTCGCGCGCGAGCCCCAGCCGTCGGGGACGCGCGAGGGGTACGGCTACACCGCCGGGCCGGCGCTCGAGGCCGACGGCCTCTACGTTTTTACCAACAGCAAGGGACACCGGATGACCGTCGGGGGCCGCGTCGCCGTCGGCGAGGGCCGCGACTGGCGCGCCTTCGAGTACGCGGGGCCGACCCGCGGTTTCTGGCACCACGTCAAGCTCGATGCCGACCCGGTCTGGCCCGCCTACACGAGGCTTTTAGCCATGAGCAACCTACGGTCCCTGTTCGACGTCTGGATCTACTACGAGCGCGGCCGAGGGGCCCGCGCCGACGACGCGCCGGCCCGACGAAGGCGCGCGCGCCGAGCGCTCGACCGCGCCATCGCGAGGGCGCAGCGCGGGTGGGTACGCGACGGCCTGGCGGCGATCGCCGAGGGTCGGCCTTGATGGCGCCCGACGAAGAGGCCGCGCCGGCCTTCGGCATCGTCGTGCTCCGATCCGACGGGCGCTACCGGATGCTTCGCGTCGACCGGGTTCCGCTGGTCGGCTACCGCTGGGTCGACGACCTCGGCTTCCCCTGGGAGACCGACGACGGCCTCGCGTGGTCGAGCCCGCTTCGCGCCGCGCGAGGGCTTCCGTCGACCGCCGAAACCCAAGAGTGGTGGCCCTGATGGCCTCCCGACGCCGAGGCCCGGCCGCGGGCGACCCGAAGGTCGCCGTCGCCTACCTGCGCGTCTCGACCGACGAGCAGCACCTCGGGCCCGAGGCCCAGCGCGAGCAGATCGAGCGATGGGCCGCCGGCCGGGGCGTCCGGGTCGCCGCCTGGCACGTCGAGCACGTGTCGGGCGCCGCCCCGCTCGCCAAGCGTCGGGCGCTCGAGGCGGCCGTCGGCGAACTCGGGCCGCTCGGGGCCGGGCTTTTCGTCGTCGCCAAGCGCGACCGGCTCGCCCGCGACATGGTCGCCGCCGCGATGATCGAGGCGCTCGTTCGGCGGGCCGGGGCGCAGGTCGAGTCGGCCGACGGCGTCGGCTCGGGCGACGACCCGGGCGCGCAGTTGATGCGCGGCATCGTCGACCTGTTCGCCCAGTACGAGCGGGCGCTCATCCGGTACCGCACGAGCGCGGCGCTCGCGGTTAAGAAGGGCCGGGGCGAGCGCGTCGGTACGGTGCCGTTCGGGTTCCGAGACAGGGGCGACGGCTTGCTCGAGACCGACGATCGGGAGCGGTCGGTCATCGTTCACGCGCTCACGCTCTCGGCCCGGGGGTTCGGGGTCGCGGCGATCGTCCGGTCGCTTCGGGAGCAGCAATACGTAGGTCGCACCAACCGATACCTGTCGGCTACCCAGGTAAGGCGCATTCTGGACGCCCACGCGACGAAGCCGAAAGAGGCTTCGCAAAAATAGGCACAGACCGGGCGGTCTGTGATTGACCCGGCCGGCCTGCGCCTGGCCATCCTTGACCGCCGGTAAGTAAAACCATGCCCGATCGCTCCTTACTATACGCGCGCGAGCGCGTGCGCACGGGCGCGGGCACGCGCGCCCGGTCGTTACCACGACCCGGGCTCGTCTTCGCCGACGGCCACGGGCCGGCTCGCCGCCAGGTCGGTGATGGCCTGCGCGAGAGCGTAGGCCTTGGCCGTCGCCGACCGAAGGGCCTCTCCCGCCGCCCGCTTCGCCTCAAAGGCGGCTTGTTGCTCGCGCGTACGCCTCTCGGGCGTCGAGAGTAGGCTTAGCCCGGCCGCCCGGGCGGCGGCGATGGCCTCGCGTTCGACGGCCTCGGCTGCGTCGACCTCGTCGAGGGCGGCCCCGAGGGCGGTTTCGAGGTCGGCGCGGCGGGCTGCGTAGTCGGCGTCGGTCATGTGCTCAACCTACGCCGCAGTGGCGTACATGTCAAGGCCCTTGCCGCAGGCCCCCACTGACCGGGCCCATGCCAAGTTTAGGTCTAACGATCCGGCGCGGCCGCGACGTTTTCATGGGTATGAACGCGACAACGAAGGCAGTGAACGACGGCTCGGCCACTTTCGCCCCCGGCGCCCGCCCTCGCGCCGCGGCCCTCGGCGCCGACGACCTCGGCCGCCTCGCCCGCTACCACGCGGGCACGCGCGCCGGCCTCTACACCGAGCGCGCCGCCGCCGCCCTTCGCTTCCGAGCGGCTGGCCGGGTTGTCGCGGCGCTTGCCGCCGAGCGCGACTGCGCGGCCCTCGCCCCGTACGTCGCCGACGTGCTTTCCCTCTGATCGCCAGACTGGCCGGCCGGCAACGGCCCCGTGCGGCCGGGGCGCCACGGCCACGGGGCACCCTGGGGGCATGGCGATCGAAATCACTACCCACGTGGACGCCCCGTTTCCCGGCGTCGACCCGGCGGCGATGGCCGCGGCGATGCGTCGAGAACTCGACGGGCCCGCCGCCGGCCTCGGCGCCGAGCCCGTGCCCCCGCCCGCCGACGACCTCGGCCCGCTCGCGGCCCTCGTTCACAAGATCCAGGCCATGCGCGCCGAGCTCGTCGGGCGCGTGCGCTCGGCGGCCGCGACCGCCCGCTGCGCCCGCGACCGCATCGCCTGCCGGGCCGGGGCCGCTGGCCTCGACGGTGACGCGAGCGAGCGCGCCCTGCTCGAGACGTCGCCCGACCACGTCGTCTTGGCCCAATCGCTCACGCGTGGCGATGCCTACAAAAACATGCTCGACGATCTCGACCGCCGGTTCGGCCTCGTCGGGGAGGCGCCCTGATGGGCTGGGCCCGTTCGGTCGGCCGCTGGGCCAAGGCCCCGGCGCCGCCCCGCCCGCTCTGCCGCCCGCCGAGCCGCTGGGTCTACTGGCTCAACGACGCGTTCGGCTGGCTCCGTGCCTACGCCGCCCCGGCCCGCGACGCCCTGCCGATCGTCGGGGTACTCGCGCTCGTCGTCTGGACCGCCGTCGGCGTCGCCCTCGTCGCCCGCCTCGCCGGGGGCGCGCCTTGAGCGCCGCGACCGCCGCGTGGCTCGGCGGGCTCGCCGCCGTCGTCGTCCTGCTCGTCGCCGACGCCGCGTCGTCGGCGCTCGCCGCGCTCGTCCCGAGCGACTGGGCCCCCGCCGCCCTCGGCGTCTCGTGGGTCGCCGTCGTCGGCGGCGCGACGGCCGCCATCGGCCGGACGCTCGACCGGCTCGAGGGCCGCCGGCCGTGAGGCGCTCGACCGCCTGGCGCGCCCTCGACGGGCTCGTCCTCGCCCTTTTGGTCGTCGGCCTCGGGCTCTGGGCCGCCGAGGTCGCCCTCGCCGTCGAGGCCTGGCTTTCTACCCTTCGGTGCGCCCGATGACCCTCGCCGGCTACGTCAAGACCGCGACCCGACTCGTCACCCGCTACGCCCCCCTCGCCCGCGCGCTCGCCGACTCGATGCCGCGCCGGGGCGAGGGCCCGCTTCGCGGCGCGATGCGCCTCGCCGACTCGGCCGGCAAGGTCGCCGGCGCCTTCGGCCTGACCGACGACGCGAAGGGGGTCGCCGCCCACTTGCGCGCGCTCGGGCTCGAGCCGACCGGCAACGGCGATGCGCTCGTCGCCCTCTTCTGCGAAACGCCCCTGCGCGCCTCGCTCGACGAGCGCAGCTACCACCTGACCGAGGACTTCGCGGTCGTATGCCTCCGGCACCCGACGGCCGGCGCGATGTACTTCGTCGAGTACCGCGGCGGGTCGACGGGCCCCCAACTCTGGGGCGACGTCTGGGCGCCGCCCGGCTTCGACTTCGCGGCCGCCGCCGACGCGGCGTGGGCCGGCTTCGGCGGCCGCGCGTCCCTCTCGTTCGTCTGGAGCCCCCAGAACCACACCACGCGCCCCGTCTTTCCGCCAATGCCGCCCCCGGGCGCCCTCGCGGGCGAGGGCGCCGAGCGCCTCGACCGGTTCGTCGCCCGCCAGGCGAAGTTCGTCGCCGCCGGCGTCGCCCGCTGGCACCTCTTGCTCGGCCCCGCCGGCACGGGCAAGTCGACCTTCGCCGACCATGCAGCCGGCCGGCTCGGCGGCCGCGTCCTGCGCGTCGACGGCGAGGCCTTGACGGGCGAAACGTCGTATCAACTCGGGCCCGCGCTCCGGGCGATGCGCCCCAACGCGCTTGTGCTCGACGACCTCGACCGCTCGGCCGACCTCGCCAAGGCGATGCCGCGCCTCTTGACAGCCGTGACCGACCTCCAAGCCGCGCGCCCTGACCTGACGGTCTACGTGACCGCCAACGCGATCGAGCGCCTCGCCCCGGTCGGGCCCGGCGGCGAGGTCGACGACGCGCTCGTCTCGCGCATCCACGAGATCCACGACTTCGCTCGGCCCGACGCCTCCGCGCGGGCGCGCGTGCTCGCCTCGTACCTCGAGGGGCTTCCGGATCGGCCCGACGGCGACGACCTCGCGCGCGTCGTCGCGGCGACCGACGGCCTTACCGAGCGCTACGTGCGCGACGCCGCCGTCGCGTTGCGGCACGACTCGGTCGACGACGTCGTCGCGATGATCCTCCGGCGCCGCGCGGTGCTTACGCGGGTGACCTCGTGAGCGCGCCCGCGTGCTTCGCACCGCCCGACGGGGTGCCCGTCGGCGAGCACCGCCGCGACGAGCGCGGCCGCTGCGAGCGGTGCGGCGACGAGCCGGCGCCCGTCGCCCCGTGCGCCCTGCCCCCGCCCGGCTGGTCGTGCGGCCGCGCCGGCGGGCACGAGGGTCCCTGCGCCGCCTCGCCGAGCGAGCCCGCGCCGAGGTCGTTTGGCGAAGCGATCCGTCGGGTCGGGGCCCGCCGCCGGCCGCCCCTTGCCGACTGGGCCGGCTGGGCCGGCTGGGCCGGCTGGGAGCGCCGGGCGGCGGTCGAAGGGGCTTGGTGGCTACAGTTGCCCGGGCCGCCGGCCGACCCCAACGGCGGCGACCTCGTCGAGGTGGCGCCCGCTGTGATGTACAACGGCGCCGACCGGGGCGAGCCCGTCGTACTGCTCGAGATCGACGGGACGTGCGTCGTCAACGACACCGACGCGTCCGTGCGGCCGCGCCTCTCGCCGGCGCAAGCGCGGGCCATGGCTCGGCTGCTCGAGGGCGCCGCCGACGAGGCCGAGCGCCGAGCGGCCGAGGTCGGCAACCCGACGGGCGGCACCGGCCTCGCGCGGTGAGGGCGCGCCGGGGGCGGGCAGGCTGACCGGGGAGAGGGGCCTACGCGCGCCCCGAGGACGACCCGACCCCATGACCCCCCCGACCGACCCGCGCTGGGCGACCGCCCGCCGCGCCGCCCTCGCGTGGCTGCGCGCCCATTACCCGACCTACGCCGCCCGGCACGAGGACTTCGTTCAGTCGGCGCTCGTCGCCCGCCTCGAGCGCGGCGACGCCTCGCCCCCGGCCGAGGCCGCTCTCGTCTCGGCCGTGCGCGACCGAGCCCGGGCGCTCTTTCGGACGACGAAGCGCCGGGGCCCGCACGTCTCGACCGAGCAGGCCTGGGGCGACCCTGGCGACGACGCCTGATAGTCAAGCGATGCCGGGCACTTGCGAGCCGTTCGGGATACGCGGCCCATTGGTAGGTAGAGGCACCGGACGATGAGCCACGACGAGACGACCGACGACGCCCTCGACCGCGCCGGCTTCGAGGGCCTGATGGCCTCGCTCGGCGTACGCCTCGACCTCGCCCGCCGCGACGCCGCCGTCGGGTTCGGCGGCGGCCCCGAGGTCGTCGCCGTCGTCGCCGTGCCGTGGGTCTGGAACGACCCCTCGGCTTGCCTCTGCCGCCTTCACGCGCTCTGCGAGGGTCCCGACGGCCTCTTCGTCGTCGCCCTCGACCGGCGCGTTCGCTACGCCCGCCTGCGCCGCTTCGACGCACACTAGGGGCGGCCCCTCGGGCCCGCCCGAGGAACCGACCGCCCATGACGTCCCCCCGCCTCGCTCTCGCCCTCGTCGCCGCCCTTCTGCTCGCTCCCGCCCTCGGGTGCTCTGACGAGGACGCCTCCCCCGAGGGCTCGGCCGGCGCCGCGGCGTCGCCCCCGCCCGACCGCCTCGGCGTGTCCGCGGTCTACGACCCGGTCGGCGACATCTGGAGCTACTGCGACGTCTGGAACCACTGCACCCCCATCGGCGGCGAAGGCGGCCCCGCGCCGGCCCCGGGGCCCTCGCCCCCGCCGCCCCCTCCCCCGCCCTGCGGCCCCGTGCCGTACGGCTGCTAAGACGACCCGGCCGGCGGCGCCCCCGCCGGCTTGCCCCCCGCGATGGGGGCGCCTGACGCGAGAGCTTCCCCGCACCTCGGGGCGGCCGAGACCGCAACGGGCGCCCTTGGGTAGCTGCCGGCCCGTCACCTCGGTCGCGCCGTCAAGGGCGCGCGGGGCTCGGGCCGCCGACGTGCGATTCGATTGGACGCGCGCCGGCCCCCCGCCGAAAGCCCCCGCGAGGGCGGCCGAGTAGTCGGGGGAGCGGTGACATCGTCGGCGCGCCTGGCCCCCGGGTCTCGCGCGTCAGCCCCTCGGGGGCAGGCCCCGCCCGGGCCATTACGGGCAGCCCCGGGCGCGGGGCAACTCTTGCCGACCCACCACGCGTGGGCACGGTAGCGAGGTCGCCCCGGCGGCCTCAGCCCCCCGCCGGCGCAAAGGCCGGCGGTCAACCCTTGAGGGCTCGGCAGGCCCTCCGCTGCCCTTCGCGTTGGGCAGTCAACCGGCGCCGCGAGCGATCGCGCGCCGTGCCGAATGCGTGGCCCCGGCATCGGGGCGGTCGCGCGGGTCGGTCGGTACCGAGCGTCGAGCCAGCGCGACGGCGCCCTCGAGCGAAGCGGGTTCGAGTCCCGCCGCGTGAGCTAACCCAAAAAAAGAGAAGGCCCGGGCGCTCGCCGCCCGGCCGCCCTCCCGGCGCCCCGATCGACGGGTAGCGAACCCGGGGGCACGGGCGGCCGGGCGGTGGCCCGGGCTGTTGCTGCGCTTAACCGCCGCCCGGCTCCGGACGTTCCCCCGCGCATGAGAAAGAGCGCGCAAGAAAGATTTTGGCCAAAGGTCGATCGGTCTGGCGGCCCGGATGCCTGCTGGCCCTGGCGCGCCACCGCGACCGACGACGGCTACGGTCTCTTCTGGGACGGCCGCCGCATGGCCAAGGCGCACCGGTTCGCTTACGAACTGACGCGCGGCCCGGTGCCGGAAGGCCTTCACGTTCTTCACGACTGCCCCGGCGGCGACAACCCGGCGTGCTGCAACGAACGGCACCTCTGGCTCGGCACGAACGACGACAACGTCGCCGATAAGGTAGCCAAGGGGCGCCAAGCCAAGGGCGAGGGGCACGCGGCAGTCATGCGCCGAGCCGCCGCCCGCGGCGACGCCAACGGCCTCCGCCTGCACCCCGAGCGGGCCGCCCGAGGCGATGCGAGCGGGGCGCGCACCCGCCCCGAGCGTCGCCCGCGCGGCGAGGCCCACGGCCGAACAATGGCCGAAGTAGCCTCGCGCGGCGAAGCTCACTTCCGCGCGAAGCTGACCGACGCGGCCGTCGTCGACATTCGAACCTCGATCCTGACCGCGCGCGAACTCGGCGCGCGGTATGGCGTCTCCGAGCGCGTCGTACTCTACGCACGCTCGGGCAAGACGTGGAAGCACGTCGCGGCGCCACCTCCGGGCCCGCAGAAAGGCAGCGCGCCCGATGACTAAGCAAGCGAAGGCGGGTGCGGCGAAGGCCCACGCGGCCCAGTCGAGCGGCGAGGCCGCGGCCGTCTGGGTTCCGATCGAAGACCTCTTGCCTTGGGCAAAAAACCCAAGGAAAAATCAGCCCATCGCCGATGTCGCAGAGTCGATCAAAAAGTTCGGCTTCGCGGCCCCGATCATCGCGCGCGCGCCGACGGCGAGACGACCCCGCTAGCGCGACCGGGCCGAGGCGCGACGCCCGGCCGAGGCTCTCCCCCCGCATGGCCCCCCCGACCAAGGCCGCCCCCGCGAAGGGCGCGGCCGACACAGCCCCGCCCGCGGGCCCCGCGACGCGCACCGGAAACGGCGGCACGCCCGTGCCCGTCAACAAGGCGGGGCGACCGCCGAGGTTCGTCGCCGAGCCGACGCTCGCGACCAACCTCTGCGCGCTGCTTAGCAACGGCGCGAGCCGCAACGTCGCGTGCCGGGCCCTCGGCCTCGAGCCCGCCATGCTCTCGCGGTGGATGGGGCGGGCGGGCAAAAAATACCGCGCGCTCCGGCAACAGGTCGAAAAGGCCGAGGCCGCGTACGTCATGCGCCACGTTCAGCGCATCAACAAGGCGGCCGAGAAGAGCTGGCAGGCCTCGGCCTGGGTGCTCGCCCGCAAGCTGCCCGAAGAGTTCGGCGCGCGCGACCGGGTGACCGTCGCCGGCGACCCGAAGGCGCCTCTTAGCGTCGATGTCAAAGACGTCAGCCACATGACGCTCGAGGAACTCGATGCCTACGAGGCCCGACTGCTCGAGGTCGCAGCCGCTCACGGCGCCTACGCCGGCGCTGGCGTTGCAGCTTCGGCTCATCGAGATCCAAAGGGAGCGCCTCCGTAGGCAGGCCGCCGAAAGCGAGCTGGCCGCCGAGCGCGACCGGCTGCTCGGCGAGTCGATTTACGACTTCATCCCGCGGGTTACCCACCAGCGGCACGCGCCCCCGACGCACCTCGACCCGCTCGTCGAACTCTTCGAACTCGCGTGGTCTCAGTCCGTCTGGGCGACGGCGCACGCCCCGCCTCGGCACGCCAAGACCGAGACATGCCTTGCCTTCCTGGCCCAGACGCTCGTCAAGTTCCCGCGCAAGCGCGTCGCCTACGTTACGTACGAGGCCACGCTCGCCGAGGAGAAGAGCCTCAAGGCCAAGGAACTCGCCGCCGAGGCGGGCCTCGCCTTCGGGGGCAAGCAGACCGCCCGACTCTGGCAGACCGCCGCCGGCGGATCGTTTCGGGCGACGGGCATCGGCGGGCCGCTCACCGGGAGCGGCGTCGACATTCTCGTCGTCGACGACCCCTACAAAAATTACCAGCAGGCCGAATCGGGCGCGTGGCGCCGCATGGTCAACGACTGGTGGGAGGCCGTCGCCGGCACCCGCATCGAGCCCGGCGGCTCGGCGTTCGTGTTTCACACCCGTTGGACGGCCCAGGATCTGACCGGCTACGTCCACAAGCGCGACGGGCTCTACGCCCGCGGCGGCATGTGGCGCGACGTCATCCTGCCGGCCATCGCCGACGTTGACGTGCCGGCCGACCCGCGCCGCCCGTTCTCCCGCGCCCGATCGCAGGGCGAGGCGCTTTGGCCCGAGCGCTGGTCGGTCGCGAACTTTGACCGAGCGCGGCGCAACGCCTTCGTCTGGGCGGCGCTTTTTCAAGGCGCCCCCCGCCCGCGCGACGGCGCGCTCTTCGGCGAGCCGTCGTTCTACCGGGGGCTGCTGCCCCAGTGCGCCACGCGCGCCGTCGTCGGGCTCGACTTCAACTACACGGCGAGCACGAAAAACGACTACTCGGCCGCGGTCGCCCTCGTTGGCGAGCCGGGGCGGCAGTACGTCGCCATGGCCAAGCGCCGGCAATGCCGCGCGCCCGACTTCGTCGCGACGATCCTCGAGTTCAAGGCGGCCTTCCCCTACGCGCGGTTCGTCGCCTACGCGGCCAACGGCCCGGAGAAAGGCGTCGTTGACCTCGTCAACGCGCTGCTCGCGCCTCACGGCGTCTTCGTCGAGCACATGCCGGCGACGACCGACAAGTACCAGCGCGCGCAGGCGACGGCCGCCCGCTGGAACGCCGGCGAGATCGTTGTGCCCCAGGGCGGCGATCCAGACTGCCCGGCCTGCGCCCTGCGCAACACCGTCGCCGGCGCGGGCGCGTGCTCCGAGCACGCCGCCCCCGAGTGGATCGACGATCTGCTCGCCGAGGTCTGCGCCTTCACGGGCAAGAACGATCCGCACGACGACTTCGTCGACGCCCTCGCCGGCGCCTCCGACGCGATCGGCGCGTTTACCGACCCGGTCGACATCGACTCGTTCGTCGTCGGCGGCCAGCGCGGCCGGGGCCGGCGCTCGCGTTGAGGACACCCGAACCCATGAGCCGACCGAAGATCTCGCGCCAGCAGCGCCGCGCGCTCACCCGCGCGGCGGTCGACGCGCTCGCCAAGCAACTCGCCGGCGGCCTCGCGCCGGCCGCCCGCCCCGTCGCCGCGCCCTCGGGCCCGGGCGCCCGCCCCGCCGACAAGGCGCCCGGCGCGCCCGGCGCGCCCGTCGTGCTCGCGCGCCGCGCGGGCATCCGGGTCGGCGACCTCGACCGCGAGCCGTCGACGCAGATGCGCCGGCTCTGGGACCCCGACCGCGTGCGCCTCGCCGAGGCCCATTCGGACTGGGGCAACCTCGAGCTTGTCGCCGAGCTATGCGACGCGATGCTCGGCGACGGCGACATCCGAAGCGCCATCGAGAAGCGCGTGCGCGCGGTCTACCGGGCGAAGCTCACCTTTTCGCCCGGCAAGGGCCGGCGCAAGCGCTCGGCCGCCAAGGCGATGGAGGCCGAGGACGACTGGTGGACGATCGTCCCCGAGTCGGAGTTCTGCCAGTGGGCGATGTGGGCGCTCCTTCTCGGCGTCTCGCTCGCCCAAATCGAGTGGCCCGACGCCGACGCCGAGACCGGTCGGCGCGTGCCGACGATTCGGTTTTGGCACCCGAGAACTTTGCGCTTTGACATCATGAGCCGCCGCTGGCTCGTGCGCACCGAGAACCGCGGCGAGGTCGACCTCGGCGACAAGGCCGAGGCCGGGCGCTGGCTCATGCTCGCGCCCTACGGCTCGAACCGCCCGTGGGCCTCGGGCCTCTGGCGCTCGCTGTGGCCCTGGTACCTCCTCACGACGTACGCGGTCATTGATTGGGGAGAGGCCTCGGGCTCCGACTCGATCAAGGTCATCACCGAAGAGACGAGCCCGCAGCAGGGGCCGCTCGCGGGGCCGAGCGGGTACGTCTCGACGACGTCGAAGCTCCGGCAAGACCTTCACGACGTCGTCGCCGCGATGGGCGCAAGGGGCTCGATCGCGCTCCCGCCAGGCTACTCGCTCGACCTCCTCAGCCAGCCGGCGAATACGCACCAAAAGTACGTCGACCAGATCGGCGTGTCGGCGAAACAGAAGGACGTCGTCATCCTCGGCACCGACATGGCAAGCCGGGGCGAGGACTCGAACCGGGCGACCGGCCAGACGGGCGAGTCGATCCTCTGCCTCTACGCCTCGAGCGACGCCGAGACGTACGCGACCGTGCTCTACGAGCTCTTGAAGCTCTGGGCGCTCGCGAACTTCGGCGACACGCGCGCCGCGGTCTGGCCGAACTGGCAGACGCAAAAGCCGCTCGACCTCAAGCTCCGCGCCGAGGGCATCGGCCTACTCGCAACCGCCGTCAAGGCGTCGCGCGAGGTCGGCGCCCCCATCGACGCGCGGGCCCTCTACGAAGAGTACGAGGTCCCGACGCTTGAGCCGAAGCGCGACGCCGCCGGCAAGGTCGACCCGTGGGCCGACGTCAACGACAGTAAGTTCTACCAATACCACCTCGAGTTCGGCATCGCGACCGCCGACGAGTACCGGACAAAGCTCGGCCTCGTCGCCTGGGGCGGCGAGAAGGGCGAGGCGATTCCGACGAAGGTCGCCGACCCGAACGCCGCGCCCGCTGCGGGCGAGGTCGGCGGGGAAGGGGGCGGCGGGGGCGCCCCCGGCGGCAAGGCCGGCACGCCCCCCCGGGGGGGCGGCTCGGGCGCGCCGAAGAGCGGGGGCGGCAGTGGCAGCCCCGCGCCGGGCCCCGAAGGGGGCAAGGCGGGCTCGGGCGGCGGGGGCAAGGCCGACCCGAACAGGCCATCGCAAGGGGCCGAGAAGGCCGACCTAGGGCGCGTGCCCGGGCCCCTGACCCTCGCCCGCTCGGCCGAGGGGCCGGCGATCGAGGGGCTCGCCTATTGCGACGCCGTTACCGACGCGGCCCTCCGGGTCGCCCCCCGCGTACTCGCCGCCGTCGTCGAGGGGATCGCCGAGGCGCTCGGCGAGGGCGACTACGAGGCGTGTCGGGCGAGGCTGCTCGAACTCGCCGGGGCCGACCCGCCCCCGGCCCTTCACCGGCTGCTCGGCCAGGTCGCCGCCATGGCCGCCGCCGCCGGCGCCTACTCGGGCTCGGTCGAGGACCCCTACGACGGGCCGGCCGACGGCGAGGGCGACCCGCCCCTGACCGGCCCCGGGGGCGACGCGTGACAAAGGAACGAATGCCATGAGCGAAACCAAGTCGCTGGCCCAAGTCGGCTACGAGGGGTACTCCGCGGACACGGGCGGCAAGACGTTTGACGGTCGACCCATGCCCGTCTGGTCGGCCCTCAAGGGGCACACGCCCCGGGCCTGGCAGGCGGCGACGCGGGCGATCGCCGCCCGCCTGCTCGGCCCCGACCTCGCCCGGCTCGTCGCGATGGCCGAGCACTACAAGGCGGTTGCCGCCGAGGCGGCGCAGGCCGCCGCCGACGGCGTACCCTACGAGGGGCGGCACGTCTTTAACGAGCGCCTCGAGACGGCGGCCGAGCACCTCGTCGACGCGGCCCTTCGGCTGTGAACCCCCGCCGCCGGCGCCTCGCGCGCTCGCGGCGCCGGGGCGAGCGCTTTCGCCTTGGCGCCCTGTGCCGGGCGCTTCACGACCACCTGCTCGCCGACGGCGAGAGCGGCTGGCTCGGACAACCCGCCGACCTCTCCGACATCGTCCGGGCGAGCACGTGGCCGTGGTGCGGGCCCCGCCCCCGATGACCCGCGCGCCCGCACCGGCCGACCGCGCCCGGGGCCGCTCGGGGCCGGTCACGCTACGGGTATGCAAACGCCCTCCCCCGCCGAGCCCGCCGTCATCCGATCGAAGAACGGCAACTGGTACAAGCGCCTCCCGAACGGCGTCGTTACCTGCCGCGTCCTTCACGTCGGGCCGAACCGCAGCGAGCGCCTGCGCATCGCCTGCCTCGCACGGCGTGAGAAGCGCCGCGCGGCCCGGGCGGCTGCGCGCCGGCCGGGGCTGCTCGTGCTCGACGAGCGCGCCTCGAACGCGAGGCGGCTCTACCGGGCCGGCGCGATCGAGCTTCCCACCGGCTTCGCCATCGGGGTGGACGCGGCCGACGGCGCGGTCGGCGGAACGGTCGCCTCGTACCTCGCCAACGTCGAGACGGCGTCGAAGATGGTCGACGCGTCGATCGCCGGCGCCTACTCGACCGGCAACGGCCACCTCAAGGCCTAAAAAAGAAGCCCCGGGGTGTTTCGGCCCGGGGCTTCGCGCGTCGACTCGGGGCAGGGGGTGGCAAGCCCGGGCCGGCGGCGCAACCCACTTCTACCGCCGGCCCACGCCCGGCCGCAAGGCAAAACGACATGACCCTTTTCTCCGCCCTCGTGCGCCGCGTGCGCGCCGCCCTCGAGACCGACCACGACCTCGAGGTCTTTCGCAAGCGCGCCGCCCGCGCCCTCGCGGTCTTCCCCGAGGGGTACGCCCGAGGCGCCCGCGCCTACCGTGACCCGATCGGCCGGACGCGCCTTATCCTGCTGCTCGACTCGGGCCACTTCCCGACCGATACGGCGCTCCAATACGTCATCGGTCTCCTGTCCGCGCAGGGCGGGAGTTACCACCTCGACGACGTCGCTACGCCCGAACTCGAGGCCGACCCGATCGACGGCGTGCCGATGGCGCGCGCCATCGTCGCCGACGTGGCGTGGTTCTGATGGCCTGCCCCGTCGGCATCGCCGACTGCGCCATGTGCGCGCTCGGCTACGCCCACCGCGTCGGCTTCGAGCCCGTCGCCGAGCGCCTCGTTGCTGACCCCCTCGCCCCGGGCGGCGTTCGGTTCGCGAGCGCCGAGGCCGTGACGTTCGCCACCGGCGTGCAAGAGCCCGCCCGCCTCGCCGCCTCGGGCCCGCCCCCGGGCAAGCGCCCGCGCGTGGCCGGCGAGCCGTGCTGCGAGGCCCTCGCCCCGGGCGGCGTCGGGCACTGCGCGTGCGACCCGCGCTGGACCTCCCTCGCCCCCGCCGCGCCGGCCGCCCGCCTCGTGCTCGGCGTCCGCTCCCCCGGCGACTGGGCCGACGAGACCGACTAGGGCCGCCACCTTGGGGGCCCGGGGCCGTGTGGCCATGGTTGCTACGTCGCCCCGGCCCCGGGGCGCCGGAGACCCCGCCCATGCCCGACCCCAAGCGCTCGCCCTCGTCGGCGGCCAAGACCCTGTTTCAAACCGCGGCCGAGATGTTCGGCGGCGGCCCCCTCGGCGGCGACGATAGATCCTTCGCCGACGTCGTGCTCGAGCGGCTCGCCGCCAAGCGGTCGGCCGCCGAGGCCGTCAAGGTCGAGCCAGCGAAGCCGATCCCCATCGACGTCAAGGTCGTCGTCGCCGATAACGACCCGGCGCAACTCGAGCGCTTCGCCGCCCGGGCAGAGCCCGGCGCGGGCGACACGCTCGGCCCAGCAGGCCCCGGGCAGTGGCTCGTCGAGGGCCCGGGCTACGGCCTGCCGTCGCCTGGCCTCGGCGACGCCTTCAAGCGGCCGCCTCTTCTCGGCGACCGCGTGTACTTCACGCCGCCGCCGAACCCCGACGCCCTGCGCGCCGAGAAGCGCCTCGACGCGTTCTACCCGGTAAGGCCCTACCCGGCGCCCGTCGTACTCGCCGCCGACGTCATCCGAGTCGACGCCGAGGGCACGGTCTCGCTCTTCGTCAAATGCCCCGTCGAGGGGCCCTACGCCGTCCATCGCGTCGAGCAGGCGCCCGACGGCGTCGAGCCCGGCACGGCCGAGGCGGCCTGCCTCTGGTCGTGGCCCCCCGCGAGGCTGACGTGAGGGAGGAGCACGCGCCGCCGCTCGCGGGCCACGCCCCGACCGACCACGAGCCGGCCCCCGAGGCGCGCCCCTGGCGCCACGTCTCGACGCGCCTTGCCGACGCAACCGGCCGGACGCTCGGCGAAGACGACCTCGCCGCCCTCGCGGGCGCCCTCGGCCGGGGCTTGACCGCCGAAGACGTGCGCGCCGCCTTCGCCTCGTTCGAAGCGAGCGCCGCCATCGACCGAAGCCGAGACCGCAACCGCCGCAAGCGCCAGCGAAAGGCCCGACGATGACCGCCGCGATCGTCAACGGGCAGACCTATGAATGGTCGTCGGCCAGCATCGGAGGGGTCACGCTCCCGCCCGGCTCCGTCCGTGCGATCGCGTACGAGAGCGAGGCCGACCCAAGCAAACTGCCGACGCGAAAAACGACCGGCACGTACCGGGCCGAGGTCGCTTTCGCCATGACGGGCAAGGCCTTTCGCGAGTTTCGCGACGCTCTCGACCGAGCCTTCCCGCCCCGGCCCGTGACCTTCCTCGCCGGCCCGCGCGACCGAGGCCGGGCGGTACGGCGGGGCGACGCGCGGGCGATGGTTCGGCGCGTCCGGCACACGCTCGACTCGCTCGGCGCCGTCAACCCGCGGGTCGAACTCAACCCCGACGTCTGGCTCGCCCGCCCCAAGGGCGCGCCCCGGGTGCGGCGGTGAGGGCCGGCCGCTTCGCCGGCGCGATCCAGCCGCCGGCCTTCAACCCCTTCGATGCGTTCGCCGAGGCCCAAGTGCGCCGGTCGAACGACGGCCTTCGCCGCGCCCTTACCCTACTCGCCCGCCTCTCGGCGCGTCGGCCCCTCGGCCCCCGCGACGGGATCGTCGTCCGCGACCTCGGCCTGCCCTTCGGGTGCGGCCGCAACTACCAGGCCGTCGTCGCGCACGGCGATACGTGGGCCGGGCCGCTCCGGGCGTGGGTACACGAAGCGGTCGACGACCTCGTCGCCGAACTCGACGGCCGGCTGCGGGGCGGCGACGCCGACGCCCTCGACCGAGAGCGCGACGGCGAGCCACAGGCGCGCCGTGTCTAGGTGGAAACTTCACGCTCGGCGGCGCGGCTGGCCCGACACCTACCTTTGGACGCCGAAGCGCCAGCGCCGCCTAGCCGACGCACGGCCAAGAGCTACGCGTCGAAGGGCGTCTCAGCGCGCGACCTCATGGCGCTGACCAAGAACAAGATCCCCTACGCGCCGTGGTTCGAACGCTACCTCGACCACCGCCTCGCCGCCGAGCGGGCGCGCGAGGCTGACCGACGGGAGCGGCCCCCGGCCGGGGGCTCGGCCGCCGAGGGCGTCAGGCTAGCGGCATGACCGAACCCACCCCCAGCGACGGCGGCACGTACGCCAGCGTCGACCGACGCCCCGTGCCGTTCCGTTCCCCGGCCCTCGACGATGCGATCGCGTTCGTCCTGACGATGCAGGCCCAGCGCGGCGACTACGAGCACGGGCAGATGCTCGCCTTCTACCCGCCGCTCGCCGCCGACGAGACCCGCACCCGCCGGCCCCTGACCCCGAGCGAGCGCTACGCCCTGGTGGCGAGCCTCGTCGACGCGCTCGAGCAGGTCGGCATGGTCGGCACCGCGCACGACGGCGCGGCCGCCCGCCTCGAGTTCTCGGGGGACATGCCGTGGGGGCGGCGCCGCGCCATCGTGCCCGACCTCGGCCCCGGCGCCGCGTGCGTCATGGTGCTTTGGATGCACGACCCGCCCCCGCGACCGTCGGGGCCAACGCCCTCGCTTCTCGACCGACACGACGCTGGCCGAGACGACCTCCGTTCCTTCTTTTGGTCGACGCATAGGTACCGATGACCACCCTCGACCCGAACGTCTCGTGGGCCCTCGAGGTCTGGGGCGTCGCCCGGCGCGCCGGCCTCGCCGACCCGTCTGTCACCTTCCCCGGCGGCGGCGCCCGCGCGTCGTGGGCCTCGCGTCTCAAGCGCGCCGACCTCTCGCTCGACGCCGACGGGTGCGTTCTACTCGAACTCTTCGAGTCGCGCCCCGACGGCGCGTGGTCGAGCGGCCAGCACGTGACCCCCGGCGCGGACGGCCTACGCGAGGCCTTGGCGCGCGTTCGCGACCACGTCGGGCCCCGGGCCCCGGGCTCGTTCGCGGCGCCCTCTATCGCCGGGCTCGCGCCCGGGGGCGAGGCCTGATGTACCTCGACCTCCTCAAGCTTAAGCGCAACGACGTGCCCGGCGCCGTCGCCTACTGGCGCAAGTACCGCGCGCGCCTCACGGGTGTCGCGGCGTCGACTGCGTACCAGCAACTCGTGACCTTGCAGGATGACCCGGCCGCGCTCGTGGCCGCACTACGGGCCCTGCTCGCCGAGCCGGCCTAGCGATCGCGCCGGCTGCCGGCGCGCCTGCCCACCCGGGAGCGCCGACGCCATGGCCATCAACGCGAAGACCAAGCCCGACGACGCCGACGAAGCGGTCGCGTGGTTCAAGGCCAAGGCGAAGGTCGGCCGCGGCACTTGGCGCGCGCTCGACGCCGCCGCCCGAGCCCGGGCCTTCAACGTGGCCGGGCTGACGAGCGCGCGCGCGGTCGACTCGGTCTACAAGGCGCTCGAGAAAGCCGTCGCCGAAGGCACGCCCTACAAGGACTTTGCGAAGGCCGTCAAGGCCGACGTCGAGGCCGATTGGGGCAAGCCCAACGCGGCCCTGCTCGAGACCGTCTTTCGCAACCACGTCGCGGCCTCCTACGCCGCCGGCCGGCTCGCCCGCTTGCGCGAGCCCGGGGCCCTCGAGCGCCGGCCCTTCCGCCTCTACTCGGCCGTGCTCGACCCGGCGACGACGCCCGTCTGCCGCTCCCGGCATGGCGTTCTCTTGCCGGCCGACGACCCGTGGTGGCAGGAAAATGAGGCCCCACTTCACCATAGGTGTAGGGCTCAAGTCGTCTCGCTTTCGAAGGCCCTCGCCCGGGCCCGCGGCGGCGTCAAGAGGCCCGGCGCCGACCTGCCCCCGCCCCCCGACGGGTGGGGCTCGCAAGCGGCGCTTCTCGGCGACGAGCCGCCGGCCATCGACCTCGCGCCCCCGATGGCCCGGGCCGTCAAGGACCGCAAGGGCAAGGCGCCCGAGCCCGAGGCAGACCCGACGCCGCCCCTCGCGCCACGCGAGCCGGGGTCGACAGGCGGCCCGGAGCGGCCCGACTTCCCGCTGCCCAAGGTCAAGCGGCCGGCGGGCCAGGAAAGCGCCTACGACTACAAGCGCGAGTTTTTTTCCGATCTAAAGCGCGTCGTCGAGTCGTCCGACAACTGGGACGATCTCCGACGCGTCAACCGCAGAGCGCTCGCGATGCTCGGCATGATCTCGAGCGACGTCGAACTCGACAAGCCGGACGCTGGCAAGGTTTTCCCGAACGCGCCGATGGCGTCGCCGGATGGCCTTGCGTTTCACTCGTGGGACGGTGGCCTTCACCTAAGCGAGAGAATCAGCAACGGGCTTCGCTCTTTCGTCGCTAAGATTCCGGCCGACGGCGACGTCTCGAAGGTGCCGCGCTATATGTTTTCGCGCGACGAGCTTCGCGCCGTGGGCGTCCTGCTGCACGAGGAGATCCACGGGTCGGGCTCGCCCGAAAAGGAGTTCTACGAAGGGCTCGGTGTCGCCATCGAGGAGGGCACCGTCGAGGCGTCCGCGCGCGTTGCCATGCGGTTCCTCTTCGGGCTTCCGAAGGGCGCGGCCGTTCCGGCAAACTCGCCCTTCTTTCTCCCGAGGGCGGGCTACCAAAACTTTGAACACGCGAACGACATGGGGGCTTACGACGTTTACGTCGGCTCCCTCTTCAAAGCCGCGCGCGACTCGGGGGCCGAGCCCGGCGACGACCTGACCGAGACGGTCGCGGCCGCCATCGCGCGAACGCGCGTGCGAAGCGTGGCGAAGGTCATCATAGAGACGCCGGATCAGTACCTCGATCTCATCGCGAAAGAACTCGGCCTCACGTCGGCGGCGGCCAAGAGAAAGTTTCGCGAGAAGTTCGAGGAAAACCTAGAGCGCGACCTCGCACGGTACGAGAGGCTGACCGCGCCGGCCCCCGGCGCGGCGCCCGAGCGAGACGCGGCGCCGGCGGCGCCGGCGGCGAAGGCCAAGCCGGCCCCCGAGAAGCCGGCGCGTAGGGCCGAGCCGGTCAAGGCCGGGCACGCCGTGCCCTACGCCGACGAGTTGCAGTTCGTCGACGACGTGACGGCGGCGGTTCAGAGCGGGAACCTGAACGCGCTACGAGGCTTCTCCCGGCGGCTGCTCGCCGGCCAGGGGCTCGTCTCGATCGACGTCGAAGACCACGACGGCGCCCGAACCCCGAGCGCCGACGTCGTGCGCGTCGTCGGCCACGATACGGCGTTTTACGAGCCTACCGGCAGCAACCGAGGCCGCATCAGCTTTACGAAAAAAATGATCGACGCCATCGGCGCGCTCGCCCCGAAGTGGGCCGCCGGCCGGCTGCCGTGGCGCTCCGTGCCGCCGCAAGCGCTTAGCGCCCTGTCGGTCGTTGTCCACGAGGAGATCCACGCCCATACCTCGACGACGGGCAAGGCCTACGCCGGGCTCGGCATTCATCTCGAGGAGTGCGTCACCGAGGTAACGGCGCAACGAACGATACGCGCCATGCTCGGCGCGACCGACGCCAAGCTACCGAAGAAGCACCCGCTCTACCTGCCAACCGACTCGCCGAGCCTCGAGTCGGGCGACCCGAAGGGCCACGGTAGCGCGTTCGCGAAAATCGTCGGTCCCTTCTACCGAGCGGCCAAAGAGGTTATCGGCAAAGACCCCGCTTGGATCTCTCGCTTCGAGGCTGCCATGATCGCGTACAAGTCGCGCGGCCCCGGCCGAAAGGCGTCGTCCGAAGAGGACGCGTGGGCCCACTTCTACGACGAGCTCGGCCTCTCGCCCGACGAGCGGCGGGCATTCCGGGCGGCGTTCGTCGTCGGCCTCAAGGCCGAAGGGTCGCTGATGCTATGACCGTCCTCGGCCTGCGCCGCAACGACGTCCCCGGCGCGCTCGCGCTCTACCGCGAGCGCCTTCGGGACTCGACCCGCGACGACCTGCGCGGCCTCTGCGAAATGCTGACGATGCTTCACGACGACCCCGATCGGTTCGTCGCGGCGTTCGCCGAGGCGTTCCCGCCCGAGGCCTGACGACCCCCTAGGGCGCGACCGAGCGCGGGCCGAACGCGGCGCGCGGCCGGTCGCGCCCGTGCGCCCCGCGCGCCCCCGCGCGGAGGGCCCCCCTATGACCGGACTTCTCCGGGCGGACCTGACGCCCCACGTGCTCTCGGCCGTCGCCGCCTTCGCCCCGGCGCTGCTCGACGCCGTCAAGCGGGGCGACGTCGTCCCGCACCACCTCGCCGCGCCCTCCCCGCTTTGGGCGCCGACCCCGCCCGCCGGCTCGGCCGCCCGCCTCGACGGGCTCGCCGCCGGGGGCGACGTCTACATTCCGACGCCCGAAGAGTTCGTGCCGCCCTCGGCGGTGCGGCTCTTTCGGTTCGGCGATAACCCGACAACGAAGGGCAACTTTATTCTCGAGCCGGGCGCGGGCGAGGTCATGAAGTACGCCCTCGCGTACGGCAACCCGCTCCCGTTCGACTACTGCCACGCGATGGTCGCGCCCCCCCCGGGGTGCCCGCCCGACGAGGCCGGCAAAGCGGCCGGTTGGTTCCGCTGCGAAGTGCGCGACGACGGGCTCTACGCCGGCCGCGCTTCCTGGACGCCCGCCGGCCGCGAGCGCCTTCGCGTGCGCGAGTTCGCGTTTACCTCGCCGGCGTTCCTCGCCACGAAAAAAGGCGAGGTCGTCGCGATCATCAACTGCGCGATTACGAATATCCCGGCGACGTACGACCTAACGCCGCTCGTCTCCGACCGCATCTCCCTCTCGTACGACGTCGCCCCGCCCACGGCGGCCGACCCGTCGCCCGCGCCCCCGAAGGGCTCGGAGGAACCGCCTGTCATGAAAGAACTGCTCGCCCTGCTCAGCCTCGGGCCCGACGCCTCCGACGCGGCCGCGGTCATCGCCCTTAACGCGCTCAAGACCGCCGCCGACGCGCGCGTCGCCGAGGCCAACCGCGCGACCGAGGCCGCGCGCGCCGAGACCCGCCAGGTGCTCGACGCCGTCGGCGCCGCGACCCTCCCCGCCGCGCTCGGCACCATCTCGGGCTTGAAGGACGCGGCCGAGAAGGGCCGCCTCGCCTCCGAAGCGCTCGCCAAGCGCGCCGAGGACGACAAGACGGCGGCCAAGCTCGCGGCCGACGCGTCGGTCAAGGCCCTGCTCGACGCCGCCGAGAGGGGCGACGCGAAGGGCGTCAAGCTGACGCCCGCGGGCCGCAAGGCCTACGAGGCGCAGGCCCTCGCGCTCGGCCCCGAGGGCGTCAAGGCGTACCTCGACGCGAAGGGCTACGAACTCCCCGGCGCGCCCGACCAGCCCGCGGCGGGCGCGGCCGGCTCGCCCGGGCCCGCGGGCCAGGCCGGCGCGCCGCCGAAACTCCTCTCGAAGTGGGAGGACTACGACGCGCAGCCCGGCGGCTGGCGCGAACTCGAGCGCCTCGGCAAGGAAAGCCCGGCCGAGTTCAAGCGCCTTCACGACGACTACCAGGCCCGGCAGCGGGCTGCCCGCGGCCTGACCGCCTGACCCGGCTTTTCGAATAGCCGGAGGATTACGAACAGATGAGCGGAATGAACAAGGCGCAGTTTTTCCAGGCCGAGATCCTTGCCGACAAGATCGTCAAGGGCCTCGCCGGGATGAAGGCCATCGCGGGTACGGGCGTCGGCCAGGTGCTCATGTCGATGCCCCACGGCTCGACCCGCATCGGCGAGAAGGTGAAGGTCCCGTACTTTACCTCGCTCGGCCGGATGGAGGACTTGACCGACGACAACCAGGCCCTCAACCCGGACTCGATTTCGAGCACCGTGGAGGAGGCGACCATTCGCCGGTCGGGCAAGGCCTTCTCGGCGACGAAGTGGGCCCAGTTTGCCGAACTCGGGAACCCCTACGATATGTGCGCGGCGGCGATCGCGAACCTGATTCAGGAGCGCGTCGACGACGCCCTGCTCGAGGCGCTCGTCAACCCGCTCGCGGGGAACGCGAACGTCACCGACGTGACGGCGTCCGGCGACCCGCTGCTCACGCACGACAACTTCCTCGAGGCCCGATCGAAGTGGGGCGACGAGACGCGCGATATCACCGCGCTGATCGTTCACTCGCAGACCGAGAAGGCCCTGCGCAAGTTGAAGGACGACGCGGGCCGGCCGCTCATCACCGACATGGTGAACGGGCAGCTCTCGCGCTTCAACGGCGTGCAAATCTACGTGAGCGACAAGATGCCCGTCTCGGGCAACACGTTCACGTCGCTGCTCTGCAAGAGCAACGCGGCCGTCTTCTGGATGAACGGCTCGCCCTCGTTCCGGCAGGCCGAGGATGCACTGGCGGACGCGGATCTCGCGGCCGTTCACATCTACTGGGCCGCGCACCGCTACCTCAATCTGAACGGCGGCACGAAGCCGGGCGTCCAGATCCTCAAGCACCAAAACGGCTGACGCCGTCGCCGCCCCCGCCGCGCCCCTCGGCGGCGCTCGCCCTACCGCGGGCGCCGCCGGGGGCGCGGCCGGGCGGCGCCCTCGCCCCCCTACCCCCGGAGCGCGCGCATGATTTACCGCCGCCGCCGCTACTACCGCGCCGCCGCCGACGAGTCGGCGCAGCTTCACGGCGAGCCCGCCACCGCGTGCGCGCCGGCCACCGTCGGCCCCCTCGCCGGGCTCTTCGAGCAGCGCCGCGAGGCGGCCGCGCCCGAGGTGCCGATGCCCCTCGACTTCGTCCACCGCGCGCGGCTCGTCGCCGCCGGCTACTCGGCGATCGACGAACTCGAGCCGGCGACCGAGCGCGAGTTGATGAGCAAAGGCTTTACCCGGGCCGAGGCGCGCGCGATCCGCGCGGCCGTCGCGGCCCTGACCGCATGAGGCACCCCGCATGGGCTACCACGTCAAGCGTACGGGCAAGTACGCCGACACCGAAGACATCAACCTCTTTCCCTCGCAGTCGGTCGCGGTCGGCACGACCGCG